TTCTAGAAGATTCCAATACACTGACTGAGGCTGCTTGTCTATTTATAAATAAACCAATACTTTCTTCAACGCTTGAATCAGCACTCTTTTCCATAACATCAGTTACAAATTCTCTAACTATTGCACTGACTTTATCTTCCATTCCTGGTGTATATCTTGCTCCTCTTCCTTCTAAAAATCCAACAAGTTCATCTTTATCTGTTATTTCAAATCCTAATGCTTGAGATGCTTGTCTGAGAACACTTTCGTTAAAATGAGCTTCGCTTTGTTTTCTAAATATTTGAAATATTGTTTCAGAGCTATAGGGCGCAGGATTTTCTGATGGATCTAAACCAAGATCTAACATATGCTTATGCAATGGAGAACCTTCTCTTATCGCATCTAAACCGATAGAAGAAGGGGACTGATCCCTAGCCATTTTTGCTACTTGAGTAGTTGTAAAGCTAGGAAGTTCCCCACCATAAACTGCAGATGATTCTGATATTTTTATTATCATATCTTCTATTGCATCGTAGTCTACATCTCTTACTTTTGAACCTTTGCCAGAAACCATTCTGGTTAGGTTAAGGTATTGTTCGCTGTTTTTATCTATTCCAAGATTGCTTAATAGTGTTGAATCAGTCAGCGCTTGTTTAAATTTACTATTACCTTTAAATAAAGCCTCTACTGTTCCTGCATCTGTTAAATCTGCAGTCATAGCTAGTGACTCTTGGAAGGAGGTGGGCTGCCTTAGTGTCATAAAGGCCAATCTTTTTCTTCCTGATTTATCAAAAAAGGTAGACATAAGAGGTATTCCCTTGTCGTCCAAGTCGAATCCTCCCAAAGAATGCTGATACTTATATGCTGCCTCACCAGCAAGAAGCATTGACTTTCCTTTTATTCTAAAGTTAACAAAATTTAACTGCTCAGGTGTGCCAGGATCTAATTTAAAACCATAAGTTGATGGATCTAACCCAATTCTTTGCATTGGAGAGAATCCTCTTCCTTCATCTAGTTTTGACTCAAGTGTTCTAAGACTAAATCTATTTGCGGTAGGCATAACGACATCTGCTCTTCCATTTTTCAGTCTTACTACTTTTCCGTTATAGAAGTCATTTATTCTTCTTACTAATTGTGGAATTTGTCTAGGGTCCATTCCACTTTGTAGAGCATTCATAATTTCTTGAGCTTCTTGCCTATTCCTAAGATGGGATGCTCTACTTATTGGATCTAATAATCCTGAATCAAATTTTAAAGAAGAACTTAAGTTGTTACCACCAATTAGGCCAGAAACTTCTTGTTCTATATTTCTCATTATTTCAGATGGAATAACTCCGCTATCCATAAACTCTTTTGTTTTACCAATTGTTCCCATTGCATTTTCTCGCATAGTGCGCACCATGTTGGGTTGAGAAAAATAATCTCCATGATATAAAAACATTAGTGGATCGCTGAAAACTTCTGATTTTTCTTCACCAATATCAAAAAGAATGTTTCTTGCAATAGAAGAACCTACCTCTTTTTTAACGTTAGTTACATCTCCAATTACATATGGGATCATTCCACCCATTTGATCTGAAGTAAAGTTGGCAGCTATCCTATCGGGCACAACATATGCTTCACCTTTAAACTGTCCTATTCCCAAGTTTATTCTAGCTATTATGTCACCCTTGCCAGTTTTTTCTAATGCTTTATTAATAGCTTCAATTTGTTTTTGTAGTGCTCTTATGTCTTGAGTTTGTTCTCTTGTAAAGTTTGTAAAACCTGGAGCTGATGATTCCCTCAGCATAGACTGTAGTTGTCCTTCATAGCCAGCCTTGATATCACGTAATAAAGTAGGAGTAATCATGTATTGACCATCTCTAGACTTATCTAAACCATTTATCATTGCTCCAATTTTTCCTTGAAGATCTCTTCCCTCAAATCTTCCGGAGGCAATTTCGGCAGTGGAGAGTTCTGGTTTTACCACCTTAGAAAGAGTTCCACCTTCGTCATCAAAAAGATTTTTTGTTCTAGTTTTAAATGCTTTAAGTATTTTTTCTGCTTCAGTTCCTGCTCCACGATCCGATGCAGCATCCGCTGTTGCTTGATCCCATAACGCAGCAACTCTATCTATTTCGTCATCAGTAAAACCGTAGGTTTCACTCATTTGTTCAAGAAGTCTTTTTCTTCTAATTGTTAATCTTTGGTCCAACTGATCAACCCTACTTAATGTGTCCCTCATGTTTACATCTTGACCCATTGCACCAGCGTCTTGAAAAAATCTTTCTTGACTTGTTAATCTAAATCTAGGCGTGTCCGCAAAACCTAATACTCTGTCTCCAAGACTTCTATCTTTTATTCCTACAGTCAATCCTTCAGACGGTCTTAGTCCAGCTCCTTCTATTCCTCTGTCTCTTAACATTATCTCTAACTGACCAGCAACACCATCTATCGCTACCGTTCTAGATTCAAAAGGTACCGCCCTTGTTATGGGGACTCCTGAGGATGCATCTATAAATGATTTGTCTAAAAATCCTTCAATAAATTCTTGCCCTAAAGCAACATTTCTAGGAGACATTGTGCTTTGTAATCTTTTTGCTAATTTTGAAATACTTGTATAGTCATCAGTTTCTAAAAGTTTTTTTATAAATGATGTTTGTATAGGTCCAACTCCAACTATGGACTGTAACATTTTTGATTCTCTACCTGTTATCTCAAGCCCACCAGTGCCGACATATTGCAAGAGAGTGTAACCTTCGTCTGTCATAGATGCTGTTGCAACCTTATCAAATGGAAACTCTGAAGATATCATCGTAACAATATCTTTTTGTCCACCGGTATTAAATTTGAACATTCTTCCATCAAGTGATTGACCAGCAAAGCGTTCTAGTCCGACGTTTCTTAGTCGTTGCATTTTTTCTGGACTAGATGTTGCTTCCCTTAAAAATTCGTTGACTTTTAATATTTCGCTTTCAATCTGATTAGCTCCTGCAGTAGAACGAAAATCTCCAAATGGAATTTGTCCTGCTCGTGGAGAAAAAAGTCTATAATCTACTAATCCTAAACTATCAACTCCAGAGATTGCATCGCCCATATTGCCATGCTGTTGTCCAGTGGCTATATTGGTAAATACAATTTCTCCTGCCGAACCTTCGTCAATGCGTATAAATTTTCTATAAGCTGTAGCAGAGTTTAATGCTAGCTGTGCAGCTTTTAGTTGTGGATTAAAAGTCATAAATTACCTTACACCAGAAAATATATCTACACCAGAAGAACCAAAACCATTCATTACAGGAACAACGTTTCCTGATATATTGTTTCTTGACATCATCATTCTAATTTGTGCAGCGGTTGTTTCTTGGTTTGATTGTTGATTATAGGTTGGATAGCTAGGGTTTGCCATCTGAGCTTCACGTACCTGCTGAGGATAGTACCCCATTTGAGACATGTTTATACCCATTGACTCTCCCATTTTTATTTTAACATGTTCCATATTGGTGTTGGGGTGCCAGCCTTCCCAGCTTTCATTTGGTAGTTCGTGTCTTGAAAAATACTCTGCTAAATCTGGTTTTTCTTCTACTTGCATACCCCAAGCTGCTTCATAGATACGCCTTTCCAGTCTTGGTGCAGTAGACAATATCCTTTCTCTTTCTTGAACTGGAGCGTTTATCATTGCTTTAAAATGTTCTCTTTTTCTTTTGGGAACTGCAAGAGAAAGGGTGTCTACTGAAGCTCCATATATGTCAGCTCCATACATAGTTCTTTTTGCTGCTTGACTAAACTGTGCTGCTGCTGCATCATCTCCAGCTTGTTTAGCTTGATTTGAAAGCCTGGTATTTTTAACATAACTTAAAATATCAGTGTATTCTTCCAGAGCCATTTGCTTTTTGCGTTCTTCTGGAATAAATCTTTCTCCAGTAATTCTTTGCTTAGCTTTTGTATACATTGAATAGCCAGCTCCAGTAGTGAAACCTGCTACTGATCCCATTGTTCTTGCAGTAGCAGTTCTACCAAATGCTGCACCAACGCCTGCTAATAACAATCCACTAGATAAAGGATCTCTTCCTTGAGCCTTAAAGTACATTGGCTTAATAAAGCTTTCAACTGGATTTTGCCATTCTGGGAATGTAGAGCCATAAACGTGCCTTCTTTCCCAATCTTCTTGAGCTGTTCTTTTTGGCATTAGTTTTGTGTTAATGAATGTGTCTCTATGGGCTATGTATTCGCCCATTCTTCCAAGCATCATTCCGCCACGACTTAGTCCAAGCTCTTCTCTGTCTGAATACTTATATTTATATTCACTGAATTGTTGTTTCTTAGTTGTCTGCTCTACTTGTGCTCTTATCTCTTCAAGCTTTTTTCTTTCTCCTGGATCAACAGAAGTCATGCTAACTTGATTGTTTAAAGATCTAAATTCTTTTGAATATGGAGCTACGTCAGAAAGAATATCTAATTGAGTCAATGGATTGTCGTATCCCGGCATTGCGGGATTTAATCTTTCGTAGCCTATTCCAGGAAGTCTCAATTCTCCTTCTTGAACCTTTACAAAAGGGTCACCTTGTTTAAAGTTTGTAAAATAATTTGATCCTGGCAAGAACGGATACATCTTACCCATAGTGTTTTCTATAGGATTTAAATAGTCTACATTAGTTCTTTCTTTTGGTATAAATCTTCTAGTGATTTCAGAAAGTTCTATGTTACCTAAGGCGCCTTCTGGCTTTATTGGAATGTCTCCAAGTCCACCTAAGTTTAAGTCCCAGAAAGCCCTACCTGAACCATATGCTTTAGAAGCTGATTGCAATATACTTCTTTGTGGTTCAAAATCGCCTTGACCAAAACCAAATTTTTCTCTTAATGAGCCGAAACCGAAACCATATATACCGCCCATTTCCTGAGCCCTATAGCCAGCCTCTCCAAGAACTACACCCATTCTATTTGTTCCTACAGGTTCACCTGCTGCCACAAGTCTTGGTGGAACTGTTCCTGGTACCGGTGGTGGACCAAACTGTGAGGCTTGAACGTATCTAGAGTTTATATCAGAGATGGTTCTAAATGATATGTTTCCTGCAGTGCCCAATGGGGTTGCGCCTGCTGAAGCTAAAGATTGATTATAACTAGATATTTGACTTGTGCCAAATCTACTTCCAAAAGCTAGACCAGAAGTTCTTACGGGCATTCCTGCATATTGTTGCCCAGAACTTGTAGCAACTTGGCCAGACATTGGAAAGCCACTTGAGCTTTCACGGTAAACTTTTCCAGACTGCAATATTCCTGAAGGATCATAGGATCCACTTTGTCCTGCAGAAACATAATTACTAAGACTTCTTGCAAGTTCTTCTTTATGCATTGTAATTTGTGGCTTAAGAACTTTTCCAATAGTTGCATTTAATATTGGAGTTATAGGACCCCATGGTCCACTAAAGTATTCTCCAGTTACTGGATATGGTCTATCTTCATAATGCTTTCTTTCAAACCTATAAGGATCTAATGGTCTTAATGGGGAAAAGTCATAACCAAATGCTAATCTCTCCATTGGAGAACCCATTGATTCGCTGGTGTAACTAGCTCCTGCCTTCATCCTTCTGTAATAAGAAGGCCTGTAGTACATGATCTTTCCACCCTCAAATGGGGTTACGCCAAGTGGCCAATATCTACCCTGCCTAATGGGAACTTCGCCCTCCATTAGTTGTTCTCGTTTTTCTGAATAACTCATTCCACCAGGAACAACTCCAGAAATAACAGATTGAGCCTCTACTGCTCCTCTTGCTATCTTTGTACCAAAGTAAGGAGAGTAAACCCTTTCTCCTCTTTCGTCTTTTTCATTTACAACTCCACCAATTGTTCTGTCAGCAGTAACTAAAGCGGTACCACCTGCAACCAGAGGAAGAACTCTTTTGAATATCATTCCTTTTGTAAAAAGAGAAATTGGGCCGCCATAGTTGGCAGAGTCAAGTCCAAGACCAATTGTTTCAAAATAAGAATTTAATCTTTCAACATAATGTGTAGATGCAATTGATCCAGCACTAAATGCTTCTGGGTCGTCATATGTAGAAATTCCTAAAGCACTCTTTGCTGCTCGTTTTATTCCTATTTGATCAACAACAGTAGAAAAAGTAGGAACATATACTGTTCCTTCATTGCCTAAAGGATTTACGTTAAGGTCATCTAATCTGTAGTCAGCGGGCTTTAATGACCTTGTAACCATAGGTCTAAACAAACTGAGTATGTCGTTGCCTAATCCCGCAGTTCCTACGTTAGCTATTTTTTGTGAAACAAAAGGTTGTAATAAACTAGATATAGAACTAGAAGTTGTTGGCTCATCTCTTAGGCCCAGTAGTCCTGTTAATCCTCTGGCTAAATTTTCTCCTTCTGTTGCAGACCTTTTGTATCCTCCAAAGGCAATAAAGTTAACAACAGTAGACAAACCAGCAGCCCTAGCTTCAGTTGCTTGATTAGGACTTATTACTCTTCTTCTTACTAAGTCTCCAACAATTTCTTCAATGTCAATAGCAAGTTGTCCAGGATTAACAGATCCACCAGTTCCAATTGCTGTACTGTATGCTCTTCTTTGTAGAGCTAATTGAAAGATTGACTCTCTTAGTTCATCTAGTTTTGTTGAAATTGTTGGAGATTGTACTGACTTAGGTGATACTTCTTCTAAAGAAAATCTAGATAAATGATTCCTTACAACTCCAGCAGAAGCTGTTAAGCTTCTAGGATCAAATCCTGGTCTTCTTGCATCTACTACTGTTTCGTCTGTTTTTCTTAACTCAGCTGCTGCAATTGCTCTTAGTTCAGATTCCGTTCTAGCTTCACTTAGATTTATTTCTGTTCCATCATCTAGAACATATCTTAATGCGCCAGCATTTCTTCTTTCATACTCTCTTACTATTGGAAGAGGCGTTCCATAATTTTGGAACTTTCTTCTAAACCCCTCATATGCTTGAAGAACTTGTGTGTGAGAATAGATTTCGTCACCAGATTCATTGACAACCTTAAGTCTTGGAGCCGCTGCATCATCTGCTCCTGGTGTTGATATTAAAGATAGTCTTCCTTTGGGTGTATCAATTCCATCATTAGACAAAAGATTGGCAAAAACTGTTGGATTGTAGATATCATTTTTTCGTTCTCTAAATCTTTTAAAATATCTTAGAATAGAGTTTGGCTGTTCTTCGGCAACGTCAAATCTTCTTTTTATTCTGTTTAAAAGTGATTGATTTTCAATTGAACTAGATTCTTCTGCTGCAGCAGATTCCCTGGCTTGTTCTATTGCCCTAAGACTAGTTTGTCTCTCTGCTACTCTTTTTGCTGCCCTTGAAAACATGTCGTTTTCATTGGTTCGCATTTGTCTAAATTGTCCTGCTCTTTTTGTTATAACAGGATTATTAAATCTATCTTCTCTGATTTCAAACAAGGATCCAGTTGCACCAAAGAATCCTCTTTTTTCTTGAGAGAATGCGTACAAGCTAGGATTTGATTCTCCAATTCCTCCAAAAGGTTGATAAGAAAAACCTTCAGTAAACTGAAACATCTTTCTTTTATCTACGCCTTGAGGTCCACCTTGACCCATCATGTCCAGTGGATTAAACTTAACTACTGGTATCTGCGTTTGTTCTCTTATGAAATCAAGAACTCTAGAACCCGCTCCAGTAATTCTTGTTGTGTCTAATATTCTTCCAGATCTAGTTTTGTATACACCTTTTAATTCAGAATAACCAACACTTGAAGATATTGGATCCGTTCTAGCTATCTCAGAAGCTAGGTTTGATACAACACCTTCTTGATCTTCGTTAAGATAGCTAAAGAACCCTGAACTGAATGCTTCGTCAACAAGAAGCGGTTTCATTCCTAAAAGATTATATCCATCTCCAAAAAGTGGAGAGGTCATCTTTTTTTGATCGATAAGGTATGCCCTCATCTGACCTAAATCTTCTGTGTCTACGCCTCTTCTTGCTAGTCTGTCTGAAATTATTGTTTTTGATAACCTTCTTCCGTTTTCATCAAGAAGATTAATGCCCATTGTGTCTGCAACTGTGCGAGCTAAGTAGTCAGCTTTTTCTGGAGATATATCACCTGCAAAATCATCGTAGGCTGCTTTTTGTCCTCTAACTAATCTTCTTGCTCCACCTACTATTATGTTGTCGTAGGTAGCGTCAAAACTCCTTGATACTTTTCTATCAAATCTTGCTCTAAAATCTTTTTGAGAAAAAAGAATATCAGTAAGTTCAAATGATGACGATAGAGCGTCTGGGCTTAAAGTTGGGTCATCTATTTTTTCAAGCTTTTGAGCTCTAGCTATTAATTGATTAATGAAGTCTTCAGAGTTATTATCATCTATTATTTTTGTGCTACCAAAAACAACTCTTTGAGATATGTTTGTTTTTCCAGTAAAAGATGTTGGAGCTTCGGTAAGACCCATCTTTTGCGTAAGTCTAGAAGCTGTCTCTTCATTAACCCCTTGTCTTACTAACTGTTGATAAAGACTCTTTTTATATTCTTGAGTCTCCATCTCTAAGTAGAATTCACCTCTACTTAAAGTGTCCCCTGCACCTCTTGCTACAAGAAGAGAGTTGGCATAGTCGGTAAATTTACTACTGTGCAATTCCCTTATGGACTTTATACTTGATGATAGCAGGTCTCCAGGTTGCGTTGCCCCCCTGATTCCTCGCACTGAGTTAAGTGCTTCATCATAAGAGATTGCTCCACTTAAAACATCATATGCTTTTTTGTTAGACTTGTATCTTTTAATAAATTCTCTTGAGCCTAAAGTAACACCCTTGAGAGATGGCATTGCATCAGCTAGTCCTTGTAGCTGGATATTGGCATCAGGGTCAGCACCAGGTGCAACTTGAAAACCTGTAAAATAAGCTTTGGCTTGCAGTGCAGCTTTTTTAAGTGGGGTCATGCCCGCTACTGCGTCGGCCTCTTGTCCTGCTTTGTTGGCACCTCTCCTGGCCTGCTGCATCGCAAAGACTATGCCACCTTCTGCTGCTCCACCTTCTGTTGTAGCAGATTTAAAGGCTGCACCTATAGCAGTAGATTCTCTAGTTATTCCAGTTAAAACTTTTTCTACGTCTTGACCAAATTCTCCCAAAATTGTTTTAATATCAACAAAAGAGTTAGAAAGTTTTGATTGGTTAGCGGTTAATTGTAGATTTGGATTTTTAGAAAAAGGAGCGTTAGCTAAAAATTTAATCCTAGCTAATCCAGCTCCACCCAAATCAAATGGGGTCAACATGCTAGCAAGGTTTATTGTTGTCTGTTTAGAAAAGTCTGCAATAACATCTACTGGGTTATACCAGTGAACTTTTCTTTTGTCTTGGTTTTCTCCAAACAAAGGATCAGTAACTGCCCTTTGGGTTACGTATAAAGCTGGAAGTTCAAAAGCTAAGTTTCTAGCACGTCTAGCTAAAGTTTGTTGTATGTCATCTTTTAATGACCAAATTACAGCAGGTTCTCTAGTGATTCCACCACTAGCAGCTCTAATCTCACTGGTTCTTATGTGTTGATTTTGGAGGATTTGTGTTCCACCAAATATTCTAGTAAGATTTTGTTTCTCTCTTCTTCCGTCTATTTCAAAAACTAATTTGCTATAGACGTCAGTTGGATCAACTCCATCAATAGATCTATTAACGCCCTCTAGTTCATCAAGAGCCTTTTTGATCTTTCCAGCACTCTCGACAAACCTTGTTGCTGCAGCAGAGTATTGTCCTGATCCATCAGCTGTCCTTTGAATTCTGGTGGCAAGTTTAATTCCTCCACCCCTGATGATTTTTGATGCTGCGTATGATCCAACCATCGTTGCCGTGGCATGAGCAAAAAAGCGCATGACGGGATGACCGTCAAGCGCTTTTGCTATCGCACCAGAGTTAGGACTTGGGCCCTCTGTTTCAGTTTCGTTAAGAGGTACGTCTCTAGACGTAACACCAAAACCAAGACTGCTAATTGGACCGCGATCTCTAATCATTTTTTAGAGTTCCCCCTACTGTGCTCCCCACAACTTTTGAGCTACGGGGTCTTCGTACTTGGCTTCTCCAGGCTTTCTGGATGAGTTAAATCTGTTGGCGAAGTCTTTTTCTTTTTCTTCTTCTTCTTCTGGGTCAACAAGATGTAGGCTTACATTTGTTGGTTGAATTCCAAGAATGCTTTGTTTTATTTCAATAATTTTTTCAGACAGTGCCACATTTTCTGCTAACTTTGTATAAGTCATATTGTCTAAATCATCAGCAGAGTATGTAGATATAGTAGCCAAAACAAAAGCTTTCATCAAGTTTCTTACTTCGGAAGCTTGATTTCTCTTTTGATTAAGTACGTTTTTTGCTTTAGCTGGAGAAGAAAATCCTGATTCTTCTAATATCTCTTCAGACAAAGATGATATTTCTCCAGCCCTATATAAATCAGAATTAAAATCAAAAGGATATACAACAGCTGATTTTGTAATAAAATCTTCTATATCTACAGAAGTGTAATCTTTAGATAACTGATATTCAGATATTTTGTCAAACTCAGAAAATGTTAATTCTCTAAAAACAATAGATTGTTTTTTTATTGATGTCTGAAATAGTGAACCATATTTCTTTTTTAGTTCATACAATAATTCTGATGATATCATTTTTAGAGTTGACGTACCTCAAGAGCAACGAAGCCTGAAGCTTCAAGAACTTCCTGAGCAATCAGAGATGGAAGGCCAGCTAAGTCTGCAGTAATCGATTGTCTATCGTATGCTGGGTAAAGGCAGCATATCTCTGCTATGGCCTCTTCGTTCCAAAGGTTTGCTTCTGCTGAAGAAAGCTGTCCAGCTTCCATAAGCTGTTCCATTTTTCTAACAAGATTTTTATACTCTAATCTAGAAAGAGTTCTCCAAGCAATGTGCTTGTCGTAGGTTATAGAGGTAACGTATACGTCACCAAATTCTTGTTTCCACTCTTTGATCATTCCAGCTGTTGGTCCGTCTGGCCAAATTAGCTCTTCATCTGGAAGATCTTCAACTGAATTAACTTGCTTCAATTCTTCTTCAACTGATTCTTCTTCAGTTGCTTCAACATCACGAATCTCATATGCTTCGTCTGCTCCAGACATTTCCTGCAGTTCATCTGATTGCTTGATGACTACTTTTCTGTTTCCTTCTGCCATTTTTAACTCCTATTTAAAATAAATATTTACATATCATTATAACATATATTGATGGTAAAACCATACAATATTTACTCAACTAAATCTCTAAGTCTTCTTAGTTCCTGCGGAGGCATTGGCCCCGGAGCTCTGTTTTGTTGAGTAGACTTAGCGCCAGTTGAGTCTACTGAAGACATTATTGGCTTATCCGTATTTCTAAGGTTTCCATTAGAAATATACATGTCTCTAGCTATAAACTCATAAGACTCGACAATAGCAACTCCACCTGGACTATAGCTAACAGTCATATCTGTTAAGTTTATGTCCTGAAGCACGATGTCCATTTCAGAATTTGATCTGCCTGGCTTGACCAATCTTTCGTTGTAGTCACTTGACATAAGCCTATCTAAGGTGTCGAAGTTGTCTTCATTGTCATTTCCCTTATTTCTCATAACGGTACTCAAAGAACCTTCTTGAGTTCCATATTTAATTATTAAATTAAAAGGAGGGTGAGAGCTAAATATGTTTCTATTGTCAGATCCATCTCCATCGCTTGAAAGTCTGTCTAAATTAGATCTATTCCAATATCTTTGAATATTTTTTTCGTCTTCTATTGATTCTGGATCTGAACCATCACCTCTAAGGTAAGACTGAATTCTTGAAGAACCAGGCTTGTCACTAGCAAACATAACTCTTTGTTCTGCAGCGGTTGACAACAAATCTCGCATTCTTCCTGGATATCTAGAATAAACTGCAAAACTTCCACCGATAATTCTAGTTCCATACATCATTGCATCGTAGTTATAGGACCAAAAACCAAATAGTGGCTGCTTGCTTTGTGAAATTTTAAAACCTAAAGCTGCTATATCTAATTCATATTCTGGATCAAAAAGACCATCAATATAAACTCTGATATCCTCACCGCTAAAGTAATAGTCATAATAGTTATTAAACTTTTGTCCGTCAGATGTCTTGCCAGCCCATTCAGTATCAATGCCTTGACTTAATGGATCAAATGTTCTTCCAGTTCTTAAAGTCTGACCAGGAAGGCTTCCACCTATTGCAGAGTGAGAGCTTAGCCTATCTGCTGGAACATAGGTAGTAAAGGGCCTGTAGGATTTTGCTCCAACTACATCAGAGTAATCATATTCATTGGGCATTTAATTACCGCCTCATATTGGTTTAACTATTCTATCTATAAGTTGAGTATAGGACTTTAATGTTTTTTCTCCATAGAAATTTTTTTGTCTTTGAAGATAAGCTTCTCTTTCATCATTAGGAAGCATCAGGGGGTCTGATTCGGCACTGACGAGGGGCTGTATGCCTCTTGCCATATACATATAAGTTTGCTCTGTAATAAGGTCATCCACAGACATTGTCTGACCTTCGTCTACTATGGTGATTCCATATATCTTCATTTTTCCAGCTAAACCATATTCATTAAAGAATGATAACACAACGTCAAATGGAGGCAGCATGTCTGCTAATGGAGCAAAGAAGAGTCCTGTTTCAGACATCATTTGTTTAAACTCTTTAATTCTATAAAAAGCGTATTCGTTAAAAACTGTAAAGATAAGAGAACCAGCTATTGTTCTGCCTCCCTTGATGAAACCTCTTGTGTTGACGTGTCCCAGTGTTCTTACTGGTGCGTTTTCCCTGTGTACAGAGTAAGATATTGTTTGAAGCTCACCGAGCTCTAATACGTCTGTGCCTTCTATATTACCTTTTCTATCTATTGTAGGGATTACCATTGCTGCGGATATATCAACGCCAGCAAAGGACATGTTTGAAAATGGATCTGGAAGATTATGTTGAATCCTATATTTTCTCATGCTATCAGCATCATAGGTCCATAGTTTATCTTTATTATGCATTCAGATTCCTTTTTGTAAATAGATATGGGGACTAGAAAAACTCCAGTCCCCACACCATTAGTAATTGACAGCAGTAGCCAATTATGGTCTAATTATCTTAACGCCATTCTTGTTAAGGCCTGCTGTTCCAGGAACCTCTTCGTTAATAATGTCCTTAAGAACATTCTCACCGTTGAAAAGGCCACCAGTAAGCTGTGAATTTGATATCTTGTACATTGGGCCAATTTCGCGTGCAACGTAGGTCATTGTCTCTTCGATGACGATGTCGTCCATTGAAGCTCCTGAGCCTTCGTTCAAGAGCTCAACGCCGTAGATTGATCTAACTGCGCCTTGTCCATACTCGTTAGCAAATGTAATCGTGATGTCAAATGGGGGGATCTGGTCAGCATAGAAAGGAATTTGCTGAACAACGTCTAACTGCTGCTTGTCAAATTCTGCTATGCCTCTCTTGTGATTTGGATCTCCAGGAAGAGTATTGCTTACTCTTGTGAAGAAGTTTTGTGGGTTGTTGCTCGCATAGTTTGTCTCAAGCATCTGGTAAAGAGCTGGGCGGTCAAAGACTGTGAAAATCAATGAACCTGCGATACCTCTTTTGCCTCTTGAGAAAGAGCGTGGGTTTGGTGAACCCATTGTGTAGATTGGTGCTTTTTCTCTTGTTACTGAGAAAGTAATTCCAGAAAGTGCGCCGATTTCAACGCCACCAAAGGTAGCAACTATGTCAGCTCCAGAGAAAGTGGTGTAAGTATTAAGATACTTATTAACCGGACCGTTATAATAATCTTCAGCCATTTATATACCCTCCAATACGGTATTTATTATATGTTGATTGACACTTGAACTTCAATAGTCTTGAGTTCAAATGCTGGTGTTAATACGAGGTCAATAAACGCCTTGTTTTCTGCTGCGACATAACTTACAGAGAAGTCACTGTTCAGCAAGGCTCCCATTTGTTGCATGCCTCGTAATGCAGAGGTAATAGCTGTCTCCATTGAGTTACGAGTCTGCAGAGTTGAGGCTTCGCCAACAAACTTCTGACAAACTTGTCTCACGAGAGTAGATGCCTCTGTGATGATTCTAAAGGTAGAAATTCTTGTGTAATCTGATGTTGGCTGAGCCATTGTCAAACCTTCAACAAACACTGGAACTTTATTAAAGTTTAATGCAACAAAGTTAGAACCTCTGTCAGCGATGTACTGCTGTTGAGTTCTTGTTGGATTGTATCTGATACTTGCGACGTTGTAAGCAGTCTTGTTTACTGGAGAAGTAAACGAAGCCATTCTGCTAATTGCAGCTGCAAAAGTTGTTGCACCATTTGCAAAACCCCAAGCAGAATTGTAATTAACTGGCTTAATCTCTGTAGAAATGATTACTACATACTTGCCAACGCCTTCATTTGCTCCAGTGTCGAAAGTTGCATTTGTTCTGCTGATTAATCCTGTTTGACCATTTGCGCCAATATGGGTAGACACCTCACCTGGAGTCATGATTTCAGATGCGCCATCAACATATGGCTTGACGCCAAGAACAGCAAAGCATGGGTATGAATTCTCAGAAATTGCCTTAACTTTTGCGCCAATCTTTGCTACAAAGCTATTTGCAGAAGAGGCATTGTCTGCTACGAAACCGTAAGCATCTCCTGGCCAGTTTGGTGTTGCACCTGCAGTGAAGTCAAAGTCAGTTGACTTTGCGCCTCTACCCCAAGGAACGATGATGTCTGGCTGAATCGACTCTGCGGCTTCAAATATTGCGTCAAGAAGCTCTGCTGGAGTTCCACCAAAATCATCACTGTCAACTTCACCACTACTGTAGTTCCAGGTTGTGTCTGATGGAAGAGGGACAATAAAGATTCTTTCAGCTCCACCTGCGATTAATTCAAAGTAACCTCTGTGGGCATCTGAATTCTCGCCAAAAGCTGTGATTACGTCTTCTTCGGTAGTAGCCTGTACTACGTCGAGATCTCTTACGTTGCCTGCATTGTCAGCAGTGCTTCTGCGAGCAATGAGGCAAATTTTTGGTCCGACAGGAATATCCTGTCTGGAGATGCTATAAAAGCGATCTTTAATTACTGTTTTTACACCTGGTAGAGCCATTGGATTTTAGACCTCCGCTTGCGGCAATAGAATATGTTTACTTCAGACAATATAGTAATAGCCAACTTATAAAAACAAACTACATTAACTATTTGGAGTGGAAGTTTGATATAGGTCTACTAGGGTTATTTCAGTGCCAGTAAAATTAGGAGTTGCTGTTCCAATTCCACTATCTATTAGCTCTTTTTCATAAGCCATATATCTTCTTACGTCTACAGCTATTTGCTCAATACGGCCAACATTTTGTGCAAAAAGCTTTTCTGTGGTCAACATATAAGTGACAGTTCTTTTGCATAGGTCGGTACTCTCTCTGTTTTCATCAGCATCAGATAGCCTTCTGGAGTAAACGAACTCTGAAGCTCCTAATCTTTTAAAAACAGGAGTATGTTCTAACATGAAATCTTCAAATATCTCCATTATATTATCTGCTACTTCTGCCCCAGAATATCTAGCTGAAGAACCCTTGGCTGTTGCTGTATCTCCTTCAGTTATAACTGAAAAACTAACTATGTTTTGAAATCTTTGACCAAAAACTACTACATCTTTATTAGTTTGAGTAGTTCTTGTTCTTGGCTTTGGTTCGTTAGAATGAGTTTTTCTCAATTCTAAACCATAAACAATAACAGGATATTCTGCATACACTCCTCCGCTGGGAAGGCCTTATCTTTATATCTGGATACGCATTTTCCCAAAGGGCTTTTACTACAGCTATAAATTCAAGGTAGGTTAAATTTCCACTAGCCTGAAGAGGCTCGCCAAATACTCTATCAAAACTAACATCATTTTTATTTCCAGTTGGAAAACCAATTACATTCTGTGTCATTACGACTCCTTGCCTGTTGCTACGTTAAAAGAAATACTTCTTAGTGTTCTAGCAGAAGTCATATTTATATTAAAATAAAGTACTCCTTTTTCAAATTTGTCAGCGTAAGAATCTACTTTATAATTTATAATTAATCTAGACTGCTGAAGTGATGACATATATTCTTCTACATATCTTATAATTTTATCATATCCAAATTTACCAATAGCAACATTGCCTAAAGATTGAATTTCAGAAATAATTACAGAAACAAGTCTTACGTTTACGGAGTCCTTATAGGATTCGCTTATTGACTGAGTAAAATCGCTTGTGAGCAGTACATCAAACAATGCCGCCCTTCTTGATCTTTGTCCTCTGACTATTGTATTTATACCTTTTTCTTGAAGTTTTTTTGCTTGAGCATTATTTAAATCAACTCCATGAACTGAAACTGCTCCAGGTATTCTTGCTCTGCTCAATCCTCTATCTAACCTTGTTGATGCCAGCATTCCCGCCATTGGTGCAGCCATTGAACTAACGTAACTTCTTTGAAATTGCTTATGACTAAAAACAGCTTCTCCATAAACCAAAACTACATATTTTCCTGGATCAGAAGTAATAAACCCATTTTCGTCCACATTTGATTCTATGTTAAAATCTTTTTCATACAATTCGTCTACGTCGTCAAATGTCATTCCATTATTTCTTGAACCGATAATTCCCATTATTACTTCTCCGGTTTCGATCTGCATTTGCTCGCAGTGATTGGATAGTTGTTTAACAAAATTATTTGTTCCAGTATTTATAATTGATGTTTCTAAAGGGACAATTATATTTAAGAATTCATAGTCTTTTAGTAATTTATAACACTCTGTTAATCTGTTATAATACAAGTCATAAAAACTATAGGTATTTGGAGTAGAAGAATCGTCTTCAAATATTTTGACATTTCTTTCACTTACATCATCAACGTATTCATTTATGTAGCCGCACGACATGATGTATATGTCTTTAGCTCCACAGGAGTAGGCATCAAAAACACCTCTAAGAAGAGGAGAATTTATATCGGCTCTTAATGTATTAACAGCTTCTTGCATAGAAGCTAACTTAACTATACCGTATGGCTCCATAGCATCAGTGTGCCCTATTAATAGGGTCGTCATTGTTGCTGAGTTTCCTATGGAGTTGTAACTAGACCTACTGCCTACATCAATGCGCTTAACTCCTGTATCAAAACTTTCATCATAAGACGTATAACCTTTTTTGGATTGAAGGTTTATTTCTTTTGACACAAGAAGATTATTTACATAAGCATTTACTTCTACTGTGTACACTCCATCAAAAAGATTGTCTGGCATGATGATCTTTAAAGTGTAAGAACCAGTAGATTCTTTCTTCATTGTCATGCTGGAATTAACCAGTCTTTGAATGGTAACTTCTGCAGAAAGTTCTTCTATTGAATATCTAGCTGGCCCTAATATGACTGGACCAGGAATGCTAAAGCCTCTTTTTAAAAATACTATAATATTTTCATCTGGATCGACATAGGTGTATCCATCTTTATAAATTAATGGTATCTCTACTTCGGTTCCTGGTTTAACTATTAACATTTTACGAACTTGGTCTTTCTTTTGTAACTCCAACCATCCAGAAGTTTATCTCTCCACGCCTTCCTCTTACGGGATGGGCTAGGTCAATTAGATAGATAATGGCATCTTCTAAAGAGTCATAGGACTCTTCATATATTCTATCTCCGGACTTTGGATTTACATTACTTTCAAAAAAGTAAATTAAATCATGATTAGTGAGATTTCCTTCTTTTTGTTCTTCCAGAGAAACCATTAAAGAGCTGCTTCTTGGAAGTTGATTTCTGGTAGTTATTCTCTCTAATGTATCAGAATAAACAAAGTCATCAGACAACCTTCTCTGATAAAGTATGTCATGTCCCCAGTCTTTTAGTATCTTCTTAAAAGTTGCCTTAGGGTTAATCATATCTCTTTATTCCTCTGTCTGGAATTGGGTCATCGCCTTGAATCGAAGGAAGACCCGGTCTAGACATATCTCTACTTCCGTAGGTGTTTGTGTCATTGATAAATATTAATGCTCCAGTTTCTGGATCCAGAGAACCACTTGGACTGTAGCCCTTGAATCTCGGCAGGCCTTTTGGCTGGACTCCCTTAATGCCGACTCTTTTGTTAACAATTTCTTTTCTAAGTGCTGCTGCAATTTGGCACCAGGTAGTCGCATTAGATCTGGTTATGTTGCTTCGTGGCGTATTTCTATTTGTTATTTTAAGGTCTGCTAATTCAACACTTAACTCATCATCTCCACCATAACCATAGATTCTTGTTAGCTCACAAGCTGTAGAGGCTCTAATGTACTGATATACAGAGAATGGAGGAATGCCATAGCTTGCCATAATTTCCATTGGATTAACAGTATCTGCGGTAATTGAGAAAAGAGAGTTAACCTCATGAGAGTAGGCGTGGATCACTTCTGCTATTTCAAGTCTGCTTGAATCTGGGAATATTAACAGTATCTCATCTGGATCAACATATAAAGGCGATATATCGGCACCGAATGATATTACTTCATCTTCCCTTAAGGTTACTGTTGGCTTATACTCTTCATCTGGATCGCTAACATAAAGAATCTGACTTGCAACTATGTCTGGCGCATTGGGGATTAATCCAATAAAAGATATAGTATATTGCTCTGCGTAGGTTGGAGTAAAATTAATATAATATTCTGAGGGTGAAACCTCATTTACCGTAGGAGCAGTAACCGCCTCCCCCTGAGAGTCAACTATTGTGACAATGACATCTGAGGGGGAAACTTCTTCTTGATTTCCGTCTATAAACTTTACTGTTATTTTAACAGTATCATTTACCAAAACTGTGTTGGACATTTCGTCTCCTAAAACATAGCGCCTGTTAATAATAGTACTATTTTAAATTGAATTAATAATCAATAGATATCTCTGAATAAGAATTTATATTAATATAACTAGCGTTTGCTATAGCATTTGCTGTGTCATAATCTGTTTCTATTGAAAGCTGAGCTATAGACTCACTCTCTGTTACAGAGTAGCTCACTACTGCATTTGAGGTCTGGTAGCTACTTTGTAAGGATATTGACCCTGAAGGAGCGTAACTGACAGTAACTATTCCAAGACTTGTATTATTTGAATAGTCTACCTCTTCTGAAAAGAAGATATTTACTCCACCAATTAAAATTGGTAGGCTCAATCCGGGGACTGATATGGTAACGCTTCCTAGGAAACTAACCCCTGGTTGATTATATGATATAGAATCATTATACAGCATTAAGGTCTCCTACATTCTTTATTATAGTAAAGGAGATATTTGACTTATATTAAAGTTGCTATAGTGAATATTTTTTCAATTTAGATCTCTCTTGATAGTCATCCTGTAAGTCTTTCATCCATATTTTTTGATTATTTGGTTCGCCAACATATTCTTTTTGATCGAAAGAAGTTCCATAAGAAGCCACACTAAGGTAGGCATATCTTTGACCAGATGTGACTGGAAGCACTTCGTGCCTACCTAGGTAATTTGATGAATAAATAGCAACGGAGCCGATTTTAGGTTTCCATTTATAATCTATATTTGGAAAATTTAATTCTCCTCCAATATAATTAAAACCATTTAGTTGAGACACATCATCGACGCAGTCATTAAGATATAGATTAATGCTGGAGCTATTGTGCATTGAAACTTGGTTTCCTGTTGGTTTTCCCCATTCAAAAGGAACTTGATCGTCACAGTGTGGGCCTATTCTTTGTCCATTCTCATATCCTGCTATATGACCGGTTGGTCGCCACCAAGAAGTTGATGCAGCGTCGGGAAAATAGCAACAGTATTCGACTATGCAATCATAGATTGCATTCTCTAAAGAGTCTACAAAATCTACATATTTCTGTGGCACTTCGATATTTAACCCTACGCCTTTTGTGTTAACAAATCTTTGTGGTGCCATAGATATATGTTCTAAATTAAATTTAAAACCAGTCTTGTTAACTGCGTATTTAATTCCATCTTCTTCAACATAAGTAAATGTATCTTCTTGATTTGACTTAAGCCAAGAAATGTACTCAAACAAAAAGCTTTGATCTATATCTATAACTTCTTCGCAGATAACTACACCCATGCCTATATGTTTTGATATCATTATTTGTCCTCTAATTGAATTTTTTCTAATAATAAACTTTTATATAAATTTTCTGAATCTTTATAATAACTATTTTCTAACATCCAGGATAGTTTATCTTCTGTGTCTAAACTTGAAGTTTTATTATGACCATCTACACCGTTTTCGTCAATAAAAGTAAAAAACGGCGTTTGTGTTAAATTTTCATATTTTGATACATTATTATTTTTTATTAAAAATTTATCTTTAAAATAATTTACAATTCCATGCGGTTTGGTTATTATGTCATTAAAGTCTATAAAGTAAATTTTATTCTTATTTAAAAATAAAAACTGATGAAGATAGTTGTAAAATTCTAAATACATAGTTATTTCTTTTTTGTCTAGTGGGTTAATTTTTTTGTATCCACAAAAAGAATTAATTGATTCTTTTGGATGTCTAAGTGTTGCTATCACGATGTCATTATCTAATAAAGCCTGATTAAAATTATCTACAGTGTGCCTTAATGGTTTATTGATAGAAATTGTAGGGAAGCAATCTAGCATTAATCTTCTCAGCGTGTTGTTGCCCTGTCTATGAGATCCGTCCACATAAAATATATGTGTAGTATTTGAGTCAATACTTCTTTCCGTTTCATTATATCTCATAGTTAAATCTTAATAATTTGATTTTGTAATATACAACTGTGGAGAATCTTCACTGTATCCAGACTCTAAAAGATATGATCTAAAATCTTCTCTAAGTGTTGGCATATACACATTAGTCGCCTTTGTTGCTAGCTGTGGTTCTTTTATTGGATCTGCTACATATTCGTGTACAGCTGGATTTGGAGTGCCCTGACTATACCAACCAAGGTAAGAGTATCTTTCGCCGCTTGTAACCGGCTTTACTTCATGTGCGGCCATGTAATTAGAGGGAAAAAACATAATATCGCCAGCTTTAGGAGTATATTCAATATCTAAATAATTAAAATAATGAGAACCACCAACATATTCATCATCTTTTATTTCTTCATTAGAAGATACAGAAGAATTAAAATATATTAAACAAGTAACAACATTTCTAAGGGCCAACTGATCTTTTGGTTCCCAAACATCATATACGTAATCTGCACTTATATCAGAATGTGAACCTAAATAAACACCCTTTTTATACTTTAAAATATGACCCTTCACCTTCCACCATATACATTTGTATGCTAGTGGAAAGATTTCTAAATACTTCAAAAGATATTTATCTCTACACCCTTCTAATTGTAGCAAAATATCTTGAACATATTCATCGTCACTTAAATGAATAGCAGATGCTCTCATCGGCATTGAGTCGATATTGTTTTTGCCAAAAAAGTAACCGCTTTTATTAATGTAAACTTCTTCTCCAGTTTCTGGATCTAAAGCTGGCTTATACATATCTTCCCACTCTTGTTGTATTAAGTCTGAAGATTTAGTTACAACTTTTTTCCAGTCTAAATTTATTGCGTTTTCGAAAAGAATAACGCCACCACCTAAGTTTTTTCCTTTTACATTGTTAAACATTTTTATGTTCCAATTCTTTATTAGTATTGTCGCTAGTGTATTGTCTATCACACGCCTGAACTAGTTTATTATATTCTTTTTTGGATTTATCTGAATGACGAAGATCTACACTCTTAACGTAATCTGAAACTATGTCGGGCATCCAGACTTGACCACTATCTATTACAGGAGAAGGGTTTCTTATGTTTATCCCCTTTGAGGAATCATTTGATCCCTGAGCGAAATATCCTACATAGGCGTATCTTTCTCCTCTTGTAACATTTTCAACCTCATGTGTTCCAAGATAATTGGATGGAAACATTATTACATCTCCAGATTTAGGAGTGTAAGTAAAATTAGCATACGGGAATATTATCTTTCCTCCTATGTAGTTTTTTTTCTTTTCAGAAAAATCATCTTCATCTACAGAGTCATTAAAATAAATCAATCCACCAACTACATTTCTAATTGCTAATTGCTGATCTGGTTCAGCTCCTGGCTTGTAGTTTACATCATTGTCACAATGGGTCCCAAAACTGCTCCCAGGGCCATATGCGACTATGTGACCTTGGGTTCTCCACCAAAGGCAGGGGAGCATCATAGGAAAAAATTCCACATATCTAATCAAGCATTGGTATAGTGCCTGTTCACACATTTCAAAAAAGCTTATATACTTTTCATCGCTATATTCATTGACAAAATTCATAATATGACTACAGGATTTTTCTAGATCATCAATTGCGTATCTATGACCACTTCTATTGATGGCGTAAAGTGGTTTTCCTAGTTCGTCATTAATAATTGTGTAATCTTTTTCAATAGCTTCTTTTTTCATTAAAGAAATTTTATCCAACACATAGTCATACTCTTTCATTTGTATGACATTTTTAAACACAACTATTCCCATGTCGTGCTTTTCTATATTTAAATCATCTATTGAGATCTTCATATTTCAATAGGGTTAGTGCCACAAGGTCCTTCATGTAATTCGTTATCGCCAATCAACGAACCTTTGTTTTCTTCAGTTTTATCTTCTAATTCAAGAGCGTCGTGTGACTTATTATATTGAACTATCTCTCTGCCTTGATAGACTGGGTTCCATCCTGCTTCTAAATTGTACTTTCCTGCATTCTCCCAGAATGAATATGGGGTTCTACAGAATCTTTCATAGTCATCATATATATTATTCAACCATACTGGAGGGCACCATTCAAAACTTTGATCGGGTTCTGTTATGACTATATTAGTAGCTTGATCACTTGCTCCCTGTCCAAAAAATGTTAAATAAGAATATCTAACCCCACTGCCCATTTTTTCAACATCGTGAGACGCAACATAATTTGTTGGGAAAAATATTATGTCTCCCTTTTTTGGTTTGTAAGAAATTTTTAAATGAACAAATCTAAGATTTCCACCAGTAAAGTTTCTTCCATTTAATTCTTCTTCTGTGTCAACAGAATCATTTAAGTAAACCAAAGCTCCACATGTTTGTCTGGACGCAACCATTCCTTTAGGCATGTACCTAATCCCATTGGTTACCTTATAGTTTGTATCATTGTCTGCGTGACAACCGAGTATCCCACCATCTCCGTATCTTAAAATATGGCCCCTAGTTTTCCACCAGATGCTGCCAATCATGAGTGGATAAAAGTCAATGTACTTTAACAATCCTTTGTAGATTTGATTTTCTAAATAAATAAAAAAATCTTTTATCTCTTCTTCAGTATCTGGATTTACTGGATCAAGTAGTCTAACGGGAGCATTGGGGACGTCTTCAGGTCTGTATCTAAAACCGTCTTCATTGATTCCATATTCTTGTCCCTCTTCATCTTTTATCCACGTCCATCTAGTTCTGTGTGCTTCTTCTGCTCTAGAGTCGATATGAGAAAGTATTAGCTCTTCGTTTATTTTAAAGGCGTTCTTTATGACCACGACACCAGGTGCCAACTCTTCATATTCAAAATTAGCTATTTCTTTTATCTCATCTTCACCTATCTTTGGCGAAACAGGATAGGCGATACTACTTAGTTTTTTATTGTTAGAATTTTCCATTACCCTAATACCTCATCTATTGCTTCTCTAATTGTCCAGCCTGCACCTTGAATTCTAGGAATTTCATCTAGTGGCATATCCTGCCAATTAAATCTAGATATCATAATTCCATCTCTGCTCACTAAAAACTTTTCATAATTATGAGAGATTCTTGCCATTGCTTGACCTGCTAAATTTTGACCCTTCTTAGCTTCTTCTGAGCCATCTGCAGCAAAGTCAGAATAAGCTCTTTTTTCATAACCTTTAAGAAAGGAAAATATTTCATGTTCATTTTTTCCATTTACTTCAACTTTTTCAAAAATAGGAAAAGTAACAAAAGGATAATTGCATTTGATAAAATCTGCTATTTCCTCATTAGTGCCTGGGTCCATTGAACCAAACTGATTGCATGGAAATGCTAAAACAGAAAAGCCCCTATCTTTAAACTCATCATGCACTGACTGCAATTGCCAAAGCTGTCTTCCAGTTCTTGCATACGACCATAGCTTTGAGCATTGGGGTTCATATCCAAACTTGCTAGCTATATTTACCACTAGAGTTACATTGCCATCAAACTCAGCAAGGTAGTTTTCTTTTCCATGTATTGAAGAGGAAGTAAAGTTATATAATCCCATTATCTTGACCCAACAAATAAGGTTTCTAAATACTGATCAATCTGCAGCGTTCCAAACATCTTATTACTGTCGATAACACTTGCCTGCAAGTATACAGTGGCTTTTATGGGGTAATCAACATTTAGTGAGCACTTGAATGCTCCGTCTAGCAAAGATGCATCGCTTATGATGGCCTCTCCTTTTTCGTGAGAAACTGATCCAGTTAAGCTTCCATTTATATTAGATATATTTAAAGAGTATTCTTCTTTGCCAAATGGTGTGTCAACAGTAAGATTCCATTTTCCACTTACGTTTAATGAATAATTAGATTGGACCATAGCAACTATTATATCACATAAGATCTTATTTTTTTTATGAAGTCGTATACAACGATCATATTAAATGCTCTATTGTTTAATTATTACTGTAAACCCTATTGAAGTCGGCATGTGGTAGACCAAAGCGTCTTCTAAGCCATTGATGGCGATATTCAGATCATATAATGGATTAGACATATTCTCTGCTTTTGTGTCGCTTTTGTTTAAATAGTATGACAAAAAATCATTATTATTATCTATAAAGATAACACCGCCTACAGGCAGTTTTTCAAAAAACTTAGATATTAAAGTGTGATCAAATTGACTAGAAAGATTAACTCCGTTTATGCAGATCATATCTACGCCATCTGGAATTATTCCATCATCTAAATCTGCTTTTTCAACTACTTCAACATCAACTTCTCTGTTTAAATATACATTTTCTGCTCTATAAAGATCTTCGTCATTTGGAACATATATTGTTTCTACTGGCAAGCTTTCTAGATAATCAACAGGGTAGGACCAAAATGAAGCATTGTAGAAAAGTAAGCTAGAAGGCTTATTCAACATAATGGCCATTTCTAGCTGCATAGATCTTGCAGTAACTGCGTGATATGGGTATGATTCAGTTCCATCATTAGAAGTATTATCGTAAGCTACCAAATTCTCATAATTATGTATATCACTTGGCAAGACGCCTATGCTCTGTACGCCTCTGTCAAGATTCAAGTATTCCACTTCATGGCTTAATACCAGGCTGCAGTAGTCTTTCATTTTTTCTTGTGTGATCAAATTACCAAATAAAGTATTGCTTAATTTATTGGCTTTTATTGAAGTTGATATAAAGCTTTGTTCAGTTGCCATTTTCTTCTCTATTTCTTATAGCATTCAATTCGTACAGTATATGTCTAGAGTTATTCATTATTCTTTTTCTGTCTCTAGCAAGGGCTTCGTTCGAAGGGTAGTCTAAGGCATTGCTTGGCAGGACAGCAAGGGGGTAAACCTGATTTAGTTTAACTCTAATTTTTTTAAAAGTTATATCCGACATTTCTTCTTCATCAATTCCCAAAAGAGTAAATATGCCTCTTAGTTGATCTTCTAGGTAAGCTTTACGAGATGTTTGATTGTATTTCATTTTAGTTTAAATCCTCATCTTCAGGGAAAGAGCTTGTAGCCTGAACGGGAGTATTTGCTCCATCGAGCACCGCGCAAGAAAATCTAAGATCGTCCATTTTTATCTCATCGACTTCTTTGTCTAGAGCTTCTTTCATAATAAAATTTTCATTTATTTCTTTATTCATTTTACGCTTCTTTCATGGCATTTAAAATGCTTAAGTTTACACTAAGGGTAAGATATATATTATACAATGGATCTTCAAAATCTGGTATATCTATAGAATCAAGAGTGTCGAGATTTAGTCCTAAAGAAATTGCTAGTTCGTAAATTAATCTTTCTTTAAAATAAATTAAAGATTCTTTTGCTTGAGCCATTAGAAACCTACCTGCATATCTCATTGCCTACAGGATAATAGTAACATTGTCAACCTGTCGTCACACATAACTCAGAAAAGCCATTAATAGCATAACTGGGATGTCTTACCGGGTTTCCAGTAATTCTTGGATTTTTAACATTTTTAAAAAAGTAATCAACCACTGGAGACACTTCTGCTCTGGCTAGCATGGCTCCCAAACAGTAGTGCACCCCAACCCCGAAACCTAGATGCTTATTTGAATTGTGTCTGTCTAGAATTATATCATGTGGACTTTCAAATATCATAGAATCTCTATTGCCAGATTCTAGGTGTGCAAGGACGAAATCACCTTCTGATAAAAATACCGGATTATCTGAATCTTGGTAAAACACATAGTCTTGGCCAACCCTTCTTGCTGCATAGCAAACACTAGAAGAGTGTCTTATCAGCTCATCCGAAATTTGAGATGTTTTATCTTGAATTTGCAGATTTTGAAAATTAGATAAAAGCTCTTCATCTTGAGCAATACTAAAGATAGAAGAGGTTATTGAGCCAACATTTGTCTCAAAGCCAGCAACAAATATCAACGCACATATCGACAAGATTTCTTGGTTGGTTATTTTTTTGCCATCAATATAATAATTTTTTAAATAGTTAATTAATCCATCTTGTTTTTTGTATTTATCACTAAATATTACATTAATCAAATATGTACACAAACTTTCCATATCCTCTATGTACTGCTTGTAGCCACTTCTGGTTATGTGAACACCAACTGAATTAAATATATTACTAGCCCAGCTTTTGATTAATAAAGCTTCTTCTTCTTGCGGCATGGGTGCACCTAGTATTTCCATTATCACCTGGAGAGGAACTGGTACCGCTATATCTTTAACTACGTCTATTATTTCTTTGCTCTTTATTTGTTTTAAATTTTCTTCAACCTTTTGTTCTATCTTTAATTTTTTAACTAAAGATGAGTTAAAAACTTGATTTAACATTTTTCTATATTTGCTATGATCTTCAAAATCTAAATCCAAAAGTGATCTAACAGGATCATTTTCGTTGGGGTCAGTCATTCTTAAAAAGCTATCACTTCTTAATATTGTATTAATGTCATCATATCTAGACACTATCCAATGATCATTTTTTATTTTAAATATTGGTTCTTTTTGTTTTTTTTCATCAAAATATTTATATTGATCATCTTTTGACTTTAATGTTATTTCTAAAAATTCTGAATAATCTTCTTGTAAATTCATATTAATCACAAACTTTTTTAAATTCTTCTATAGATTTTTCAAATAAAGTTTTAAAAATCTGACTATCTGAATACAAGTCTTCAGAATAAATTACTCCAATATTTAACTTGTCTCCATATAATCTATACGAGATAGAGCACCCTGTAGAAAATACTGTCTTGCTTATAGTGCTAAAATTGTAGACTTCTTTTACATAGTCATCTGACAATAGTCCGACATCGTCTTTGTTCTTCTTAAAAGAAGTTGTTGTAGATATCATTGGTAAAGAATCGTCTTTTTTATATATTTTTTTTCTATCGTGCCAATTAGCTTTATTGAATATATCCCAATTTCTTTTAAACTTACTTATCCTAGGATCGACACCAAAAGCTCTATCATAAACTACATGTGGACCTTTTTTAAGAATTATTATTTTATTTCTTAATTCTTTTTTAATTTTAATTAATCTTTTATGACTATCTTTTTCGTCTAAATGAAGATTAATTTTTGCTGCTGTAGCCATGTTATTGCAGTTGGGATGTTTTCTTTTTCTATATGAAATTGGAAACATTGTTAAGATTGTTTTATCTTCAGAAGTAGGCAGTAGCTGCTTATAGATTGATGATGTAATGTACATGCACATCTCTAGGATAGTTACATCATTTTTCTTTAAGTTGTTTTTTAAACTAGAAATATCATGCGAAAAAAAGCTTATATTATTTTGCTTATGCTTTTTAAGTCTAAATTGACCTTTATGTATTTGCTTCTTATCAATCTTATAAGACTCATTGCAGTGGTTTATTTTAAAAATAAAACCATAAATTAAAATTAAATAACTTTTAATTAGTTTATAAAAATGGTTAAAAAAAGAATTTAACTTATTTATTTTTTTGTTGCTCTTTATTTTTTTGCCAGAATAATTGTCAAAAATAATGTTATGAACATTTTGATGAGCATCTGAATCACCCAAGCAGTGGTGATATCTTCTTATGATTGCGGTGTCATCTTGTTCATTTATTCCGTATATTATGTGAATATCCCATAGCGGTGCATCAGGGTCTAGAGCAGATGAAATAATATCTCTATATATTAAACTACTTTTAATATCTGATTTGTCAGAAAAGTGTTCATAAATGTGATCTTTTATATTTAAATTTTTATCTTTTATAAAAAAAGGATAGTCTTTAAACGTTGTACTTGGGACTATTTTATGACTGTGAATTATGCTTGAGTTGATGTTTTTTTCTATATTTTTTAGAATCTGATCTTTTATTCTTTTGCCACTTTTGTTTGATAATATACATATATTTCCAACTACAGAACTATGGTTGTCTATGTCTTTATAAAACTCATAATCTATCGCAGTAAGTTGATACATTATATTACCTCTATTTTTAAAGTATCTAGAAGATCTTTACCTTCATAGACTTCTAAGTGATAAGTTCCTAAAATCTTAGGAGTAAAACAAAAAAGATGCCCATCACTAGTGGTGGACACCGGTTGTATTCTTTTAATTTTGTATTTAAATTTCATTTTTCCTATAAAAACAAATGTTTTGTTTTCTGGAAAGAATTCATTTTTAGGTAAGATATAGATATTTTTATCAATAAATTCAGTATACAAAAAGCTGTACTCTTTGTTTAAACTGACGATATTATCCATAAAAATATTATATCATATAATTACACTAAGTTTTCTTTTTTACTCTGAAGATATTCTATCTTATTAATAATTTCAACTATACCAGCGTGAGAACCTTTTTCTGGATCTGCTTCAGAACGAAATTGATCTGGGTTAAAATCTTCAAAATCTATGTCTATAGCAGCTAGTCTTAATATTAAACTTTTTTCAAATTCTTTAATTGAAACATTAATTGCTTCAATTTTTTCTTGATTATTTAATAAGAACTCCATATTTTATAACTTTAATTCTTCTAACTTTAGAATGAATTTATCTCTTTTGGCAAGAAGGCTTTGGATATCAACATCAGTAATAGTTTCTGTATCTGGCTCAAAATCTTCAGGATCGAAATCTTCAACAATATATCCACCCATAACAATAGCTCTATATAAATCTATCTCATTTTTTTTGATAGCTTCTTCTATAATTTCTATTTTTAAATTTTTGTCAAAATTAAAATTCATACTTCCTCAAATCTTAGAATTTAGCATAATCAACTAAGTCACAACCATATAGTAATGAAACTGCTGTGATTAATCAAGTTTTTTGGGTTCGCTTAGCTTAAGTAGGCCCTCAGTTCTAGGACCAATTCTTTCATTTTTTTCGTTTAATCCAGACCTAATCCCATTCATCCAAGTCCATGGTTGCTCTTGGTTCTTTTTCATTTTGGCGTCACCATAAGATTGTCTTTGGTCCATTAGGTCTTGTTTGTCCCAAAGATTTTCTACTTCTATCTCAACACTGGAAAGTAGGTCATTTTTATATATGTTGAAGAACATAAACGGCATTCCGGCTTTAAATGTAACTGGCTCTCCGACCTTGGTTATCTTCCAATTCATATTGAATTCATCTGGCCACCAAAAGCTTGGTATTGTTGCAGAAAGTGGAACTGCTCCATCTACAAAATAATTAGGAGACCCAGTGATCCAGGTGTCATAACCTTCTTCTGTGTTTATGGCCCACCCGGTAGCAAATGATATAATTCCTATAATTGATGGAATTACAACAGGTCTTCCATTTAAAAATTCACCCTCTAAAACTCTGGGCGGTGTATTGCCACCATCCCATTGAACCACAACATCTTGCTGCAATACCATCTCCCAGCCATTAACGTTAGCTGCTGACATTGGTAGACACTTATAGGCATGCTTATTGTAGGTATCATCCATCCAGTCTCTTTTTAATCTTGACTGCTTTATCTCAGGAGGATTTTGATGGGTTCTTGTTAAGGTTAGTTTTGTCATTTTTATAAAAACTATTTAGCCTTTGACAAAAGTGGAGAGGCTGCAGTTGAAGCTGAAGTAGCCAAAGTATTTGACTGTCCTATCTCATTATAGTTATACATTGTAACTGCACTATATTTAATGCCGCTAGTTACTTCCATTGATGCATGTGCAAAAATGTAATTAGATGGAAAGAATAAGACGTCACCTTTTTGTGGTTTAAATTTTAAATTAATATAAGGAAACCATAACTCTCCCCCTTCGTAGTCGTCATTAAACCAGCCTACTGAAGAGAGTGTGCAGAAGTAAGAAAAGCCAGAATCGGTATGAACTTGAAAGTGTTGACCTGGATTATACTTAATGAAGTTAATCGCCTCCATAAATTCCATTTTAAAATTGTATCTAGATTCATAGTCGGCTAAACACTTGTCTAAAACCTCGTTATAATCTTCGTATACTTCTTTAATGGCGGAGAACTTTTCAGGTAGAGTTGACCAATGTTTTGGCCCAACCTTTAGGTCAAAACAGTCTCTATAGTCTGGCATACTAGTGTTGTGTCCAACCATAGCTTCATTCCATTTATAGTATTCGTGATCGCTATTGGCAAGTGTCTCTTCCAACCTTGTCGGTATATTTAAATCGTCGGGCACAGCTTTTCTGTACAAAATTATTCCAAGCTTAGGATCGTCTACGTTATAAATTTCCAATTTATTCTCCAAATCAAAATTGATTACCTACTAGGTTTAACGATATACTATATCACTGTAAGGCGAGCAACGCAACTTGGTATTTCGTAAGTAGGATAAAAATGGAAGAAAAATCGCTTGTAGAACCTGGACATTTTGGTTCATCAAAAAGTAATATAAAGATTATCAATAACTTTATTGAATTAGAAGATATTAAAATAATTCAAAAATTTTTACCTACTATCAACGAATGGATGGATGCTGGAGAGAACCAATATGCCGATGACGGCACTTGTATATATGATGCTTCCTACTGGGCTGACAGACAGTGCAGTTGGGATATTCTTCATAAAATTAATATTCAAGTTTATAATATTATTGATAAATATATTTTAAAAATGAAACAATATTTAGAGACGTCTTTTAACGTAGGTTTGTCAACTAGGCCTCCGGTGATAATTAAGTGGCGTCCTGGAATGGAACAGAGACCACATGCAGACAAGCAGACAAATGATGGAAGACCAAATCCTTTTCCAACCTATGATATAAATTCTTTATTTTACTATAATGATGATTTTGAAGGAGGAGAATTGTATTACCCAGATCATGATTTGGTAGTAAAGCCTAATCCAGGATTAGCCGTTGCTCATCCCGGAGATATAAATTATCTACATGGAGTTAAGCCGCTTATTTCCGGAGAAAGATATACAACTCCATCTTTTTATACAATTACTGAATTGAGATAACATGAGTAATGTGGATAAAGTTTACGTTATAGAAGATGTTTTAGATGAAAAAAATTTAGAAGAAATTATATTTTATTTAAAAAATACACCAGTTACTTTTGATGAAACTGGGTATTCTCCATATGGAGTATATGCAGGTGGAGGTAGTCCTATACTAGCCAATTTACTTGAACCTAACTATAGCAAAATTAAAAATATTATAGAATCTTCTTTTAATTGCAATGTCTACGACGAGGGAGTAAGTAGTGTAGTTGAGTTAAAGACTGGGGATTCAATGCCAGTTCATCTTGATCACGGATCTTCCTTAAATGAAAGTGTTGGATTAAAAACTGGAGCTGGACATCCAACCAGAGACATTAGTTCTGTTCTTTATTATAATGATGACTACGAGGGCGGAGAAATTTATTTTCCCAATCAAGATTTATTAATAAAACCAAAACCTGGAATGTTTATTTGTTTTCCAGCTAAAGATGAATTCCCCCATCAAGTAAGAGAAATAAAAAGCGGATACCGTTGGTGTTCAACTAATTTTTGGTGTATTAAAAAAGATTAGGCCCTTAAGTCGCCAATTGCAACCCAAGTATTAGCTGCTCTTTTTATTAGGGTAACGGAAGACCATCTGGCTCTTAGTATTAAGCCTGGGGTAGCGTTTATTGTTACCCCACCAGCAGCAACAAGTGTTGTTGTTCCTGCTCCAGTTTGAAGAACACTTATTTGTGTACCAATTGGAAATGCTACGGAAGATTCAAGAGGAACAGTTAAGTTATTTGCTGAAGCGTTGTCTATTTCAACCAGCTTATCTTTATCTGATAAAGCAAGGGTATAACTGGCTGTTTGAGCATTCGTAATAACATTTGCTGGGGCAAAGTCTAAAGATATCGAGCCATTTCCAACTACTATTTTTTTATTCGTTGAATCCCAGGATATTCTAGCATCTGTAGTAGACGCAGAAGTAGACAGTGTTAATACTGGTGCAGTTATGGTTGGAGTAGAACCAAATGAAGTTAAGCTTGACGAAGTTACCCCTGAGGCAAGGGTAGATCCAGTTAAAGTTCCTGCTGCTGCTGTTATAGTTGCTGTTCCACCAAGCGATATTGACGTTCCATTAACTGTAAGAGAAGAATTTGTAAGTGCAATTGTAGGTGTTGATGCCTCTCCAGAGTTATTTGAAAGAGTTATTCCAGTTCCAGCAACAAGTGAGGCGACATAATCTCCAACCGTGTCGGTAGACAGATTAACTGCATCATTGATCCATGCCGTACCATTCCAACGAAGAAAGTCACCATTTGTTGCAGATGTAATAGTTACATCAGATAAATCATCAAGTACTGAACCAGTAAGATTTCCATTAAAAAATGACAAAGAGTTAAAGGCAGTTGAACCATTGCCAATTTTTAATTTATTTGTATCTGTAATAAATCCTATTTCTCCAGATGCAAGGATGGGATTAACTGATGTCCAGTTTGCGGCTGTGTCACGTCTTAATTGAATCTTAGAAGCCATTACGCATCCCCTCCGTCTATCTCGTCTACACCACCATATGAGTATATTGTGGCTGCTGACCCTCCGTCTATATTTATAGCACCTGAGCTATCAAGTAAACTAAAGTTATTTATTACATTATTATTATCTTTGTAAAAGATTTTTCCATCTGCATAATTAATTGCCAATTCGCCATGCTCTAATGATGTTGGGCTACTAGATGCTGTTCCAGAACGTTTTAATTTAATAACATTAGCCATCAAATAACTCTTTTACTTAAAGAATGGAGGGAAGTATGGAGGGAAATATGGAGGGAAATATGGAGGAAAGAATGGAGGAAAGAATGGAGGAAAATAAGGGGGAAAAAAAGGAGGGAAGAACGGAGGAAAAAAGGGAGGAAAAAAGGGAGGGAAGTACGGAGCGTACTTAGTGTAGTCAACATCTTCTTTTCTTGGATAAACAGTGTTTGATGTTGGAGTTTGAGATACAATTTCATCAAGCCTTGTTAAGTTTCCTCCAGAAGGGTCGTTCAAAGGAGTGTCGGTCACTGTGCCTTTGTCAAACTCTGCTGCAGTTAACTTTGGATCAGCAACTGCTGGCTTGTCTCCAACTATGTTTGGAACGTTATTTTTTCTAGGTCCCGATGAACTTCCACTGTTAATAGCCATAATTACGCCTGCATATCTCCTATTACAACCCAAGTATTAGTATCTAATTTAATTAGTGTAGCAGAAGACCATCTTGCACGCAACTTTAAGCCGGGAGTTGCATTGACAGTTACTCCACCTGCTCCAGCAATAGTAACTTGACCAGTATTACTTTGTAGTATATCTATCCTGTCCCCTATCGAAAAAGCCACAGAGGACTCAAGAGGTATGGTGAGAGTTATTGCGGATGTATTGCTTAGCGTTATTAACTTTGCTAAGTCTGTTAACTCAAGAGTATAAGACGTGCCTGTCTGAGCATTTAAAGTAGATCTAAAACCTGCCCTTGCTACCCCTGTAGCCAGCATCGTATCTGTTACGGTTCCAGTGTCCGTAGTCTTAACAACTATGGAACTTACTGCTATATTTGGAGTAGCCCCTTCTCCTGAATTGTTAGTAATAGAGATGCCCGTTCCCTCAACTAAGTTTTTAACATAAAAACCTGTAGTGTTTGTGCCGAGATCAATATTGCTATTTATCCATTGAGAGCCATTGTATTGCAAATAGTTATTAGGGGTAGCTCCAGTTAAAACCACATCTGAAAGATCGTCTAAAACAGAAGTTGACACAGTACCTGGTGGCCCTTCGGGTCCGGTAGGTCCAGCAGGGCCTTCAGGGCCAATTAGTGCACCTGAAACAGCGGCATAGATGGATACTCTAACGGAGTTTGATGCTGGAGCATCACTGAAATAAATCGTAATAGTATTTTCTGTTGTTGCTTCCCATGTAGTATTGATGGCTCCATATGGGGAAACATTTTCGCTTATAGATACTACAATGTCCCTCGTAGAAAGATTGTGAGTAATAGTAAAAGTTTCATCAACGCCGTTACCTATGGTTTCAAATTTTGTAGTTCCACCAATTGTTCCTGGGACTTCTGCATTTATCCATTGTGAGCCATCCCATTTTAATATATGGTTTGCAGTTGCTCCCGCTATTGCCACATCAGTTAAGTCATTAAGGGAAGCTACAGTTGATGCAACACCTGGAACATATTTATTTAGTCCGGCATCATATTTAAGAACATTTGTATCAGATGGGGTAGCTGCATCTATTTCAATTCCATCAAGGATTAAAGTATTTGTAGTTATAGATCCAGATACGGTTAAAGACGTTGCAGTTCGTGTGCCGTCAGCAAGTAGATACTGCGTATGATCATCGTCACTAAGTCCTGTCATTGAACCATGATCAGAAACAGCCGTAGATGAACCACCAGCACCAGATGATACAATTTGCCTTAAGTCTAGTAAATTAACAAATTTTGTTTTTACACTGTTTGCATACGCATTTGCTGTTTGAAAAACAATTTTATATAAAGGCCTAAATTCTACTACAGGAAACCCGCCTAAATCTAACTGTTCCCAAGTTGAAGCTTCTGCTGAACCTTGATCTGTGTATTGAGTTTGTCCCATTATAGATATAACTGGTTCGTTTAAATTATTTGTAGCAACCAAGAACATTACACCATACTTAGCATTATCTATGGCTGTGCTAGACCATGTGCCCCCAGTATTAAGATTGTACTGGGCTCTTGTTCCACCATTTTTAACTGGAAATTGAGTAGCCACATCTTTTTTCCAGTGATTATTTGTTCTATAAAATACAGGAATGTAAGCACCCGATTGCAGCCTCTGTTGCCATGTGTTTGCAGTTGGTGATGCGCTGTGTTCAATATCAACCTGCAGGTCTTCATCAAAAAATGTACCATCAGCTATATCTATTTTTGCGTGAGCGTCTAAGCTGCCATCGCCAATCAGAGTATAGTTATTGGCTCCAAAACCATTTGCAATTGCAGCTCCTCTAGTTCTATGAAGATACTCGTGTGTTGCCCAGTCTAAAGTGATGCCGTGACGCTCGTCGGCAAAGAAATAGGCTTTATTGTCTACTTCATTCCAATAAACATAAGCCGTTGGAGTGTCTTGATCCCAAGTAAAAAATGTAGTTTTATAGGCTAACGAACCAGATGAATTAAAATAGATATAATAAAGACCAGAAGTGTCTGGAATTTCTACTTTTTCTGTAGAAGTTTTAACATATCTTTTACCAGCACACCATACAGTGTAGCTAGTTGACACCGGAGCAATAGAAAACTCTCTCGTAGATTCATTAAAAGAAATAACGCTATCAGTTTTATCTTCATGTCCAATTGGTTCTGATGAAGGCCTGACTGCATTAACCCAATTCGTACCATCAAATTCTAGTAATTCACCATTGGCTGCAGAGGTTATAACAACATCAGAAACACTGTCTATAGATCCACTAAAAGAAATGTTAGGTGTTGCACCTTCTCCTGAGTTATTGGTTATTGTTATGCCGGTACCAGCAGCAAGTTTAGCAACATAATCGCCAATCGTATCTGTTGCTAGATTAACAGGATCATTAAACCAGTTAGATCCGTTATATCTTAAAAAGTTTCCATCTGCGGCATCATTTATATTAACATCAGAGAGATCAGAAATACCATGGTTAGAAATATTGGAAACTGTTCCTGTTACATCTCCTGTTACATTACCAGTTACGTTTCCAGTAACGTTGCCTGTCAACGGTGCTGTGACTCCAGCAAAAGTTACAGTGTTAGAAGTTCCTACAGCTTGACCTATTGAAATGTTGGGCGTTGCGCCTTCGCCAGAGTTATTGGTTATAGTTACACCAGTTCCAGCTACTAGATTCTTGACATAGTCACCTACAGTATGAAAACCAAGGGTTACGGAATTTGCTACAATAGAATTTAAATCTAAGTACGTAATTCCATCATTTGTAAACTGCCATTTATTATCTAGTTCGTTCCATCTTATTTGAACATTATTTTCAGAACCACGTTCAATCTCAATTCCTGCATTAAGTATTGGAGCACCAGTAAAGTTATGATTTAAAACTAAAATATTGTCTTCAATTAAAACTTCAGAAACATTAATGCTAACTGTATCTCCACCAATAACTAAATTTCCACCAACAGTAAGATCTTGTTCAATAGAAACATTTTTTTCACTAGTTACATTTTGTTCATCATTTCTATTTTGAAGCCAAGACCAAGTAGTTGCTATGGTGTTATTATTATCGTCTTTATAATAAACAATTCCATTAATTGGATCAAGAGCTATTTGCCCTTGAGTAATATTAGGTAGATTTGGTAAAGTCATTTTTTATGCCCTTTATTTGCTAGAATGTTCCGCCATCAAAGGTAATTCCGTCGATGGAACCTCCCGTAATACTAACATTATTTGCTGCTTGAGTTGCTATTGTTCCAAGTTCAAGGGCTGTACGGGCGCCTGAAGCACTTGTGGAGCCAGTTCCGCCGTTAGCTATGGCTATAGCTGTACCATTCCATACTCCAGTTGCAATTGTGCCCAGAGTTGTAATTGAAGACTGACCAACATAAGTTGAAGCAATGTCAATGCTGTCCCCATTAGATACAATGCGATCAGCTGTACCAACTACGTTAAACTCATTGCCATTTATCGTTAGACCATTGCCTGCAGTAAATGTACCAGCACCAGAAAACTGCGTGAAGGAAATTGCATCTGTGCCGATTGTTGCTGGACGACTTGTCTGCACCCAGCCGGTGTTAGCATAAGTTCCGGAGGTTACAAAGATAAAGTCTCCGCTATCTACCTCTGCTGCAGTATCAAAGTCTGCTGCACGTAGTGCTTGCCCTGAGGCTTGGACTACATAAATGCCGTTTTCTGAGGTAGTTGTCTGATTCTTTAAAAGAACACGGTCACCAGTTGCAAGTGTTACTCCGCCAAAGGTGTCTCCATTTTCAAGACCATTCGCAATTGAAACATTGGCGTTTGTAGTGGCTCTAGCTGATTCGTGAACGTGAAGTCCTTCAGCTACGGCATCTACATATGCCTTAGTTGCCGCATCTGCTGCATCAGTAGGAGTTCCAAGACCGGTGATCTTGTTGGTGCCCATTGCAATGGCACCAGTAAATGTTGCTCCAGACAACGCTGCAACGTCTGCAACCAAGGCAATTGTGCCAGTTGCGTCTGGGAAAGTTACTGTACGATCTGCGGTAGGGTCACCTGCAGAAATTGTAAGTTCAAAGTCATTTGCCGTAGAACCTTCCATTACGATTGCTGAAGTAAGTACTCCGAACTCAGTAATGTTATGAAGGTTTCCAGTTGTAATTATAGTACCAGAATTATTTGGCAAAGTAATAGTATTATCTGCTGTAGGGTTTGTTACTGTAAGTGTTGTTTCGTTATTATCTGCTGATGAACCTTCAAATACAATGCTTGAGTCTGAAAGTGTAAGTCCTGAAACTACTGGGCTTGTTAGAGTCTTGTTTGTAAGAGTCTGAGTGTTTGTAGTTCCAACTACTGCACCAGTTGCACCGTGAGCTTCTGTTGCTCCTGTGTGCGTTGTCAGGTTTCCTGCAACTGTCGATGCTGAACCATACGCATCATAAGTATTTGCTGTTACTGAAATCGCACCTGTTGAATCAGTATAGGTAAGACCTGTTCCAACTGCATTTCCAACTGCATCTTGTGCAGCTTCTGTAAAGTCTGTAACGGCACTTGCTGCAATTGCAATGTTTGCTGTTCCAGCTGCAGTCAAACGACCTTGTGCATCAACTGTGAATGTTGATACAGCCGTAGCTGAACCATAAGATCCACCAGTTACTGCTGTGTTATCAAGATTTAGAGTAAGAGTATCAGTTGCAGAAGCTACAGATGTTAAGCCTGTGCCACCAACTATAGTGAATGTGTCTCCACCAGAAATAGTGAGATTGTCACCACTGTCTGCGTCTACTGTAAATGAAGTGGATATGGAAGCTGTTCCAGCTGCGGTCAGACGACCTTGAGCATCTACTGTAAAGGTTGGAATTGCACTAGCTGAACCATAGGACCCAGCTGTTACAGATGTGTTATCAAGGTTGATCGTAATTGTGTCAGTAGAACCAGCTACAGAAGAAAGTCCTGTTCCACCCGAAATGGTGACAGTGTTTGAACTATCTACCTGCTGTTCTGTGCCAGAGTCACCAGTAATTTTAAAACCAGTAAATGAACCAGCTGAAGTAATTGCTGCAGCTACGAATGCTGTTGTTGCAACTTTGGTGCTATTGTCTCCCGATGTTTGAGTAGTAGCTGTTGCAGAAGAACCTAGTGCAACAGAGCTTGAAAATGTAATGGTTCCAGAAAATGTTTTGCTTCCTGAAATTGTCTGAGTACCAGTTAAGCCTACGAATGCACCAGGTCCAGCGATAGCCAATATTGATGTTGCGTCGCCGCTTGAGTCACCTTTTCCATAATAGAGGGTTTCGTCTACTTCATTAAATGCTAACTCTGCATTCTTTAATCCGGATGGAGCTCCTGCTGCTCCACTAGTCCTTCTTCTGATTCTAATTATATTAGCCATTTTTAAAAGTTTCCTCCATCTGTAACGTCTTTTTCAGCATAATTTACCCACTGAGAGCCGTTGTAACGCAATACGTTCCCACTGCTTGCTTGATTAATAGTAACATCTGTTAGTCCATTTAAAACTGACTGAGTAGATATACTTGTCTCTGCTGAAATAATTCTATCTTTAATTGTTAAATGCGAACCTGCAGGATTAACGCCTAGGACAGTTTGAATTGCTTCTATTGCATCATTTGCGTTTGCATGCTGAAGGTGGTGTGGCACACTTCCTGAATTTAGTGTGTCATTGGCTGCTGGGTTGATTAAAATATCTAAAGAACTTGGGTAATTTGTTGCCATAATGAATCCTTAAATTGATAATATTTTTGTAGCTGTATTTGACCAAACTATTGACATTGAAATTTGATCTAAGGTGTCAACAAAAGGTAAGCCTTCTGCTGTATCTATATAAGATATTAGTCTTGAATTTTGTTCCGAACTCCCCTGCTTAAACAGAACCATTGCTTCAAAGCCATAGTTTGAAGGCAGTGTTATAGAAAGATCATCTCCATCTATTGTTCCTAAGCTGTTTGTTAGATTAGAAATTGAAGAAGTTGTATATACTCTTGCGCTCAAAGGTATGTCTGAAACAAATTCATGAACATTTTGATTAGCAGTATATTGAGAAGAATTAATTAATATTAGTTTAAATTGGCCTTCACTAAAATTTAGATTTCCATTTAAAATAGCTTCTTTAGTTTTTGCGTAAACAAAATTAGCCACTTTACACACCTATGTCTTTAGATAAAATAATTCTATATTTATATCCAGTTTCAAAATAGTCACTGCCAACAGTATTAAAAACAGGAGTTGCATCTAGTGATGGAAAATCTATGTAGACTTCTGGTTTCCAAGAATGAATAGAGATTTCTGTAGTTACATTTTGCCATCTTGTAGGATGAGTCTGTATCTTTTTTCTTTGAACTTTAAAATATGTATTATTTAAAAAGTTAGTAGCTGGTCTAGAACTAAAATAAACTGTAACCCTACCATTGTTGTAGTCATTGTCTATATAGAAATCTCCATTAGATGGATCTACATTTTTAATATAAAACTGTGGATTTTTAGCTAATATTTGAACTGTCGTGTAGGCGTCTGATCTGATTGATTTATCTTCTACAAGCAATTCTTGAACTACAGGTACTGTATAAGAATTAAATTGCGAAGGAGTAGCTGACTGAGCTTGAGTAAATACTATTTGCTCTTCTGTAATAGACTCATTAGCTGCATCCAAAAAGCCGACTAGTCTTATTGCATACTCAACGCCAGACTGTCTAGGTGCGTCCCAATAAAGTTTAAGTGTTCTTGAAATCTGATTATAATCAGCTATTGTATTGATAGTTAAGAATGGGTTGGAGATGACTGATGGCGTTGCAGCTGTTGTTTGAACTACAAACTTACTGTTTATCAGTGAAGATATTTTAATAGTTTTACCGAATCGGATAACAACCATGTTGTCATCAACGACTGCATACTCAATTAGTGGAAGCGACACATTAATCTCCTGTTTTTTATATCACTTATTTAGTAACGAAAAGTATAGGAAAAAGCAACAGAGGAGTGGCCCGAAAGCCACTCCCCCGTCACTAGGATAGTCGTAACTATAACTTTCCTAAGATTAGATGGTGTTAACCACACCGACCTCGTAGTTACGTGCAAGGTTAACATTCTTAGCAACGGTGATACCTTCACCATCGCCAAGCATAACGATGTCGTAACGCTCTTTCATCTTCATCTGACGAATGTCACGGCTTGGATCGTCGAACTGATCTGTGCTCATATCGTCCTTGACGAGGATTGTTCCAACCTCGTTGCGGTCGATAAGGAAGATGTCTGACTTTGCTGGTGTTGCACCGCTCTTAGCTGTGAAGCTAACGAAAGGTGAAACAATAACATTCAAGCCCATTGGAGCGGTTGCGTTGATTGCTGCGTCAGGGTTGCCTGGGCGGAAGCCCCAGCTGGTATTGACTGCAGAAGCTGCGCCACCCATGTGGAAGATAGCGTCCTTAAGGAACACTGACCACATCAATGGATGAAGGATAAAGTCTGTTGGTACATGCTTTTCTGCCATGAGCACTGCTGCCATGTCTACGATGTCATCCCAACGGATGGTGTCGTTGGCCAAGCCATCGATACCAAGACCGGTTGTATCATCATATGCATTGTCAACATTGTCAAAGACGATTGTTGCAGCGTCCTTGAAACGGCTAAGTGCAATCTGCTCCTTGAGACGTGCCATAGCGCGTCCAGCAGCTCTTACGTGGAGACCAACGATGTCCCACAATGAGTCGGCAATGACTTCTTCGGTGAATGAAAGCTTGACACCCTTTTTGGATACCTTGCCCTCAATCTGCTTTGCGAAGGCTAATGCCTGCTCTGGGTATTCTTGTCCTTCTGGGATCTCTGCTGCTTGAATTGCGTTGACTGCAGGAAACTCTAATGAGCGTCCTTTGCCTAGGCGAACAACTGATAAAAGCGGTGTCACCAACAATTGTGGTTCTGCTGCTTCTCTAAGGGTTCTAGAAATAACTTTAGGGAAAAGTGCGGCAGCGTCGGCTGAAGCAAAGGCTTCCTTGATTGTTACTCTGTTGTCTTGATCAATGTGTCCGTCTTCGGCCAGCGCGGCTTCCCAAGCTGGGAGACCCGAGAGGAGCTCTTGTATTGTTTTACTCATCTTAGGATTATTCCTCCTGTGTTATTTTCTTTTATTGTTGTATTAGTGTTGATCAGAGCGTTAAGTTGACGCGGAATGCGCCCTTAACGTTATGTACGTCCAGGTTGCTACGGATTCCAAGCTTGCCAGAGAATGCACCTGAACGAGTAAGTTCAAATACAGTCTTCAGTGCGCCTGGATCTGAAGGAAGCTGCATGTAAGATAATAAGCCATCATCATAGTTGGTGGCGAATGTTTCTACTTCTACTACCTTACCAACCTGGAGGTAAGAATAGACTGAACTGCTTGCGAGGAAGTCAGTTACAGCTGCCAGAACTGGACGGCCCATATGGTCCGCACGAACAAGGCTACCAACTGTTACGTTAGCGTTGACTCCTTCAACCATTGGGTACTCAACGTAACCATGGGTAATGAAGCCTGCACCCTGTGATGTGCCCTTATCGAATGGGCGGTAGAGGTCGTACTGAGCGACGCCTACTGGAATTGATCTTGCGGCAACTGCGACTGTGTCAGTTGCACCAGAGCTGTAGCTTGGGGTTGCACCATCTAATGGATTCCAGCCCGAAGTTACATCGCCCCAAGTAACCGAAGAGGAGGTTCCGTTTGCTGGAACTACTCTTGCATCACCATTGGCGTCAGCTACTACTGAAAGAATGGTACCCTTAGGAATAACGATCTCAAAACGATCATCTTCACTGTCTGCGTACCATGTTGGAAGACCAACATGTGGAAGAAGGTAAGCTGCTGGAGCGATACCCTCGGATACTACGAAACGGCCTGAACCTGTCTTAGTACCTACTTTGCGAAATTTTGCTAAACTCATTTATATCTCCTTGAATTTCTAGTTTATTATTAAAGCTTGCGACGGCCCATAAGTGCGTCTACAAAAAGTTGTTCTGGTGAACCGTCTTCTTTTACTTCTTCTTCAATCTCTTGCTTGTCTAAAGTGATGACATTATCTTCACCCTCAACAACTGCGACTTCGGAATTCATTTCTGGAATTGTGTTCTTTGAACTCTTTGCAACTGGCATTTTTGCAAGATCTCTTAAAGAGTCAGCCAACGAGCTTGCGCTACGCTTTGTGTGCTCTTCAATAAGATCTTCTCTGCTTTCGCTTGGCTCTACGCCTGTTGCAATTTTTGTATCCACAACTCTTTCTGCAAGAGTTCTATGGAGTGCATTCTTAAGCTTCTTGTTTTCTTCTTCAAGAAGTTGAACTTTATTATCTGACTCGCTTGCGTCTTGCTCAGAAGCGCTATCTGTGCTAGTGAGCTCTGCATTTGCGTCTTCAACTTCTTTATTCTCTTCAGCGACTTCAGAATTAGCTGATTCAACTGCTTCTGGGGCAAGTTCTTCTGCTGATTCTGGAACTACTGTAGACTGTTGCTCATTAGCATCTGGTGATGTTGATAAGTCTTTTGCGAGTTCGGCTTCAAGTTGGGCAATTCTTTCATTTGCTTTTTTGAGAGCTTCGACTGCTTCGTCTTTTTTGTCTTCTTCATCCTTGACTGGCTCTTCTGCTTCTGGAGCATCAGCAGCAGGAGTTTCCTCAACTGCTTCTTCGGCCTCTGGTGCTGTTTCTGGATCCTGTTGTGCCTGCTCTACTGAGCCTGATGCGATTGCTGAGAGATCTTCACTAAGGCCCTCAATTGCTGCTAGGACATCGTCCTGCTGAACATTGTCTTTCATCTTTGAATTCTCCCCATGGGTATTATTAGATTTATTCTCGTTAGATAGTAATGATTCGTCAGATTTATTGTAATTTTCACTTTCATGAACAGCCATAGCGGTTAGGAAGGCACCCTTTAAGTGTAGATAGAGGGGCTTTGATTCCTTTTTTTTCATAGGCTTTAGGATGGATTCATTCTCTTCTAAAGAATAAATATTTTCTTCATCCATAGAAAGAATAAAGGCAGAACTCTTAGCAACCCATTCTGAATCAGATGTTTCTAAAGAGTCAGAACCTGGTGACTTAACTGAACGAACGCTTGACTTTGAGTCTGCTGGTTGATTAACAAAAGAATACTCCTTAAAGGAAATATCTTGCATGTCGATATATGAAAGTTTACCCTTGTAAACTTGACCTCTCTTGTATCGAGTTACTGGTGCTTTTCCACCAGACTCTGAGGCTAGATCTTCTCCGCTAATCGAGCAGACTGCTTTTCCAGCTCGTCCACCTACTGATCCGGTAAGATATCTTTTGTCTAAAACTTTTTGGATTGCTACAGGATCTGTGATAGCAATTTGCAAACGAACAAATGATGAACCGTCTGCTTCTTTATCCATTCTAGCTGCCATAACTCTGCCCATTGGCTCTGAGTTAAGATCATGATTCAAAATGATTGGCTTTGGATAAGGCTCAACCCAAGACTGCAATGCCTTTTCCAGCTCTATAGCTGAATAGTTATTATAATTTCCGTGTCAGACCTTCATGAATGGCTGCAACTTCAATTATTAAACCTTGATGTGAACTTACTGCTTCTTCAAAAGAAAAATTTGTTTTTGAAAAATCAGGAAGTTTAACTGTGAAATTTTCTACAAAATCGAAACTCATGAAGTTCTCCGTGACTGCGCAGCTTTGGCTGCTGAAATATATAGTAATTTACTTTTATAACATTAAACAATTTTATATAAAAGATATCATGTTTTTACAGAGTTTTCAAAAATTAAGGCTTCTCTAGGGTCACCTTGTCTTCTAAAAACATCTAACATCTGCTCATGCATAATATGCGGTGCATATAAATAGCTTGCGCAGCCTAAGGAATAGCCTTTTTTGGTAGCGTTTGCTGACCATCCAAGATCTTCCCCTTGAGAGTGTACCTCGTAATTTACATTTTGATACACTTTTTTTGACATCATTTTTGCTGCCATTATGATATCGCTTTCGAAAAAGGTTCCGATTGGATAATTTCCGGTTCTTGTTGCCTTAAATTCTTCTTTATCCAGCCATGTCATAACACTTGGAAAGTCTGTGCCAAATGGAGTCATATACATCAATGGATTAACTGCGTCAATTCCATCATTGATATGACCAATCAATAATTCTAAAGTAGAATCATTTTTAATTATTATATCAGAATCTAAACTAAAATAATAGTCTGGATCCAATTCTCTTACTCTATTCAATAAAGAGTTTCTAAGATTGACCATATTTTCATATTTAGAAATTGTCCACTGTCTTGAATTCTGGGCATGTTCAAAGTGTGGAATGTCTTCTCTTGTATTTATTTCAAAATGAGGAATTTCTCTGTGGTATTTTTTCCACAACATCAACATATCAACTGTTTTGTCGTCATCTGGAGAGACTTCAAATACAAAACCTATTTTACTAAGAGGAATTGATTGTCTTTCTATCGCAGATGCCCACAATGGAAAGATCCACTCTCTTTTATAAATAGGACAACCTATAATAAGTTTCATTATTCAGCTTCTGTTTTGCTCTGTACTTTTTCTTCTTTTGCAGCTGGCTTCTTGGCTGGTGCTTCTGCCTTAGTTTCTTCTTTGACTGGCTCAGCGATTTCCTCAACTAAAGCTTTTGTATCTTTTACTGGCTCTGGAGAAGCCTGAACTTCATCTTCGTCTTCGGTAATGTAATCAAGGACTTGCATGATTCCATCAACCAACTCTACCATTATTTCAAGCGCTAAACGAATTTGACCGTTTTGTACTGCTGTATTAAATCCTTCAACTGCGTCTTCTGTCAGGAGGTATTGCTTTGCAATATCTGAAGTAATTATGATTCCCATTATTCCTCGTTTGCTATGTCGACTTTTTTGTCTTCGTCTTCTACTATCACAACATTATACTGTTCTTCGAGCAAATTTTCAACCAAAGACAACCAAGTGGGATCTGATCTTTTTATGTTTGGAGAAGTATTTCTCTTTTGCTGATTCTGAGGCCTAATAGTATTGCCTGGACCCCTTCTGTTGGATGGAAGATTTCTTTGTCCAGCAGGAGCTGAATCCTGCTTGTCTCCATCTTTCATTACATCTTTCATTGGCTGATCTTGTTGCATCTGCTTTTGTAGCTTTGCTTGATTCTTTGCCTGAGCTGCTGCTATGTCTATCTGAACTTGTCCCTGAACGGAACCAAACAAACTGTCCATCTCAGCATCTGGGTCTTCGCCAAGTTTAATTCTTGCTTCTTCTATTGTAATTAGAGAGTTAACAAACTTTTGAATTATGTGAGTTTCTTTCTTAACCTGAGTATCGACGTCTATCTCATTAAACTTAAAGTAACATCTGTCAGACACCGTAGAGTCAAGAGGATTAACAAGTGGATCAAATCCACCCTCAAACAAAAGTTCATTAAATATATTAACTCTTACCATCTCAGCAAATTGCTTTTGATAATGCTTAATTTTATCATAGAGTGCAGTGTCCAGTCTCTCTGTAACAGCTCTGTTACCGCCTCCAAGGCTCATTCCAAGGTGGTGTGGTGCTACACCAAGGCCAATTGCAACTCTTTCCTTAAAATGGTCCAGATACGCTGATGCGTCAAGTGCTGATCCATTTGATCCAATAACTTCAACATCATGTCTGTAAGGAAGAATAAGTCCACCTTCTGCTCTTAGGTTCTCAATTTCTGCAGCTGCTTGATCTATCTCTTCTGGTTCTGCTGGTTGATCTGCAGTTCCAATTCTGTACTTATAAAGTGGGAACAGTTCTCTGTGAACTAAGTTTTGAATGTCTTCTTCCATTTGACGAAGTGCAACAACATCGTCTAAAACATTAGACAAGAATGGTGTACCAAAAGCTCTACCTGGTTTTTTATCAAATGATAAATGCACAACTTTTTCTGCTGGCCACTGTGGATCTCTATCGGTTGGAGCATAGGTCAAAGGGTTAGTTCTCTGAAGGTAAGACTTTGGTCTGTTATGCTTATCTCGCAATATTCTCGCTTGCTCAGTTGGAATTAAATAATAGCCAACAATTGGGTCTGTTCCATTGACCGCATTTAATCTAGTTGGAAAATACTCGGTTAAATCAGCTCTAGCTTTAACAAAGAACACATTAGCAAACTTGAAAAGTTGATCTGACAAATCAATAAGAAAATCAAGAAATGGTCTTCTCATTGCCATTTCCATATAGTCAATTCTTTGATGCAGATATGCTACTGCTTCAGGATTTTCTCCAATAATTTCCCAACCCTCTTTCCAAAACAAATCTCTATATTTAGAAATAGCTTGCTTAACATAAGAGTCGGTATCTACTGCTTGAATAATTCTATCAAAGTTATATGGAGATGGCTCAAAGTTTGTTCTGCCAGTGTAGTAGTAATTTACGCCACGATAACCAAGTGCTAAGGCAGCAACTTTCATTGTCTTGCCTAAAGAACCTATTTTATCTGGTGACATTTGTGCTGATTGAAAATCAAGCTCATTTATGTCTGCCCTTCTAAAGGGCAAATACTCACGTAATGGCATAGTTAACTACACTCCAATTTATAAACTGATATTGCTGTATAGTACAGCAAATGGGCTATTTAATTCAGCTTTAGCCTTGAATGTCCTGGAAGGTCTTCTTCAGGATAATATCCTTGATTGCTTCAAGCCAAAAAACAGTCTCTGGCTCTGAGAAGTCACTCTTATAAGCTAAGTTAGAATTCGTAATTTTAATAGTAATATTAAATTCTTTTTCTTCTACTTGGCTTTCAGTTGGTTCTACTGTTTCTTCTGACATTACTTTTCCTTCTTTGTTGATTGAGCGGGTACTTCAAACCCGTCATTTTGTGATTGCTTTTGGGTCAACTGTAAAGTTAACTGTTTAATAGTTGCGTCCTTGACCACTATTTCTGTGATCAACTGAGATATTTTTTCTTGAAAGGACTGAACTATGAGATTGATATCTATATTTTGGTCATTCATAATCTAAGATTATACCAGACGAGATTCTAGTTCATCAACTTTTGCAGAAAGTTCTTGAATTGCTTTAATCATTGGAGAAATAAATTCTGTATAGGAAAGCACTTGCAAAGAATCTTCATCGGCTTCATTTTCTAAAGACCATCCTCCAAAAGATTCTGTATATTTTTGATAAGTTTCTTTTACCTCTTGAGCTATTAAACCATATTTTCTAACATTATTTAAAGGAGAATATTCTTTTGTTAATGACATAAAATAGCTTACTGGTCTTAAATCATTTATAAAATTTAAACCTAAATTAGTTTCTAAAATATTGTTTTTAAGACGAACGTCCGATGTTTGAACCGCTCCATTAAAATAAACTTGACCATCATATCTTACCCTAAAAAGATTAGGAGAACTATTATTGTGATTAGATATTCTTAATGGATAGTTATTTGGATTAGCATCGTTTGTATCTGATCTTATGTAAACAATAGTTTGACCACCATCTGCACCAATTGGTACTCCGGGAGATGATTCTCCATAATTTAATCTAACATTGTTTAAAACTCTTAGACTGTTGCCAATAATAAAATTATCACCAATGTTACCAGTTGCTCCCGAAAGTGCTCCAGAAAATGTTCCAGAGGTTGCAGTTAAATTTCCAGCTGAATCAACTTTAAATGGTGCACTTGCTGCACTAGCTCCACCAATATAAATATCTCCACCCCTAACTGTTCCAGCAAAGGTTCCAGAAGTTGCAGTAATCGCTCCAGTTATATTTGCATTTGTAGCTGTCAATGCTCCAGCTGGTGTTACTCTAAACTCTGCGTTAGCAAATGTTTCATTTCCTAAATAAATGCCATTAGAGTCTGCTTTAAAAACATTTTCACCAGAACCTATTTGTATGGTTCCTCCTGAAAGTGCTCCAGTAAATGTTCCACTAGCTGCAGATAACTCTCCTGTAAAAGTTACCTTGTTATTTGCAAAGTCATAAAATAAATAGCTTGCATTTGTTCCAATTTTAAACTCACTTGAATCGGCGGTATTGCCAGAGTTTCTGCCCCATCTATTGTTTGAGTTAAAATACAAAGACGAAGCTGATATGCTGCCTCTTATCGATGCTGAACTAAACTCTGCTGTTCCATCTCCTTTGATTGTCCAACCTTGACGACTTCCTATTGGAACACTTGGGTCGTAATTAGAAGATTTTAATATTGAACCAGATCCATTTAAAATTATTTCATACGCACCGATTGTTCCAGCCCTAATTTTGTCAGCTGTTAATGTAGCAATATATTGACTTCCTATTTGAGGAGTGGCTTGATCAGATTGCAAAGGAGTGTAGGTGGCTACCACTCCAGCACTGTTTACTGCTGCAACTTGACCCCAATATCTTCTTGGAGTAGAGTCAGTAGTGTTTTGAACAGAAACTGTAAAAACGTTAGATTTATTTCTACCTTGTGCAACTGGAGTTCCGGTACCTAGTGCATTGTCATATAACCTATAGGCGTAACTATCTAGGTCAATATCATTCAATGCATCAAAACTAAACATCACAGTTTCAAAGAAGGTTGTAATTACAAAATTTGCTATTGGCGAAGGTGAAGTAGCAACAGATGGCATCTTTACTCTGATGGCTTCTGGTGCTTGATCTATAGCAGAAAGCTCTACGTTTTTTGGCTTAAGGGTAAATAAATAGTTTGCGTCTGGTTTAAGTCCGTGTAATAGTTTTTGATATAATTGCCATTATCTAATTACTCCTGTGCTTGCAAAAACGATTGAAGATTCTATTTCTTCATTTCCGAGTGATAAATTATAATTTTTTCCAAATGCGTATTTGGTCATGTTGAAACCAGTGCCCGTTGAGGCGGTATTTTTTTCTGGTAACAGCTCTATTTCAAAAGCAAAAGTGCTGTATCTATCTGTCAACTGTACCGCATCTGTGTTCTTTGTGCTAAACGAAAAAATTTCTGCATCAGCGTTTAATGATTGAGCGTACATGTCCACTGATTCTTCGGTACGAACAACAGATTGACCAGTTCCAGATGCGGAAGTTTTTATTATTTTTATTCTAACTTTGCCTTTGTCAGGACCTTTGTCTGCATAAATCTTTAGATTTGGTCCATCAAAAGATCCTAAGATTTTAGCTCCAGGAACTGTGGTTGACCCATTTATCCAAGAAGAAGGATCTCCAAGATAACCAATTTGTGCAATTCGTGTATTGGTTGCTGCTTTGTTAACTACATGAGAATAGTAATCAACATAACTAACTCCTAAGACAGTTGTTGAGCCCATGTAATTAGATCCTGAAGGACTTGTTGTTGAAACATAGTTTGATTCAACAAGAGAAATGTACTGAATATTATCTGAGTGATAATACAAATAATAAGAACCTGCTGGTTGCTGACCCAAATTAATATCGGCAACAGCTTTAAAATATAAATAACCTTCTGGATCTAAATAGCTATAAGTTGGAACTTGAGTTGTTAATGTTTCGTAAATAACAAGAAAAGAATCTTGATCAAAAGACTGAACTACAGATCCACCTATATAAGAATAAACTTGACCAATATTGTAGTCTTCAAGAGAAACATTTATCCAGTCTCCAGATTTAATATTATCATTTATATTTGGAAAACTAATTAATCTTCTTACTGGAGCTTTAACAGAGGTAGTTAAAGCTGATGTTGTATAATAATTAAACCATGCCATAATTAAACCTCTTTGTATAAAATTTCAAAATCATAAGTATTTAATTTTTCGTCATCAATTTCGATTTCAAAAGAAACATTGTACTCATGACCGCCACCTATTTTTTGCACTGATTCAAAGCCTACTATATTTAGATTAGAGTAGGGCCTATTATATAAGTTCTCATAATAATCTTGTCTTGCACTAGTGTAATCTATTGAACTGGCACTGATTGGAAAACTTCCATCTTCTAAATTATGAGTATGGTTCGCTAAATCTATTCCACCTATAGTTGCACCTTCGGCTAAATCAATCTTTCCATAAATGGTTCCACCATCTATTCTTAGATATTGCGGATGTGCATCGCCGTCAATGTCATCTAAATCATTGTGAGAAGATCTAAGACTTTCTCTTTTTGATAAGTCAACAACTATAGACTCAAAAATATCAGAGTACTTTTCTACATCTTGTTGACTTGGATTAGCTAAAGTAATTTGTCTTTGTTTTCCAAATTCTTCTAATTGAATAATGTATCCAACATATCTTCTTTTTAATCTAATTGTGTCTGAATAAGCTGATAATCTTTTGCCTGCTGTTATTCTTCTTTCAACTAGGTCAGCTGTTATTGAACCTAAGTTGCCAACAATCGCATTAGAAGCAACGACCATTTCCCCAGCTAACATCGGAGCAAGTCGGCCCAACGAAGTAGTTCCTAGGTCTAGCATTATTGGCTCTATTAGTTTTGATTTAAAAGTTAAAGCCGGAAGAAGATAGTTTTTATAAAATACTTCTGAAGTGTCTACCGAATCTCTTTTTATAAGATTGATTATAGAATTTGTCTCTGCACTTAAAGAGTTTACTCTGATCGAAAAAAATGCTTGAAATTGTGCGGCTTGTTTTTTAGAGATTTGATCCAACTCGGATTGTGGGAGTGGGATTGCGTTTGTTGTGATTTCCTTGGCAAACTGTTTCGTATAGTGCGTGACTGTCTTTGCCCAATCTGAGAGGTGTTTTGCAATTTCGCCTTCGGTTTCATCTTTATACGTTTCTCCTAAATAATATATAACTATATTTTTTATTATTAATATCTCTTCATACAAATAACTTAATAATTTTTTTAAAGATAATAAATAACCAAAACTTGAATGGGACAAAGCTAATTCATATTGCTTAACAAGTTCTCTACAAGACCTGCATTGATGTCTTGATGCATAAAGATACTCTTCGTAGCAAATAAACTGTGGCCTTGGAGTTATGACTGTAGCAGAAACGGTTCCCGGCTCATTTTTAGAAGAGTGTTTTTCAGCGTCTTTCCAAACGGCCGAGTGGGCTACGTCTAGGTCAGGATTTAAATATGGATTAATATTTACTAAATGTAAATTGTTATCAATTTCTTCTAGCAATTGGTTAACCATATTTTCTGACTCAAGAACATAAGATCTAACTTCTTGAATTGTAGTCTGAGAAACATTGTTACCATATACAGAACCTAGTCCGCCACCTGCTTTAAACTCTTGTGCTCTTTTTTCTATAGAGTTAAAACTTGAAACATCAGAATATGGATCTGCAAAAACGTCTTCAACTGCATTTGAATTACCTAAACCATAGTTAGCCATAATTTAAAAAACCTGTCTCTTTATAGGTGAACTAGCTCTTCTGCTAAAACCCTTTTTAAAAGTTGCTTTATTACTCAATGTCGATGTTCTATTCGCAACTTTGTTTACATCTTTATCATCATCGTCATCTTTGTCGCCAGCTCCTGGCATAAAAAACGTATTTGAAAATGTGTTTGTTTTTGTAGTATATCTTGCTTTGTGTAAATCGTTATAATTTTCTGTTATAGATAGAAGGGCAAGAATCAATGCATCGTGCGCGTGATCCTGTGCTGATCCTCCGGCTTCAAAAACTGGTCTACCAGTCTGTGTGGTTCTCATAACAACATAGGATATTAATTGCAGGTAAAGTTCGTCATCTTTTTCTGGAGCTACTAAAACTTCTTTTTCAAGATACTGTCTTAAGTTGTCAACCATGTATGGTTTAATTTCTTTTTTAACTGGCATTTTTGTGTATGGATCTCTTAGCTCAATTGTCTCACCAAAGCTAACGCCTTTAACTTTTTGCTTTAATCCTGTGTTAGGATTTTCTACACCGTATTTATGAAGAAGCTCAACTTGAACCTCGCCAAAACCTCGGTCAACATAAATATGTTTTGGTTGAAAAATATTATTTAATTCAACTATTCTTGAAACAGCTTTCGTCAAAGTGTATTCAGATCTTTCTATCTCTTCTCTAAAAGCGACTCTAACTTTGTTTCTAAATCTTTCTTCTTCATATGTATCAGAGCATGCTTCAAGAACGACTATGTTTGTTCCTGCTCCATATTTGTCCCAGTCGACACCAATGACATGAAAACTTCTAGCTGAAGTTAACTCTGCGTGATAATCCCAACTTGGACTAAGAAAAGCTTTATCAACATACTTTCTTGGATATACACCTTCTGCATCTTCTCCCCAGTCTGCTTCAATTTCATGTCGATAACCAATCTCGGAATATTGTTCTCTAAATTCGTCTTCTTGATCTTTAGAAAAATAAGGGTTGCAATATGAAGGAAACCAAAACTCTTTGAATCTAGTACTTCTACACCATTCCCAAAAACGCTCTCTTCTACCAGTTGGAGTAGAGGCGCCAATCAACACTTTGTCTGGCTGGTCTTCTGCTGTCTTTTGGAGCATTGCGTATAGAGCGTCCAGGTCGTCTGCGTGCATATAGTCCATTTCATCAAGAACAATAACATGTGCTTCCTGACCACGAGCAACGTCTGATTTTCCTCCCGAGCGCATACCCGAGGTAAAGAATCTAATTGTTGATCCATTCGTAAATTGAATCATAAATTGAGGACTAGTAACTTTTCTAGTTATTGAGTTCATCACTATTTCGTTTTTAGATGCAAGCCTTAATATCTCTTGGTAAATAAGTTCTACGTGAGATTTCATTGGCGCAATAACCAAACAGCGTCCGTCTTTATGTGTATAGCTGTAGTGCAACAAATAAACTGCCATACTAAAAGTTTTGCCTAAACGACGACCAGCTCTTAAAACTTTTCTTAATGATGGGTCTCTTAAAATAAGAGTTTGATAAACTCTTGTTTCTGCTTGAAGGAACTGCCTAGCCCAAACACAAGGATCTTTGGCAACGTGAATCTGCCTTTGTTGTTCTGCAGATATTCCCATATCCAGCAATTCAAAATCTAATTCAAAAGGTTCGTCAACAAGAAGTGCTAACTCTTTGTTGGACAGCAGTCTTTCTTCGACTGGACTTCCATCAGCCCAGTTTAGGTGATTTAATTTATTTTCAAAAACCCATTCAATTCTATTTATTTGTTTATAGGTTTCAATGTCTTGAGCTTTAATTATTTCAATTAAATCTTCTCGTGAAAGTTTTTCTAAATCTTGTCTAAATTTTTTTGTTTTACTTGATAATGCTGTTGTCATAAATTATCCAAAATGTGCTGCCATCATTCCGCCTTCAGATCCAAGCATGCTTCTTGCATTTAATCTTGAATTTTGAATTGCCATTACTCCTCTGGCCCTCGATGTTGCTGCTACTTCGTTGTCCTTAAATCCTGCTCCAAATATTGGTTTATTAAGTGTACCTTGCATTGACTTCATAGCGTCTTTGGCAAAGTTTACTCCACCCATCATCATGTTTCCTACGCCTTTACCTATATCATAGGCTAGAGTGGCATAACCAAAAGCACTAAAGGCTTTTCCAGCTGTTTTTCCATATGTTGAAAGATATTGTCCACCCATTTTTGCAGCTGTTACTTTGTCTCCTGCTTGAAATGCTGTTTTTGCTAAAGTTGCAGATGAAGACCTAATGCCCTTTACTCCACTATTTAAAATATCCATAGCGTCGTCTGTATAACCTGAAGTTCTAGTTGCAATTGACATTGCTGATTTAGCTGATTGACCCGCATCATCTAAAACGCTTAGTGTGCCACCTGCAGTTCTGCCCAACTTTGTTTTTTCCAATGCGCTTGCAAAAGAAGCGGTTGTTCTTTTTCCTACTGCAGTATCTGCAAAGTTTGCAAAGTTGCCATTGTTCATTATATTATAATGACCAAATATAGACTTAGAAAGCTCTCCTGGAATCGTTTCATAGATGGCTCTAGTCCTGCCTAAAGCAGATGCTTTTGACCCTATCATTGAGTCTGCTGCTCCAGTTTTTAATATTCCAGAAACTACATCATCAGATACACCAACATGTGGCCCCAATAGAGTGCTCTGAGCAAAAGCCGTTGCACCTTCTCTAGCAAAATTGGCATTAGTTAATTTTCCAAGCTTAATTATGCTGTCATCTAATTTTGTTAATCTGTCGGCTGCTTTAGTTCCTCTATTGAGAACTCTTTGCTGAGACCTTGTAGCTGTTCTTCCGCCTAATGCTGCTCTAAGATCATCTGCTTTAGTTACTGCTTTTTCATAATTTATTGCTCGGTCTGCTGTTTTAATTCTACCAAAAACACCACCAGTATAAATAGCATTATCTGCTGTGTTATTTATTACATCATCGCCATATCTTGCAGCTGCTCTTTTTCTAATGAAATCTGGCTTCATTGCGTAGTCAACTATTCCAGCAATGTTCTGAAAAGGGTTATATGGTGCAGCTTTTCCTCTCATACCAGTTAATCTAGCTACCGAGTCAAACCTTGTAAAACCAAGTGGGTTTGCATTTGTCATCGTCATTGCTTGTGCTTTTTGAGAGATGTTACTAGCCTTGCCCATGTTTCCACCGACAAATGCACCTGTTCTTCTACCTATTGATTGCCTGATTCCAGTAGCACCGCTAGCTGTGTCGAGATAGCCACCCTTAAACATTGTGTTAGAATATCTACCAGCATTGAGAGCCACCATCGAAGATGTGCCAGGCATTGCGGCCAGTGCTTTTAGAAAGAATGGTTCTTGAAATTCTTGTTGAGGGACTACTAATGCTTGACTTTGTACGTCCTGAGAAAATTGATCCATTGATGGCATGACTATCTACCTCTCCTGGTGTTGTGGGCACCGAGGACGATATCCCCACTTGCATTTAGTCTGTCTGCCGTCATTAAAGAAGAGTTGTAAAATGGTGACTCACTTAATATTTGAGCATTATCTCTAGCTGCTTGATATGCAAAAGATGCCGATCCTCCAACTCCAATTGCACCAGGTATTGCACCGACAACGCCTCCAATTGCTGAACCATATATTGCTCCTTTGATTCCACGCTTTTTAAATCCATACGCTGCACCTGCTATAGAACCAACTCCGGATCCAATAAAAGTTGTCTGCGCAGCAGCACCAACGGTGGATCCATCAATGCCTCCAAATCTTGTTGGATTCATACCTCTAGCCATTGCTCCAGCTCCACCAGTAGCTAAAGCTGAACCATATCCACCAGTCATTGCTCCGGCTAAACCTCCAACTACCATTCCAGCTGCTCCGAACTTTCTTCCTAAGTAAGCTCCGCCTGCTGCTCCAGTTATTGTTGAACCAGCTACGACTCCTGCATTTGCCTGACCAGGAAGTGCTCCTCCAACAAGCATGCTAGGGCTAAGTTTTGTGCCAAGTATTTTTTCATCAGCGTTTGGATCATCAAAAGCAAGGTCTAAAGCTGCGTCTCTGGCTCCTGGAAGAACTACGTCTGCCATTCCTTTTAGGCCTATTGCACCAAGAGCTCCTCCTGCAACTAATTTTCTTTGCATAGAACCACTTGGGCCTATTATCTTTCTTCCAAGGTCTAATAGGTTTTGTCCCTGTGATAAAACAGATGCTGGTATTGCCATTTTTAAGCTCCGAATAGGTGATTGTATTTATTGGGACCCATACCTGTGTGTCCTATTTTATTTCGATCTAAATTACCAACAACTCCAGAAGTTACAAGAGGATCTCTTCTTGTGCTGCTAATATCAGTATTTTGCTGCATACCTAGATTAGCTTGTTGTATAAGTCCAGGTCTTTCTGCTGGTTGCTGATGCATTGTTTCGTCATACAAAGAATTTTCTCTGTTTCTTCTAGCTAAATAGTAACCAGCACTAAAGGCAGCTACAGCTAATCCTCCCTTATAAACATAAGGTTTTGCTTTTTTTGTCATTTCAATTATTTTTTGGTTTCTAGCAAGTCTTCCTGCACCGTGTCTTGTTCCACCAATTCCGCTATCAACACCATATCTACCTAGTGCATTTCCTAACATAGATCTAAAACCTTTGTCTGTTTCTGCTTTTGCTAAAACAGTTGTTTGAGCTGCTAATTGAGACGCTCCACTTTCTGCAGTAATTGCGTCACCTACTACAGAGCTAGCACTTTGTGCTTGGGCTATAGCAGATCTATCTAGTGCTGCTGTTATAGAAACAGTTTCATCATCCATTTGTGCAATATCAAATTGCAACCCTCTTTGAATTGCTATTCTATCATTTCCCGCAGTTCCTGACATACTGTGTATTACTGCTTTTACGCCTTTTCCTGCTTCTCCCTCAATGCTTCCAATAACTGGACCTGAGTCCATTAGTCTTTCAGCTAATGGGTTAGTAAATTCTCTTGCTAATCTTTCTTCATCTCCTGCTTGAACTAAGTTATACAAATAGTCAGCTTCTTGTCTACTTGACGCAAAACCCTGTTCAACTAGTTCATCTAAGTTAGCTCCAGTTGTATATTTTCCTCTTACTACATCAGTTACTGACATAGCAAAAGTTTCTGCATTGCTTCTGTTCATAGAACCACTGCCCATTACTACGTTAACTATATTTTGTGAGTCAATTGCTTCGTCCACAATTGAAAGGTGTGCTCTATTTAAACCTGAAACTTTATAGAATTGAGAATCTAAAAAACTGGTACTAACTGGAATAGAACTAGCAGGCACTCCAGGAATTGATGCGACCTCCATAACTCTCATCTCTCTTAAAAACGATTGAGATATTCTTGGTTTTCCAACAGTCATTGCATTTGGGCCACCCATTGTTATTAATGAAGTTGATCTAGTAACTTTAGCTGATGAAACACCCATTTCAGAAGTGTAGTCAACCATTTGAAGTGCTCTTGTGTTCAGGGAGTCTATTTGTTCTTTTGTTAAGCTAGATAAATGTGCAGTCATTTCAGCTTCTGTTATTGCAGGATTTTCTGCTCTCTTAACAGCTTCTGCTATTCTCAATGCTCCTCTTTGATTTCCTCCTTCAAAAGCTAAATTGCTTGTTAGTGATGAAATTGCAACAAAGTTAGATCTTAAAGATTGATCCATCATAGCTAATCCAGCTCCGCCCAAATGTAAAGCCTGACTAGCTTGTCTTGCAGCTGCTTCTGTAGGAACATCAAATCTTCCTCTCATAGTGGGTGAGATTAATCTACTTACTAGACTTGGTTGTTCCTGAAGATGTGGCATTCCTGTAAATCTTCTTGTAGCTGACATTGACTCTATAAAAGCTTCTTGTCCAGCTTCTGTAGCAAGAGCGGCTTCCATACCCGTTGCTCTAACAGACGTTCCAATTCCTGTAGTATCAGATATGTATCTTAATGTACTCTCCATTTGACTAGCTTGAGTTTGGTTTATTCCCAAAGACAAAACTCTTGGTTCAACTTGAGGAGGAAGAGGAGTTCCTGCAGCTATTGCAGATTCTCTATTTAATCTATTAGTTTCGTCAAATTGTATAGCACTTCTTATTGCGTGTCGTGCTTCATCTGGTGTAATATTTCTTCCTGGTAAACCGGTTTCTATATTTATTACTTCAAACTTTCCAGCATTTTTATTATACTGAATATAGCCAGTTGTTTCTCCGTGCAAAGTTTACATCTTTGACTCTTGCACCTGCTTGCAGTCCCTCAAAACCAGATAACATTTCATCTGAATCTGAGCTCATTAAGAATCCAAATACCTGATCCGATATTTCATCTACGCTTGCAATATTAGCTGTTGGAACAACTGCTGCAGCTCGATTAACAGCAACTCTTGCTGAACCAATATTTGATACTAATGTATCTCTTTCTGTTTCAGTTATTCCAAGTGTTGCTGCATCTGGTATTATTCCTCTATTTTCTACACTTAATAAATCTAAGTTATCAGAAAAAACTTCTCTCAAAATAGACATAGACATAAACTGGTCGATATCTGCAACGTGGTTACCGCTAGCTAATTGTTGAATTGCTCTTCTTCCTTCAGGTCCACTTTCAGCCAATCTTTCCAAGAGGTTTGATGACAAAACAATGCTTTCAATACTTCTAGGCTTTACACCTTCGCCTTCAATTCCTGCTTTCAAAAGAGTTTCTGGAGACAATAAATTTAAAGTAGATCTTTCTATAATTTCTTCTACACTTCCTCCAGCGGCTTGTAAAGCTTGTAGTCTTCCAAATAAATGTCTACCAGCAACATCTGTAACATCTATAACTTTGTCACTATTAGCTTTTTCTGCAACTAATTCTAATAATTGAGCTCTTGATGAGTCGGAAGTAAATTCTTCTAATGACGCTGCGCTAGACAATAATTTAGGTATGTCAAATCCTGCTATATTGTTTCCTACTAAAAATGTATCCGGATCTACTATTTGTGTAAATAGTTCTTCATAGCTTCGTGCTGCAGCTTGCCTTCCCTGTGGTGTAGCTAAGTCCATAATTCTATCTGGGTTAAATCCAGATTCTTTCATGGCAGTTCTTAAACCCAAGGGAGCTGAAGAAGTTCCTCTTTGACCAGAAGTTATTGTTTGCATTTCTGGCAGAAGCATGTGAAAGTCAATCTTATTAGAAGTTAAGCCCCTTTGAGTGCCGATGGCTGACAATACATCATCTACCGTTGCTCCTGGTCTATCAGTAGGAAGTTCGTAAGTTTGAGCTGCTACAGATCTAGCTAAGTCAAAAGGACCAACTCCACCAGTCTCAATGTCTGCTGCTAAGAATTTTATTTTTCTTCCTGAATCTATTGCTTCTTGAACTATTTGCGACGGATCAGTTCTTGCAGCTGACCTTTGGAGATATTCAACCGTGGGTATGTTTGAGGTACCCATTCTTAATCCCTGTTCTTTAAGACCTTCTTTTGTTGTGTCTATAGATACTGCTCTACCACTAAATAAAACATCCAAAACTCCACCGTCACCAATAGTGTTCATATATCCTGTTGCTCTTCTGGGGTTTCCAGAAGGAACGGATACTGATGGTAGTCCAAAGTTTTGAAAAGCTCCGTGTACCTCTTATTATCGATTGAAATTGATCATCCAGTCGTCTTCTAACTTCAGTGTTTGAAATTACTTGAAGATTCATTGTCGGAGATTTCATGGCATATTCTAGTGTTCTTAATCTTTCTTTACTTGCAAGACCAAGATCTATTTCTTGTTGAACTGCTTCCATAAACTCTGATTGAAAATCAGCTAACTCTGCAAGAATATCAGCTTCTGGTTTCATTCTTGCAGCAACGCCTCTCATTGCAACAAGATTCTTAGGAAGCTCTGCATTTCTAGCAATGCGTGCTTCTATATCAGTTAACTGATCTGGGGTAGGCGTGCCACCATAAAACAATCTAGCGTATGTGTCACGTAAATTGCTATACCTACTCATTCTCTACTTCCTGGCCTTTTTCCAATTCTTGAGCCTCAATGTATTCGTCTACTTCGTATGTTCCAAGTTTTTGTTTAAGAAGTTTTTCTCTTTGAGTTTCAAGAGACTGAACCTTAGAGATAATATCAGATATTGCTTGAGCGGTATCCAATTGAACTTGACCAACTTTTGCTTTTGCTTCTCTTGTCGCAAGAAGTTGATTTCTTAAATCTTTTCTTCTCTTATGAAGCTTGTCTTCAAGTTCTACTGCTAGGTGTAGTTCTTTCTTCAGAATAGGTTGACCATCTTGATCAACTCCTATAACGTTTTCTTGAATAAAGTGCTCTTTAGCGAGAAGCTTTGTTTTGCGCAAATACTGAACTTCTTGATCAACAAGATCTCTAACCATAGAAACCTCAACTAGGTTGTTTGGATTTACGTCTAACTGATCTAAATATTCAGAAGTAAACTGTGCTACCATTGACATCTCAATAGGACATGGTTTGTTTCTTGGTGCTACATTTTCTTTTAGTAGAGGACACGTTGCTGCGAATACGCATTTTTCTGCTTCGCAGTTCATTGGTATGGACGCAAACATTGAACTTCTAGTTCTTTGCGGTCTTACTAATTCATTAGCTTTACTAACTTCTTCTTCAGACCAATGTTCTGGAAAGAACAGATCTGGTCTTAAGGATTCAAAGTTTTTCATAAAACCATTTTTGTCATCTGACTTTTCTATATTAGACATTAAAATCAATCCACTCTGATCTAAATAGGCCTACCTTATCAAAGTGTTCGGTAAGTCCGCTTTTGCAATTGCTACAATAATATTGTCTTGTGAAAATATAATCTTCATCTTCAGTTATATATTCTACAATATTTTCTAGCTTATAGTTACACCTTGGGCATTGCACATTATTGGTCCATCAATATTTCATTGAGGCTTTTTTGAAGCTTTTGAATAATCTCTACATTGTTGGCTGCGTTAGTGAATACTCCTACTTCTTTCATCTGATCAGCTGTAAGAGTTGAGCTTATTGTAAATCTTGCACCCTTGCATACATCACAATAAATTTCTTTTTCATTTAAAGAACAAATACAAGGGTCTATTATATTAAAAAACTCTAAAGCTTTTGCTATTTCATACCATCTAGCTTTAAACATTTTTTTTGTTTGCTCTTTATAAGCCCTCAACTTATGTTGATCACTAGACAAAAGCGTTCCCATATCTAAAGATTGTTTCATTAAATCATTTATAGTTTTATATAAAAAGTTTGGCAGCTCAAAATCGCCAGACTCATTAATAAAACTTTCCCAATTACTCATGGTTACATCGGCATTCCGTTTTGAGGAACTGGTACTACTGATCTTCTGGGTTGATATCCACCTCTAGCTCCAGAACCACTTCTGTTTGCCATTCCCATTCCAGCAATTCCAATCCCTGCTCCAGCTACTTTTCTTCCAGTTTTTAAATTCATTTGATACGCAGTGTCAGCTATTGACCCTCTCATACCTACAGGCATCGAACCTCTAGTTGCTCTAATGGCAGCGTTGTATCCACTACTTCCTTTTAGCAACTTATTGGTCATACCACCAATAGATGCCATACCTTTACCAAAAACTCCAGGCATATTAGTACTGTCTCATTCCGGTAGGTCTTCCAGGCGTTGAATCAAGGCCTGACTTCCTTCTTCTCATTAATGCGCCTGCTCCAACTACGGCTCCTGCTGCGGCTGCACCTTTTCTGTATGGATTACTTCCTACACTGCTTCGCACAGCGGAGCCTAATCCTTGAGTTGATAGATTGTTTGTAAAGTTTTTGACACCTGTACTTACAGATTTTGGTATCATAGGCATAATGGGTCTCCTATTCTTTTCAATATAATAGTAACTAAATTTCTTTTGTTAAAACTTCTTTTTTATCTGGCTTTATTATAGTTGTTCTGACTTTGCCTTCTTTAAAGTCTATATCGAATATACTTCCTCTTGGTGTTGACTTATCAATTATAAGCTTAGCAATTGGGTCTTCTATCTTTTCTCTTCTTACTTGAGATAATCCTCTTGCACCTTTTACTGAATCTATGCCCTCACCTATTAAAAGGTCTATAATTTCGTCTGTATATCTAAATGAGTAACCTTTTTTATTTAGCTTTTCTCCAACAATTGACATTTCTATTTGTGCTATCTTCTTGCAGTCTTCTTCTGAAAGATAATTAAAAATAATAGTTTTATCAATTCTATTTAAAAACTCTGGCTTAAAGTGTTTTTTAATTGCATCGTTAGTATTTCTTTCGATGATTTCTCTATTAGGAGTTTCTTTAGTTTTTGTTTTATAACCTACGTTTTTAGTAAAGCCTGCTCCACCGGACAATAAGTTGGCTGTAGTTTTGTCGTTACCAAGATTGGTTGTCATAATAATAACTGTATTCCTAAAGTCTACTACTTCACCCTTTGCGTCTGTTAAAACTCCGTCATCAAATACTCTTAAAAAAGTATTCCAAAGATCAGGGTGAGCTTTTTCTACTTCATCTAATAAAACAACTGTATTTGGATTTTTTTTAACGGTATTAACTAATTGTCCGCCTTCATCGTGGCCAACATATCCAGGTGGGGATCCAATCAATTTTTGATTCTCATGCTTATGTTGAAACTCTCCACAGTCGATTCTTACCATTGGATTGTCTCCACCAAACAAATACTTGTGCAAAGCATTTGCCAAATGAGTTTTACCTACGCCAGAAGACCCAGCAAAAAGGAAAACTCCTATTGGTCTGTTTTCGTCATTTAATCCTGCTTGAGATCTTCTTAAAGCATCGACTATTGTTATCACTGCATCGTCTTGACCAATAATGCTGTTTTGTAGATGATGCTGTAAACCTAAGAATTTTTGCTTAGTAATAGGTTTAGCCTTTGCGGGCTTAATCTTCTTTTCGATTTCAGGAAAAGGTAAATCATTTTCATCTATCTTTGGGAACTTTCTTTTAAAGTTTTTAATTGTTTCCAAAAAAGCTTTTGATGTTAGATCGTCGTCATCATCGTCATCGTCATCAAATAAAAATGGATCTGTTGACTTAGTGGCATCGTATGCTGCATTAATCCATCCATCTAGGTCAAGACCGGGATTGAGCATAACGCAGCCAGAATACATTGCTGCAATACATTTCTCTGCTGCTTTACGAGACATCATACGCAGAGCATCAGAAACTTCACTCTTTAAGTTAAATATAAAATAATCTATTACTGTTTTTTTAAATTTATCAAAGTCACTCTTGTTCTCAATGCCTGAGCATCCAGTTAGGAAACCTTGAACTTCTTCAGGATCGAGCACTTTAAACTTAACATACACTGCAAGTTCTGGAAAGTAAATTTGATACAGTTTCATGTGCCTACTCCTGGTTTTCAAGTAATAGTAACTTAAAAATTATAATAATGCTTAAACAGGAAGTATCTGGATACGTTAGTATTATTAGACTAACTTACTTTGTGTGGAGGACTGTATACACTTCAGGATAGGGATCTCGTATATCCAGTATACATCCCCCACACAACTTCGCAACCAAATTATTCAGAAATATCTTCAATTGCCGGATGTGGTTCAATACATGGGCCACAGAAGGCCCAGTACCTAATTAAGTCTGCCGGAGTGTGAATTCTATTCTTTAAAATTTTAACTGCTCTAATGTAGTCTGGATTGTATTCAATTTTCTTTGACACGTTGCCAATCTTTCTTTTGTGTGGTATTATTCTTGCACCATCAGTATACACGAAAGAATGACACAGTGAGCACTACAGCCACAAAGCAACAACACTTACGTAAACTATATAATTTTTTAGAAACAATATCTAAAGAAATCTTAGGATCTGATCATCAATCACGTATTGAGTTGATTAATGTCCAAGAAGCAACTATCCTTAAGATAAGAGAAGTCGAAAAAGAAATATCACTTCTAACCAAGAAAGAAGTTATCACTAACAATGGATGAATCCAAACAACTTGAGCTAGCAATTGCTCAGATAGAAAGACAGTTCGGAACAGGTTCCGTAATGAGATTGGGTTCATCACAATTTGAACCATGGCCAGCCGTAGCAACAGGTGCAATGTCACTAGACAGAGTTCTTGGAATTGGCGGATTGCCAAGAGGTCGAGTAGTTGAGATCTATGGACCAGAGTCATCTGGCAAGTCAACACTTGCTCTGTCTGTTGTAGCACAAGCACAAAAGCAAGGACTTAGATGTGCTTACGTAGATGCTGAGCATGCATTAGATCCAGTCTATATGCAGGCTGTTGGAATTAATCTTGACGATTTACTTCTTGCTCAACCAGACTATGGCGAACAAGCTCTTGAGATTGTAGATAAGCTTATTAGAACTGGTGAGCTTGGTGTTATTGTTATTGACTCTGTTGCATCGCTTATTCCAAAAGCAGAGCTAGAAGGTGAGATGGAATCCCAGCAAATGGGTCTCCAAGCACGCATGATGGCCAAAGCAATGAGAAAGTTGGTTGGACTAGCCAATCAGCATAAAACACTTCTTATATTTATTAACCAACTTAGAAGTAAGATTGGTGTTATGTTCGGCAATCCAGAGACTACGCCTGGTGGCATGGCTTTGAAGTACGCTGCTTCTGTTCGAATTGATATTCGCAAGAAGGAAGACATCAAAGATAAGTCTGGTAATCCAATTGGCATTACCTCAAAAGCCAAAATTATAAAAAATAAGATGGCACCCCCAATGAAGATAACTGAATTTAATATTTACTACGGAAAAGGAATTGATGAGTATGGATGTGTATTTGATGTGGCAGTGGACGAAGGAGTCTTTACGCAAAAAGGTGCGTGGATTTATTACAATGGTGAGCTCTTTTCGCAAGGGCGAGAAAACGCTATAAACAATCTAAGAGAAAACTTAGAGATGTTTGAAGAGATCAAAGTCAAGATTGCAGATGCAACAAAATAAACTAAACATAGAACCATGTCCAGACTGCCCAGTGCCCACTAACTTTATAGTGAAGCCTGGGATGTCAGGAGACAAGAAGTGTCTCTACGTTGACTGTAGAGAATGTGGAGATAAATGGACGGAGATATTAGAAGATGAATGAAGACGAATTCAATAAGTTCTACGATGCGTACAGACAGTACGCTGAAGATAATAAAAAAGAAAAACCTAGTAACATATATGACTTTGAATCTTTCAAAGAGCCAGAAAAGAAAACCAGACAAGATGATGGTGGTGGCTTTGATTTCAAACTAGTCTTTGGTATTAAGGCCTCTGATTCCTTCATTGATAAGATGGACGGTGGCCTAGACCGTATTCAGAAAGCTTTAGACGATTTAAGAAATGAATTGTATCTATACCCAGAGTTTTAAGTTACTATAAAGACATGATTAAGAAGTCGGACAAAAAGTTGTTATAGTGCCTCAAACCGCGCGCAATTTTTTCCCGGCTTTTTATTTTTTTTAAAATACACTACCACATGGGAGATTGAACAATATGGACTTTTTTCTAGATCTTATAAAGAAGATATTAGAGTCAGATAACAATGATCTCCAAAGCGAAATATTCAACCAAAACCTTGGAAGCGAATTGCAAGATAAAGTCTTAGCTGCGTACGCAGAAGAAGACGGCCAGATGACTCTAGCCGTCTTTTCTACTGAACAATGGTCAATGGTCAATGACATCTGTGCTTTGACTGGCGAAGAACAAGAAGATGTTGTTCGATCCATGTCTAAAGACTTACCAAATGTATTGACCTTTGATCCTAAAGAGTTTGATTAAATATATTTTGGTTTAGAGTAGTTAGACTGTAAAGTGTCTAATCCATACGAACCATACAATACACAACCTAACACTTCCAGTGCAAGTCTATTAGACATCTGTGCTGGAAGTTTTGTTTTGACATACTCATTGATGTCAGCCCCCGCCAAATGAACACCATCTTGTTTTGTATAGAAGTTATAAAGATTGCCATACTGATACAGTTCCTTGTAGATAGGTTCCCTAAAGGGATTGTTAATCAACACTACGCAGTCAAACTTGAATCCGTGATGAGCCTGTAGGTCTGAGACCATACGACATTCATTCTCGTATCCTATGAAGGTTAACTTTTTATATTCTCTTTGACATTCATCATAAAGAGATCTAGATAGCTTGGTTGTTATCTTCTTATTATAATCTTTTGTATTCTCTGTAGAGAACAATAATAATCTGTGGTCAGCTGACAGTTGGCCTATCAAGGAGTTGTTGATTCTCCAGGGGGCTTTTGTTCTAAATAACTTCTCTGATCCTACTAGGATGTGATTTGGCATTATAGGGGTGGTCATTTTGTTTCTGGTCTTTCTTATCAGTAGTCGTAACCGTAGTTGTCCATGTCATAGTCACAGTCACCGTAAGCAGGTCTAAATGTGTCGTACTCTGACTTGGTGTATTCTTCTAGGAACTCAGCCTCTTCGTAGTTATCAAGCATGTAGTTTTCTGGATCTATCTTAGCCATGATGGTATTACTTTCTATGATTGTTTTATTCGCCGGCCATTCCGACTTGGGAGATAACCTATCAGGGTCTTTTGTAATAACACAACCTCTGTAGGGAAATATTTTTGGATTTTTTTGGGATGTCTACTAAAGGTATATAAAGATCTATATAGATATATAACTATAGGGTCTAAAAATAGGGGAAAAAATATGAGTGGGTAATAGTAAAGTAGTATTGTGTTAGTTATCTTTAACGAGCCCACCGGGGTATACCTCCTTCTAGTAGTCATCTATTAGTTCTTTTTTTATGGGTAGATCCTAAGTATGGTACTTAGGCCCAAAGAAAGGAGGTTAATTGTACCTTATTCTTTTGCTTAAGTGCAGGTGGTGTGGACACGAGTTCCCAGACAAAGGGGAAACACGCTGTCCTAGCTGCGATCGTTCATATAACGGTTAGTTAACTGCACAGTAAGCCGGAGCAGTAGTGACGCTCTGTTAATCATAATCACTAGGAAGGACCCCCTTAATTGGGGGTTTTTCCTTTATGGGTAGTGTGAAAGCTACCAAGCCCTGCACTAATGTGGTGTGGGCAACAACGAAAGGAGAATGACATGGGGTCCTTCGGGACCAACATCTCATCTGCATTCACGTCCATCAGCAACTGGTTCCGTGGCTTATCACGGACTGTACAGTTTGTCATTATCGGAGGACTAATAGTGTTTACCCCTGTGGCAAGCATGTTCTTCGGTATCCTTGGGTTTATCCTAGGGTTCGTACAATGGAAGGCTGTTACTCTTATTGCCTTGGTATTTGCCGGGTATAAGGTGTATCAATTCTTCCAGGCAGACCTAGCTGAAGACACAACTGACGATACGGATCCATTCCTTTAATTGTCAGTAAAAAAGAAACTCTTTCCCTTGGGGACTTCGGTCCTCAGGGGTTTTCTTTTTATGGGTAGTCTTCGGGCTACCAAGCCGTGCACCACTGTGGTGTGCGCCTTTACCCATAGGTGAAACTATGGAGAAAGGGAGGTAATCCATGCCTGCAAAGGTTATCCGTCAACTCGTTGAAGGGGGGCACGTGGACTGGTCGTATTACGATCGTAAGTACACGTTTGCTCTTGTTTCAAATGAGGGCCGGAAGGATTACAACGTCACAGGAGTGTGGTTCACTTACTACGGTAATGTTGAACGCATGAACTGGACGTACCTTGAGGATGGCGTTGAGTACGAACTCAATACCCCAACCTCAAAGTCCTCCAACAGCTACCACTAATACTGGTAGCAAGCTGTGTATCAGCTAGGTACTTATACCTGGAAACATAAAATAAGAAGAGAATGCCATCCATCCAGGGTGGTTTTTCTTTTATGGGTAGCCTTTGGGTTACTTGGTACAGGCGGTCGCATAGCAAAACGACTGCACGAGCGGCATTAAGCTCATTAAACCTAGCCGGATCAAGTCATTAGACTGATTTCCGTCAGCAACTTCGCTGAGAAAGAAATAGCCTAGGGTCAGTTCCTAGGTTTTTCTTTTATGGGTAAATTCTAGGTATGGAAACCTAGACCCAAACAAAGGAGATAAGCATGGGGTCCTTCGGGACCAACAGTTTAAAGCCAGCAACAATAACCCTTAAGACAAATGAGGAAAACGAAGTACTTTTGTTTGCCGTGGATTCAAACACGCAAGACAATGTATTCAGTTCAACTCCTTATCTTGTATTGGGGGCTATTTCAGCAAACAACACTATCGAACGAATGTATCAAAACATTGATCGATGGTTGAGAATTATTGGTTATGAGGTAAGTAACCAATAATTCAAAGGAGAAGCCACACAGCCAGTGTGGTTTTTCTTTTATGGGTAGATCTTAGGTCTATTTAGGGTGCGTCCCTGTCACTAGTTGGCTAATCAGCATGCTGGCTTCAGCATCGTACAGAAGCAGTCGTATGTGCGTGGTGTACATATGCAGTACATGTATCTAGGAGGATTCATGTTCAAAGTAATCAAGAAGGTAGTTATTATTAGCTACCTTTTGGTTCTGGCCTTCCTGTTCTTGGACAGGCCAGACTCTGATCCCTATCGTGGGGTCAGTTGTGACGTTCCACAGGTTGTTGTCCAAAAGGATGACACCCTGTGGGACATTGCTGCTCGTCATTGCGGCGGGCAGCGAGATGGTGACATCAAGGTTGGTGTCATCAGGGACCTAAACCAAGACGTCGTTGATCTCGACGTTGGTATGGTAATACTCTTGCCACAGAAACCTGTGATTAAAGAGTAGTCACCCAAAATTAGAAAAGCTCCTGGGCAGAAACGCCTGGGAGTTTTTCTTTTATGGATAGATTCTAGGCTTGGTAGGCCATCTATCCAGAAAGGAGGAAAGTAATATGGGTTACTCAAATCTTCATGAAGATGTACAGGCAAACTGTCCTTCATGTGGCAAAGAGCACACAACATGTCAAAATTTCCAATTGGCACGGTGCTACGAATGTCAACTTCAAGAAATTGAAGCAGAACAGCACACTCTCTAATTAAAAGAGAGTAACAAAAAGAACTCCCTCGGGGATCTTAGGATCTTCGGGGGTTTTCTTTTTATGGATAGGTTTTAGTTCTCACGGTGAGATCAATCAACTAACCAAACAGCGTGGTTTACCTTTTGAAAGGGGTATCCAATGAATACAAACACAAACAACGAAGCAATTGCCAAAGTTGAAGAGAAAATTCGTTTTACCGAAGAAATGCTTCAGAATCAACTAGCAGAGATAAAAATGTTTGGCATGCCGAGAAACCCAAGCTCATGCTTGCAAGTTAATCGTCATCTTAACTATTTGCGTCAAACACTTCAGCAGGAAAAAGCAGAACTAGCAGAACTAAAAGGTTCTGTAGAACTGTAAATAAATAAAGAGATACCCATCAGTTGTCCACGCGGACTGGTGGGTTTTCTCTTTATGGGTAGTCGCAAGACTGCCAAGTCCTACATTATGGTGATGTGGGCAAGGACACGGAGGTAAAACGTGTTTATTCCAAAAGAGATCATTATCACGATGATCAACATCATCCTCGGCAATACAACCGAGGGTCGTGCTTATATTGCTCACTGGACCTTCTTTGGTTACGATGAGCTTTACGTTAGTGCCGATGTTGAGAACCGTATCATTGGTTTGCTCGAAAATATCGAGTTCAACAATGAGGTTGGCAATGATCGCTCCTATGAGGAGTGCTACCAAAAGCTAGAGAAGGTTATCAAAGACCTTCTGGCTGAAGGTGCAAACTACACCACTCAGTTTGCCTAACTAGGCTACTGAGCATTAGAGGATTCACCATCCTATACATATTATTATAATTGGTGATTAAGAAGACTCCTTCGGGAGTTTTCTTTTTATGGGTAGTCGCAAGATTGCCAAGTCCTACACCGTGGTGGTGTGGGCAAATCACACTTCTAGGAGGAATTGTGAACAACAACCAAGCATTCCAGCATCGACTGGAAAAGGTAGTTAAGGCTGACGTTACTCATAACAGAAACGGCTGGTGGCAATTAAGTCTGGAGACATCTCCTGGCTTTTTGTCAGAATCCGAAATCATTTATGAGTTCAACGCTGGTTTGGATGCCGAAGACATCGGTTGCTTTGTAGGAACCACGCGTGATGGAGCAGCAGTCAACTGCTTTATGCACCCTGGTGACGACAAATGTCATGGCGGTTATGGTAAGGCCATATTTCATCTCAAAATGAAAGATGGTTCACTTCGTAGCATCCGTGGCCCATGGTCTGGCCGTCCAAGCATTCACCTTAACTATGGTGCTCCTGAGTACATGCTAGTTACCCTTAATGATTACACTCATGTTGGATTGACAATTGATTTTGTTAAAGCCATCCTTGAGAAGTTTAATCTTGAGTTTGTAATCAAAGCTAAGTACGACGCTGACAACGAAAAGCATTTGGAGCTTGCAACAAAATAGTCAGACAACTGATTGACATTCCTGAGTTTAAGTACTTAGAAGAAGAAGAAGACTCCCTTCGGGGAGTTTTCTTTTTATGGGTATAACTAAAGTCTCTTGGTTGAGACTACCCGAAAGGAAACTATGAGCCGGAATAAGGTTCAATGGTGCGGATGCATGCAAGTGCGTTCTTGGCGAGATGGGGTCGCAGACCTCTTCAGTCGTGAACTTGTGGATGGAAAGCGTCGTGGTGAATTCTACGAATTGCTTGAAGTTCGCAGCATTGCAGAGTTTAAAGATGAGCTGTCAGACATCTCTTGGGGTGTTGGCAGGATTATTGGAGGACTCTTCAAGAAAGCATATGTACGTGTTCCAGGAGACGGAATCCACTACCACAAGGTTGTGGTTCGAGTTGAAGAATATGGATGCATGCGTTCAAAGCGCTTTCTTGTAGAAGGCAAGTGCCCTAACAGCTAATTAAAGCTGGTGACATTCCTGAGTTTAGGTACTTAGAAGAAGGAGATTGCCCCCTAACGGGGGTTTTCTCTTTATGGGTAAATCCTAGATATGGAAGTCTAGGCCCAACAGAAAGAGGTCAGTAATGGCTTATCAATCACGTGACGGAGCATGGTGTCAAGGACATCTTTGCAACGTCAAGCTTCGTAGAGGTGAAGGACAATATGTGTCTTATCCTCGCCCGATGGCACTTTGTGACTTACATTTTAACGAATGGAAGGAAAACAACAAAACAGGCAGGGAGTTTGCAAAGCTAAAGAGGCAACAAAAGCCAACGTTGTTTGATTAACAATAAGAAGATTAACTCAGGGTCAGTTCCTGAGTTTTTCTTTTATGGGTAGACCCTAGGTCTATATCCAGCCAGTGCTTTAGGGTGCGGGTCCTGTGGCTTAACAGCTCCAGGTTAAACGAATAAATAGTAGTCGTGTGTGCACTGTGTACATACGCGTTCTACATACAACTTGGAGGTTGTCATGAAGAAGTCCCTGTACATCAATACAGCACCGAAGGCCAACAAGAGGGAGGATGGAACTGTGTTCTACACCGTCTTGGTAGGTGTTATCGATCAGCTCCTCAAGGAGAAGACCGGTAAGACCAAGGCCGAAATGCCAGCATTGACGCTTACGATGGAAGTTTTCCCTGAGAAGGTTGAGCTTTTCACCAAGGCGTACATTGCTTGCAAGAAGAGTGGTAAGAAGCTCATTCTCGAGGCTGATGATGTGACCATCACAGAAGTCAAGGAAAACGTTTACGTCAATGCCGACAAGGTAACGGTTCGTGGACTTGCAGCTTCTTGCTGGGGCACAGGCGATGCAGAGTTGAAGATCCAGAACGGCAAGTTCTCGATCTCAGCCGAGCTCGCTGAAATGATGGGTGAATTGGAGAGCGACGAAATCTAGTCGTTCTTCGACCATCAGGAGAGAGAACTCTTGGATAATATCCGGGAGTTTTCTCTTTATGGGTAGATTCTAGATCTTAAATTCTAGACTCTATCAAACAAAAAGGCGTATCCCTATGCCTCCAAAGGGGAAAAGGAGGATCCCATGTTTCATGGAATCACCAACCGTGGTCAAGGCTGGCTCAGAGTCTTGACTGCAACACCATTGCTTGAGGATGAACAAGTCCTTGAGCAATTCGATGGTGGACCTTATTGGCCCGCCTTCCTTGAGACCTTCTTTCCGGGTAAATACCGGATCGAGGTCCGTAAGGTTAGCCCTAAGTTTGTTGGACGTACACGTTCTAACCAACCAAAGGCTGACTTTGACCCATCACCCAATGAGGTGATCCGTTGGAGCAACGCAACTGACCAGTACTCTGTGCTGATCAACGATGCTCCTCTCAACAATGGTGGGGACGCCTGGCTTGAAGCATTCGACCATATCGGTCTGGTTGTTGGCAACTCTAAGAAGATGTCAAAGCGACTAACCGAGATTGTTCGCCTTGCATCAGCCTGGCACTATTCTCCAAATGGCACGATCAAGATTGAAACAATTGATCACCTTGACCAGGGATATCTTGACCAACATGTTGATGGTATCTCTGCTATCAGTCAAAGCTTTGCCATTCGTTGTATTGCGGGTAACCATCTTGCATCTGGCGAATGGATCAACAAGCAGATCTCCAAGATCTTGACTGGTATGACTACCATTGTTCAGATCCGAGTGTTCACTGCAGACGGCCTAATCAAGGGTAATGCTCTTGTTCTGCCAGACAAAATGATGAAGGGTTACGACATTCGTACGTTCGAACCAAACATCAAGTCTGAGATCAAGACTATTGGTTGGCAGTTTGTGACAATCGAACCTTCGTACTCAACCATTCCGGTCAAGAGTGACGACCTGACTCATGCAATCTATCAAGAAGTAAACGGTATGTATACCCACAACGACTTGATCGAATGCTTGACAGCCTCACTTGAAGATGAGAACACGAAGCTACGTAATGGTGAAAGGACTACTGCAATGACAGCATTGGTTGACAACGCAGATCGTATCACCAGGTCTGACAGCACCGAAGAAGAAGACAGGTTCCGCAACAACAGGTCAAGCCTTCAGATGGTGCAAGAAGCAATCCAGGATCTGAGCAATCTTGGGGTGCCATTTGAATCCACTCAACACTTGCGGTTCCTTACAGTTAACGGAGTTGCAACACAGTACCTTGGTGTGGGCCATAGTCGTCAAGTCGGAGAGATCTGGCGTGATAAAGGCAAACACTGGATGCCTGTCGCATGGTCATACACTACGCACATCATGACACAAGAGGTCCTAGAGATCTTTGGTTTCAAGAACGTGTACAAGGATCATGGTTATTATCATGGTAAGACACACTGCTTTGTTGTGCCGGGCAAGTACTTCATCGAGAACATCCCTAACCATGGTGGACCAGACTTGGATGACAGCGTGAAAGTTCATGTTCGTCGTGTAAGAATGGCTGATGGTACAGTCGAACTGATGGCAGTGCTGCTGCGTAATCCGAACGACTTTGGCGAATGGTCAATGATTCCGATCAAGACTGTTGGCCCTGTGTTCCACAAGTATACAGATCAGCCGCCTATGGTTGACTACGAAGAACTGACAACAAAGGTTCCTCAGTCAACTAGTCGACCATCTGATCCATTTGGTGCTCCATCCCTTCCTGGTATGAGTTCACTAAAGATTGGACCAAGGTTCTCTCTGGTGGATGAGGGTCGTACTCGTCTTGCAGCTCTTGCATTTCCTGGTGGCGTTGGCTCATCAGTTCTGCCCAAGATGCTGCACTACGCATTGAACAAGGGTTACCTGAATCATCAAGTTGCTACCAACGAGGAAATCATCGATGCACTACAACAGGGTCTTGCTACTCCAGCTGATATCAAGATTATCAAGCAATGGGCAGAAAAGACCTTCGATGACATCCTTACTGGGCATGGGCGAAATGGTACAGCTATGGATATCTTCTGGATGGCATCACGCCTACCCAAGAGGTATGCAGAGAACACAGCATCTAGCACTGTTGAGGAATCACCATGGTGCCAGGTACATCTCCTTCGTGAGGTAACTGTGCGTGCTAAGTTCGCAGAGATGTGTGAGTACCTGAACTCTTCGATGGTAGAGCCTAGTGTGATCATGAACATCAACTTCACGGAAGATGAACTGCTCAGGGCACGAGACCTTCACCTCAAGTTGTCAACCAAGCAACGTAGCATGACAGCACACGACTGGGTTGCCTACATGGTAGATCTGTTCACTCGAACCGATGCCAATGAGGAGAAGGGAATTGAGTACACCAACAGGATCGTGCTCATGCTCGCCTATCAATCGTACATCGCCAAGCGTCAGTACCCTAACCAGAGTCATGACCAGTGGCTGTTCACCTTCAGCGATAAGACCGATGGTCAGATTGTTGACTGGTACATTCGTGCCCTTGAATCTATCCAGCCTGATGAGTCTGAATAAGGAGGACAAACAACCTAATAATTATTATAGCACTCTTCTAAATTTGAATGAGTGCAGGTCTAATGACAAAACGGCCCAATCATTCCCTTCTAAAGTAGGCACAATCGTCGAAATAGAAGGGAGATCACCTTCCCACAACTACCGACCTAGGAGGTCAAATCATGTCCACATCCAAGAAGTTCATTTACGTGAACACCGCACCAAAAGCCAACACCAAGAAGGACGGATCTGTGTTCTACACGGTCCTTGTTGGCCTGTCCAAGTCAATCCTCGAACAAGCTAACGCCAAAGGAGTCGACACCTTCACGATGCAAGTCTTTGAAAACCAACTCGAAGACTTCACCACGTATTTCAACGCTTGCAAGAAGTTCGGTTCTAAGCTGGTCGTTGCATGTGACGCAGTCGTGATCACCGAGCCCAAGGAGAACTCCTACATCAACCGTCATGGAGAGCTTGTCACATCACTTCAGGCTTCTGTCTGGGCTGATGGTCCATCCGAACTGACCACACTCAAGGGCACCCTGTCTGTGAGTAACGAACTGCGGAAACTGCTCGGTGAAACGAACAGCGACTTAATGTTCTGAGTTCCTACCACAACTCCCTTGCCTGGTGGCCTGTACTTCGGTGCAGGTCATCAGGCCCCCCCTTTTCTACCTAGTCTTTAGACTTTTTTATTTTTGGCCGAGCTTCTAAAGTTCGTACAAAAGAGAATTCCCTCAAAATAGAAGGGATAAACCCAAATGAGCTACCTATACAAGGAGAATGTTATGACGCTCGCAACCCAAACCCAAAACAACATCCGTTTGCGTGACCTTATTGGTGACGCCCAAGTAAAAATCGACATTGCAAGTGCAATCGTTGATCCCATCGTAAGTTGGATCTCACCAGTTGGTGATACCTACATCGAGCGTCAATCCACTATCCAAGAAATGGTTATCACAGGTTCTTGGCGGTGATGTACGATCTCGTCCCACTCTTTCTCATACTTCCAATCATCTTAGCTATTGGCTGGATGCTTTGGAGAGGTATGAACTAAATTTGCATGACACCTCCCTTTGTGGGTGGTCGGTTTACCCCTTTCGCCGGCCACTCACATTGGTGTTATGTTTTTTTTACCTAGACTATCAAATTCCTTCTAAATAGAAGGGCAAACAAGGAGAATATCATGTCCACATCTAATAAAGAAACAACTATGTATTTAGTTGATTTTGAAACAAGCACAATCATCAACTACGGCACAGCTGATGAAATGATCCTACAAATGGACCAATCACATGGAAATCTATTTGTAGTTTCTTTTGAAAACCTAAACGCACAAATGAAACTACAACTTCAAGGAGAAAACAAATGAAAGCACTAAAAGTTATCAACAACAGATTGAACTGGCTTTCCGCTGGATTCTTTCTAGCTATGGCTCTTATCGCCTGGCTTGAAGATGACAAAAAGAAAGAAGAAGTCAAACCACATGAACCCAGCGATGAGTTTATGAACATCTATAACCACTATAACAACAAGGAGAAAACAAATGCGTAAGCACATTATTGCTGGAATTACAACAGTGTTCTTTGTCGTCGGTCTTTACACCGGCAACTGGGCACGCGAATCATACTTCAAAAGGAAATAATCATGACTGAAATTACATACATGCAATCATTAGAACTTATCGATCTTGCTGCCAAGGAGAATCGCTTGTATCACCATAACGGTGGTCAAGCATATATCCGAGTCAACATGGACTCAAATGTTCTCATGATCATTGACCACAGCCTTTACAATCGCGTAAATATTCAACTTATGGATGGCACTGCATACTTCAAAGAATGCGTCAACTATAACATTGAACACTCTAAGCGTTTGCGTGAACACTCAACCACTATGGTCGAATGGTATAACAAGCACACGCAATTATACGAATTGGATCTGGTATAACAATGGCAATGTTCATGCTTGGATTCGTAACATGTTACGCATTCATGCTATCAGTGTACATAATGGTGAACTTTAATCGCTCCAATGGCTCAGGAAACCTTCCTAGTCGTTGGCGCGATTAGGGTCATCCCTATCTTTTTTTTGTTCTTAAACAATTAAACACAAAATAGAAGGGAAAGGATAATTATGTTTGACTGGATAGCAGATTTGCTCTCAGCACTATTAGAAATGCTACTTCCTGGTAGCAACAACGACACATACTAACAAGAAAGAAATAAGAAATGAAAACAGAAAAGAAGCCCGCAACAGCAAAAGCTGCAAAGTTCCTTGGCAAAATGACCGCCAAGACAATCTCTGCAACTGGCATCATCACAGAAAAGACTGTGGACACTATCAAAGCAACACCTAATGCAACAACCAGCGTCACAAAGACACTCGTAACAGCAATTGCAGAAGGTTATCGCGAAGTACGTCCAGCAGAAGAAGAGGAAACGGAATCATCGCCGGCCTCTGAAACGGCCCCTGAAGCATAATTCAGCGGTAACTACAAAAATAAAGGTATAAAAATATATATACCTTTTATCACATAGCACACAAACCAAATACATCAATAATAAATAGGAGATAATCCACATGTCCAATCCATCCATCCTCGACAAGTTCGGCCTTTCTGGTGATCTTTTCTCTGCAATCGCTGAGAATATCGACAACCTCCAGTCAGTAGCACGTACTCAGTCGCTTGCTCTCGGTAAGACTGTCAAGTTCACCGGCACCGTCAATGGCGTCGAAGTTCCTGCAGAAGTTACCTTGCGTGAAGCTTCTTTGTCACGTTTGTCCGTTCTTCGTCAAGCAAGCCCATACACCGGCAAGGAATACCTCCTCGTTACCGGCGTTATGAACCCTGTCAAGCTTGACGTGTTTGTCACAATCGACGGCAATAAGATGAGTCTCATTGACCTCTTGCATGCATTCGTTGGTGATTCTGTCGAGCGTTCAAAGTTCGAAGAGTCGCTTGCTGCAATGGGTATGAACTACTCAGCTGGTATGCCATTGTTCTTCCAGCAGTTCGGTGCTTCAGAAGAAGGCATCAAGCATGCAATCAATGCATTCCGTACCGCAGGAGCAGTTGACGTCACAAGTGGCATCAAGAATCCAGGTCGTATTGTTGCTGCATATCAGCACCAGACCGGTGTTCCAGTTACTGCATTCGAGCTTGGTACTACCAACCGCGAAAAGTCTCGCACAGGTCAAGGTTTCTTGAACTTGGTCGATGCTGCAGTAGATACCTTCCAGCGTGTATACTCGTTGCGTCTTGAAGCCCATATCTTGGGTCAAAAGATCAGTGAGCTCCCACAGGCAAAGGTGAAAGAAGCAGAAGAGAAGCGTAAGGATCTCCTTGCACTTTCACGTCAGTGGGCTTCTAACTGGTCCGGTTCACAGCAGCGTATCAAGGTTGAGAAGAACAACTCGCAAACACCTCAGAATACCTATGACCCAGTAAATGCACCTTGTGGTCGCTTTACTCTTGCAGTCAATGGTGAGAATGTTGCTTGCGATCTTTGGTCCAACTCAGCTGTTGCAGAACAGACAAGCGTGGTTTCTTCAGACGCAAAGTCAGAAGAAGATCCATTCTAACCCTTTCCTCCTAGGAAACGACCTGGTCACGTCGCTAAACTGACCACCCGCACGGTTAGTGGGGAAAATCCTTTTGCTGGTATGCAAGAATGTCCTAACCGACGATACCAACCCGCATGATTAGCGGTAACTTAAATATCTCCCTAGCATATGGAGACAATTCTAATCAAATATGCTACCACGGGTGCCTGGAGGGTAGACGCGTTGTGCCTTGGCGGGAAACAACAAGTACATGAGTAGGTTCGAATCCTATCACACCCACTAGGATAATCATTTAGCTATAAGCATGGTGTCTAAGGAGATCTTAGAACGACAAAGTACATATAGTTTTTTGGACATGAAACACTTATAGTTGAATGATTATCTTTTAATTTACACCAACCATGCGGGCTGCACGTGTCCGAAACATCTGCTCGCGACAGGTGGCTACAACAACTATGTTGGTAATAGGAGATATCTTATTACAGAATGCATCGTAGTAAGTGAAATGACGTGTCCAGATTGATAGATAACTGGCATAAAATAGTGTAGCTGGTATGCCTACACGTAATGTTCTATCAGTATACCACTCAAGATCTATATAAACACATATAAATATTTTTTTATTCATACAAAAAAAAAACAAGGAGCACACATGTCCACACTAACAGAATCAGAAATCATTACAAAGCAACAAGAGCTGATTGAAAGCTACAAGCTTGTACTCGACACATACAAAACCAGCAAGGAAACACTTTACAAGTTTCTTGAAACCATCTACGCAAGTCTTCAAATGAATGACCCAGTAGTCACAGAAAATGCAATCAACCACCTTGGTAAGTTGTTAGAAGGTAGAAAGTAATGGCTAGGCCACCACTAACGCCATGTATGATCTGTGAGAAAGCTGTTCTATACCTCTGGAAAGAAAAACTTGTGGATAACGATTCGACCACTAACCTCGATGGTGCGTGCGGTGTGTTCATCCATGGTGACTACGGCTCAGTCTTTGACTTGAATGAATACGCAGCAATCATCTGTGACGATTGTGTTGACAAGCTCATACAATCTAAGCGTATTCGATTCGTTAGAGAACGACCTATTACCTTTAATTAAAATCATAAATAAGAACAGTGTATGCATCCAATGTGGTGTATACATTGTTCTTTTTATTTTTTCCTATAGAGCGAGAATCGCCCAATTTAAAATGACAATTTTAACATCGATTCGAGCGAAATATTATCCGCTAGGTGTTGCATGCCAGCGAAACAACTGATATAGTTATACCGTCAGCATTAGACACACACCAAGGAGAATATCAAGACTATGCCTCGGCAACACCAATCCTCAGCAATGAAGAAAGTCCTGACTGAATTAACCCGGTTAGGATTTACAGTTGAAAGAGCCAAGTCGGGCGTTTACAAGATTGTCCCCCCTCCGACAATTAAAGGCCCAATGTACATCACTCACGGAACAGAGTCAGCTCTACATCCAATGAGAAGAGATTTTAAAAGAATGTACGATATAACACTGAAAGTGTGAACAAGTCTAGCGGGCAGGATAAGCCGGTAGTAGGTATGGTGGTCACCTACTCCGGCTTTTTCCGTTGGCCCCTATGAATAAAATAATATTATATTTTTTAATTCTAGGGCGAGAATCGCCGCACTAAAAAACATCCTATTTACCTATGCATAGAGGTAATATACAACTCTATAGGTATACCTTCATAGATACTTTTTGCCTCAGAGGTTAACCTTTTTTGTTAATAGAAACATAAAAGTTGACCTTTTGCAGGGGGGAACCCATACAAAACATATACAAGGTTATACTTATCCACATTATCCACACCCCTACCTGGGGATATCTTATTATATTATTCCCCATATATAGAAACATATCCCCAACATAACTATCCCCTTATTATGCCTCATCAATCATAGATTATATAAAAGAAAAGATTAAGACATTATCCCCCTTACGAAAGACATAGCATGTTAAAGAAGTATTGTAGATCTATTGGACGCATCCTAGGTAAGATTAATAACAAAGTTAAAGATAAAGATTTCCTTAGAAAGCTTAGAATCCTTACACTTGGTTTTCTTGCCGGCGACCTCATTCTCGATCTATTTATTACCCTACCAGTAGTAGCATTCCTCGTCTCAAACGGAATGACATCAGCTGCTCTATACACAACCCTAGGCATGGCCACGGCTAGTCTCCTTATGGCATACATCCTGTATCTATATATTACCCCTACTAACGAAAGAGTCGTACCCGTATGACAGACGTAGATATCTCAGATTATTTGTCCGGCGATCCGGAAACGGATTGGCGACAAGTAGCCTATACTTTAGCTACGACACTCCAGTCATTTGATCCTACCCAATGGTTCACAGAAGCTAATGGAGATGTTATCAAGATGTTCTTGAAACAGACCCAGTGGTTAGATCAAAGAGTACTTCCAGCCCTTACCCAATTCTATGCGATTCAATCAGAATATACGTCAGTAGATCCATTTTAAAAAAAATAATCGCGCGAATTTGGCATGATTAGAGAGTTATAATGAACAATATAGACCAAACAGACATACCCGTATTACGTACACCCATATCATTTTTCCGCGATTCTGAATCAGTACAAATCATAAACAAAGCTCTGTTATCCCATCAAGCTTCTTTAAAACTGATCCTCACGAACGCCTTTTATTCTAACAATAAGACAGAAGACGAACAAATGATTAAACACACGATCCAAAAGATCGATGATATATTAGACACTATAGAACTGTATAGTTCTTAAAAAACCCTAGGAAACATTCAAGCCTAAAACTACAATAGAGCTACATACACCCTCCTTATTTAGCTCCTGAGTTCACACCCTTCTCAGTGTCACATTGTAGTGGAAGCTTAAGTGGAACTAGCCTTGGCCTACCAGCACACTGGTCAAGGCTGGTTCATCCTTTTTATTTTATAAAGGCAGTAGATTATTATGAGTTCCCCAGAACTAACCAAAGAAGGTATGAAGCTAGAAGCTGAGTATCTTAACATACTATCAAGCTTTGAAGATGTATTTAAAAAGTACCACCAAGCTATCCTGCTTCAACCTCTTGTACCTTCCAACCAAGACAACTTGCAGTCTCTTTATGAGGGACTCAAGTCTCTTCACGAATCCTTCGACAACATCAAAGAAGCTTTTCAGGTTCTTTGTGAAACTCGAGGAATCGTCTTAACTTAACAATTTTTGTTACACCCCCGTATTTATACACCTTTCCAGCTTTTAATACTATATATTCTATATGTTTGTAATAGTGGTATCTAAAAAATTAAAGATATTTTAGATATACACCCTATTTATTAGGTTTTATTATATATCTTTATATATCCACCATATCAGAAAAATAACCTCATAGAGGAGTATCAAAATGCCAAGAGGAAAAACAAATGCGATTGAACAGCTCATCAATTCCAAGTACAACGATGGAACTGAAGTTACTGTTGCTCAGCTTGCACAAGAAGTTGACTGCACTGTTCAAAACGTTTATCTCTACATCCGAAAGAATCCTTCTCGATTCTCTCAAGTTCGTAGAGGCGTATATAAAATTCATCCACCTATGTCTAACTCTGCTGGCCAAGACAGCAATAACAGTATGACATTTGACGACATCCAGTAATTTTAAAGTCTTCTAAAACTGAGTGATATTTTAATTTAACGGTACTATCTTAGGATCGTGATAAAATATTACGAGGCGCAGGAGTACAATGTCTTAGTGTTTATCCCCCGGGAATCGCCCACCAGTGGTTCTCCGGGGGATCACTCTTTAAGAGTATGTATTCCTTTTTCCATTAACAGACCATCGGTCTATAACTGGAGGAAGAAACTGTTGAATAAACAACCACACTACAAAAAACATGATATAATATACTATGCCCACATACAATGGGCAGGGGAAACATCCCTAACCTAAATAGATAGTCATATCTACGAAGTCGGAGAGGCAATCCTGCCAATGTTACGGGCATCTCGTATTTGTCCGTGCAATCTTCGGTTTCGCAACCTGCGCGTTTGCTAATGAGACGTAAGTCTCAAACCCACACGAAAGGAGCGATACCATGCGCAACATACGAAATATATTATTGTCACTCATGGTGGCAATAGCTGGTGTAATTCCAGCAACAGCAATTCAAGCATCTGCTACAGATGTTGGAGGTGTCTCGGAGTCATCTTCCGAGCCCCGAAGTACCACCCTACCCACTACTCCTACTAAATGGAAAACGGTCAAATTTAAAATGGGACCGTCCATTAAGTATTGGAAGAAGGTAGCCCAATGCGAGACTGGCCAGAATTGGCAAGACGGAGGCAATTGGGGCGGTGGACTTGGAATTGCTAGATCCACATGGGAAGGCTATGGTGGCAAACAATTTGCTTCTCATCCTTCCAAAGCGACTGTTCTTCAACAGATCGTTGTGGCTAACCGCATTGCGGTATTTGGCTGGCAAACCAATGAGTTCAGAACCTTAGAAGATAGGCTTAACAATAAGCCATTCTATCGTCCAGCCGTTGGCTTCAATGGATGGGGTTGTGTTAAAAACAATACCTATCTCAAAGCTAAAAAAAATACCACACTAAGAGTCAAGCTTCCTGTAGGTGAACAGTTCTACTGTCCTCAGTTTGAGGAAACCTTTAAGAAGTATGCTCTTCCAACTAAAGTCTTTTCTTATATTGCTTGGCGTGAATCCAGATGTAATCCTGGAGCTGTCAACGCAATTTGGGAAAATGGCAAAATAGTTTGGACACTCAACTCTAATGGGTCATATGACTCAGGTCTACTACAAATCAACTCTTCATGGTTTAAAACATTAAGAGAACAATTTGGTTATGAACCTAAAGATCTAATGAACCCAGCAGTTAACGCTTTATTTGCCAGCTGGATCTTACACTTTTCAAGTGGAAGACTATTAAACTGGAACATCAAAGCAAGAGTGTAGTATCTACAAAAGTTTGACAATTGTCAATTCTTAAATAAGGAGAATAGCAATGGCTATTATCGAGAGTATCGAAACTCAAATCATGAACAATCCACGTAAGTTTGCAGTTGCAGAACCTACCAAGTTGCTGACGTTCATCAAAGGTGAACCACCAGTCAACTCTGGCAGAGGACGCCGTGCAAACCCAGTAATCACTAACATGTACTCACAGCTCCTTGTTAACCGCAACGTATGGGCTCATGTCAATGTACCCATCACCAACAAGAAGCAGCTTGAGTCGCTTAGACTGTCATTCTACAGCCGTGCTAAGAAAGACAATCTCTGCGTATCATCGTCTTCACTTTTCAACGAAGACACAAAAATGTATGACCTTTGGGTAATGCTTACCAACTGAGTGGTAAGTTAAATCTAACAGTCACAACAAACGAGAGCCGGGGACGCAAGTCCCCGGTTTTTCGTTTGTAATACAACTTTTTTTGTTCGTACAAAATAGAAGGGAAATGTCACATTTATCCACACTTTATCAAATACAAAAGGAGTACCCAATGCCTCTTACATTGATCATAGAACTAATAATGGTTTCAATCGTTGTTATATATGCTATTTGTTTAATTCCATCTAAAAAGAAATAGTTTTTACAAAATAAAAGACAACTTACATACACAGGAGAATTAAATATGTTATTAACTATGATGATCATTCTGGCACTAACTTCATGTGCCCTCGAATTGATGATCGCTGCCAAGGTCCCAGCTTGGCGTAGGCTATCAGCAAAGAGTCCACTGTTCAACTTGTTGAACTCTTTAGTAATTTCATTTGTTATGGGTATCGCCTTTGGTGCCGGTGGCCTTGTTGCCATGGGCGCTGGCGTTATCTCAACTATCTTATCAGTTCCCGGCTATCAATTCCTTTACTGGAATTATGATAGTCCTTCTGCTAAGGCTCGTGGTGGTAGTCAATTCAACCACCTCAAGAAAAATGCTAAAGAAAACTACGACAAATGGAGCGTAGCTTTATCAGACCTCGCTAAGTTAATTTATTCACTTATTAGGTTTATTACTTTTCCCATCTGGTTTACCAGAAATGCTTACATTAAAGTAAAACCTTATATTGTTAAATTTAACAACTGGTCTGAAACCAAACGTGCTTCACGCACAACAACTATCTAATATCAAGGAGTAATTACAATGAATCAACCTAATGACAAAAAAGTTGTATGGGATCCTGAAACAGAGTCCTACAAAGTTGTTTCAAATCCTGAATGGGATATTGAAGCTGAAGTTGGTATTTACTCATCGCTTGTTCAAGGCGGTGTTAATGATGCTTTAGCAGCTGACATTGTTTCCATGTTCAATACTACTAGACCTGTTTACCCATGTTATTGTTACACTGAACACAAAGAAATTGCATATGGATTTAATCCATGTCCATGCATGCATTGCGAAGAGCTTGCTGACGCTGAAGGTTATAATGTTTTAGAACCTGTAGACAACATTCAGCTGCACAAAAATACAGTTCATGTTGTTGGCCACATGATTAAACAACAGCTTTCTCGTATTAATCAAGTTATTGCTTCTGAAGATATTCATATTTCTGAAGATGATTTTGGAATGTTTCAATCACTTTTAGAAGACTACGGCAAAACAGATTTATCTTGGTCTGAAATCTTAGATTACATGGCCGTTGATCCTAGAAATTCATCTGACCCAGATCATTTTTATACTGTTGCTGGAATTCTAGAATACTTCTGGATTGCATTTGTTCTCCAGAACCCAACAGCTACTGGTCATCGTCCAAAACAACAATAAGGAATTAAAATGAACGAAGATACATCCTTTATGGAGCAAGCTAAATGTAAAGGAATGGACACTAACTTTTTCTTTCCTCCTGGATCTGATCCAGGGGGAACTAAAAGAGCTGTTGCATTTTGCAAAAGTTGTCCAGTCAAAACACCCTGTGCCCAATACGCCATAGATAATAACATCAACTATGGCGTATTTGGTGGGCTATCTATTCGTTCACGAACTAAACTTAAACGTGAACAAAAATTAACTCTTAATATTTAATATCAAAATAGGAAAAATATATGTCAAATAATATTAATAAAACATCAGTCCAAAAGATTGTTGCATCATACAATCGGATGGAGGAAGCAAAGCTTGCAATTGAAGCCTTAAATCCTACATCCAACCCTATCCCAACTATTAGTTCTATTGTCGATACTCTTGACTCAATTGATTCAATTGTCAAGCGACCACTTGCAAACTATATTGAAGACAGCGTCGTTGCTAAATGGGCTTCTTCTCAGTTTGGAATTGGTCCAGTACTTTCAGCTGGACTCTTGTCACATATTGACATAGTTAAGGCACACACTCCTGGAGCTGTGTGGCGTTATGCTGGTCTTGACCCATCATCTAGTGATAAGAAAATCTTTAATGGTGATCTTAAATCTATTTGCTGGAAGATTGGCTCTAACTTTGCTAAGCATGCGTCTAAGCCAAATTGTTTTTACGGCAAGCTCTATCTTCAAGATAAAGAGCGTCGCATTAAGAAGAACAATGAAGGCCTGTATGCAGATAAAGCTAAAGACATTCTTTCCGATCTACCATACAAGTTTCGTTCTGACGCACCATTGCTAAAGCAGGGCAAACTTTCTGAACAACAAATCGATGCGCAAGCACGTAGATTTGCAGTCAAAATTTTCCTTAGCCATTATTACGCAATTGCATATCAGGAACAGCATGGCACTCCTGCCGTTCGCCCTTCACACATTACCATTAACGGTGAAAAGCAATACATTGAAATCCCTAACAATCCATTTGATAAATAAGGAATAAAATGTCTATTTATAAATTTCTTTATCAAGACATTAGAAAAGTAAAAAATGAAAACCTTCATGTAACCAATTCTCTTCGTAATAAATTTTACGACGCTGGTTACATCAACTTTTATGAAATTATTACTACTCCAGCTAATCGTTTAAAGAAAGATGTACAAATAACTAACGCACAATTTAAAGAGTTAGATCGTAGTCTTCGCCGTCTTAACCTTAGTCTTGATATTTCACAAGAGATTTTAGATTGGGTTATAAGTTATTATTACAATCAGTATTATTATAAGTTACTTCCTATTTTGCAGCAAAAACAAAAAAAGAACATTACTTCTAAACCATCTAATAAACACTTTAAATCGATAATTACAAACTTTAACAAGGAATCCTAATGCTTAATATTATTACAACAATCAGTCCAGAACGCGTAGCTAAAGCAGTTCAATATCTTGAAGAGAACATTGCACCTGACCTTGGAGCAGACGTTTCCAACTATGCTCCAGGACGACGTCGTTCTTGGTTTCCCTATGAAGCCCCACTTGCTGAATCTCTTGATTTCCAACTAGGTCTTCAAGATGAAAAGATTTGGATATTTGTTAGAAACATTTGTTCAACTTTTAATTGGGAACCAGAACTAGGTCTTGTATCTAAAGGTGGATCTATTTCATCTCACCGTGATGCTAGCTATGCTGACTTCCGTTCTATCGGAATCAATCTAGGCAAAGTCACTTGGTGCTATGAAAGAATTTATCCAGGCTTTGGATGGGCTCGTCCAGAAGATTGTATCAATCCTTCTGAAATAATTAAAGTCCCAATGACAGGTGGTGAAGTTTTTGAGTTCAACTGCAAAAATCCTCACTGGACCGAAGACGTTGATCCTGATCGTTGGGCCTTTAATATGTGGCGCATCTCTAATAAGACTCGTTCAAAGTTTAACACTTTTGTTAACGGTCTTATCGTACCTACAAAACAATGACAAGTTACATCACTTGAACATTCTTCAACAGCGTATTAACTTTATGCTGTAGATGAGTAGTTCATGTCTATAAAAGGAGATATTTGTGAACTATACACAAATGTATTCAGACATCTACGAAAGTCTGCAAACAACTAAAATCAACCACGATGAGCTTCATAATATTTGCTTGCGAATTTGTGACGCTTTAAATGATTACAACATGATAATAAACAAAACAAAACTACCAACTGTATTTTCTGGAAATAAGTTGGGTTATCCTGTTGCCCGTAAAGTTTCTTAGTTAACCTAAGAACAGGTTTAGTTATATACCTGTGAAGGACCAGTACCAGCCTGGCTCCAAAAATATAACAGCTGGTATCACGGAAGTGTATGTAGGATTTTATAAATTAAAAAAACTCTTTCTTTTCCTTTGTGTTCATGTCGATTTATAAAGCAGGTTCGACTCCTGCCACTTCCACACTCCGAAAATAATCTGTAGCGGACCCCTGCAGTTGTGCAAAACTACAGTACCGGGTACTGGCATATTCCCCGAAGGATAATAGAGTGTCATAGAACTGAGCTTCTATGATATGATATGCCACTTATCAAATATAAATATAAACTTCTATTTGAGTAACAATTGTTTTTTAATAAGGCAATAGTTCATTCAAAGAGAAGGGACTTAAACGTAGACCTTAGGAGGGACTATGAACTTTAATACATATCGGCCCAAAGTACGTATGAAAGCATTTAAGAATGCTCCACTTCGTTCTTCAGAAGAATACCAAATTGGATTTTACGATATTGGTGTTATGCGCCAGCTCATGGAAGAGTCTGGCTCTAACGAATTCCGTATCGCATCGCTTCCAATTCCTACCAACCTTTTTGATCGTGCAGAACTTGAGAAAATCATTTCTCATCCTTCCGTTCAATATGCCCTTGTTGACAAGAACAAAGTTGTTGCTTGTTCACTTAAGGGCTCAGAAGGTTGGATGTCAGCTGTTAAAGCTGCTGGCTACACCGTTAAAGGTGGAGGCAAAACTTCTAAGCGTGCAAAAGCATTTCACCGTGCAACTTTAATTAATGCTCACTTCAATAGCCTTAACATCAAGTGGGTAGAACCTACCGACTATAGTCGTTATGATTTCTCCACTGGTTGGGCTGATTGGATCTCTGATCCTGAAGTCTTGTCACGCTTGCTTGACGGTGGCTTTGTTATTTCATCTCGCGTTATTCAATCAGCAATTCAAAACTTGCCTGTTTATGACGCAGATAATGAACTTGACACAAACGACATTTATTACGATCCTGAATTCCGCCAAAAGCTTCAACGCTTTCTTGCTAATTCAAAAGTATATAATGCTCGTATCTTCATTGATGAAGGCATGATCAAGGGCAATATGATTGTTTCTGACAATCTTCCTCTTGATGTTGATATCATCGTTTCTCGTGCAAACCTGAAGAAAGAAGTTTCTTACTCAGGTGGAGTACGACTTCTTGCAGAACCACAAGGTCCAAAGTCTCGTGTTATCACAGACCATCAGACCGTTATTAATCTTCCTAAGCTTTTCCGTAAAAGCGATATGGAGATGTGGCTTGTGGAAGAATATGAAAAGATGTTTCAAGAAGCTATTCAAGGCAAGTTGCTTGCCAACTGGAAATCAATCTTCGTTCGTCAATTCTCTCGTGAGAATAAAGAAACAGAAGATCTTGAAGCTCAAGCACGTATTAACTATGTAGGCCATCGTTGGGCTAGCATGGGACTTTCAATTACGGATTCTCCGTGGTTGTTTAAGACTCTTGCTATCTCTCATGCTCAGCCTCTTGAGAATCGTATTCCTATTCCATGCAGTGTTTATGAACAGATTATTCCTGAATCATTAGCACGTATGGCTGGATATGACATCGAAGTTGAAGAAGGTGACATCAAACGCTTAAATCAAATTGGCGTTCATGTTGTCAACGACTTCGACTGGCTTGAGATGTACGAAAGCCATGGCGGTCATGACGAAGACGACTTCTTTAAGTTGTTCTATCGTACCCTTACTGGTGGACAGCGTGATGGCGACAAAGTTGTTATCATCGCTCGTTCACCAAACGGTTACGGAGAGTATTCTATCTTTAACTATGTTGAAGGAGAATGGGCTCCCAAGTGGACAAAAGCCGATGGTGAAGAAGTAACTTTCCCTGAAGTTAATTCTCGCAATTGGCCAGAACGTTTGTCTACTGCAATTCGTTCTGGTAGTGTTCGCTACACTGGTCTTCCAAGTAGCTATAGTCCACTACCAGCTCGTGAAGCCGGTGAAGAGTATTCTATTGAAGACGTCATGGCAGATGTCGATACTGCAATGAATGGTGGTAACGTTGGTCGTTTTGTTAACGGCTCAATGCTCCATTCATCTGTTATCGGTAAGCATCGTAAGGTGCAAGTCTGTTCTATGGAGTCTGCAATCGATGGTTGTACTCAAACATCAGACTCTCGAGATCGTCTTGCGATCGATGCCGAAGCTGAACTGATTATTCAAGAAGTTCTTGATTCAGGTAAGCCTATTGATCACGACCTGTGGCATGGTCGATTTAAGAATCTTGCTCGCAAGCATCCTGAAGTCGAAACATACACAGGCACACTTACTCACCTCAATACTCTTTGTACTCATTATTACAATAAGTATGTTGAACGTGTTACCAAGTATTCTCAAGAAAACATTGTTTTGTCTGAGAATATTCAGAAACTTGCTCAGCGTTTGTATTTCCATGCAATTCCAGTCCTTCGTGACTTCCGAATGAATATTTACAATACAAACTCTAATGAGAATGTTCAAACAACAGGTGCTATTAAGCGTGAAGAATGGGAATATCTTTACAAGTCAATTGTAGATAAGATCAATTCTTTCGAACGACCTGAAGATCAACATGACTTTGTTATCGCACTTTATTGTGCGTGCATCAAAGAGCCTACTAGCACTGGAAAGTTTTCCGATCAGATTGTCATGAACCGCGTTGTTTACCCATACCTTGAGAAAGCTCTCATTCACTATGGTATTGGTAATCGCGTAACCATGACCTTTGCCAACGGAAAATATGTTCCCATCTCAACCAAATATGAAACATGGACGTATACAGATCCAGAAGGACAGCAACATACATTTAATGATATGTATGAATACCAGTCCTTCCATGCTCAGTATTCTCCTATCGTATTTACAAACGTAGACGAAAAGCCTAAGCCTGTTCGTCGTTTGAAGGCTGAGTTCTAACAGTAAGTATAGAAAGCGGTGTCTAAAGAAATTACTTTCTTTGGGCACCGCTACTTACGTTCTTATTATATATTGGAGTTATTTAAATGTCTAAAGATGATTTATCTTTTGATTTCCTAAGTCCTGAAGACTTTAACACACGTACTGAAGAAATTATTCCTGATGCTTGGAAACAAGTTCAGAAAATTTCTTCTTTCTTTTCAAGTATCATCAAATCAAGTGGTCCAGATACATTCGCTCCTACATCTGTAGTTTTTAATGCAAACAAAGATATAGTTGGCGTATTTACCTGTCGACCATTTGAAGGTAGAGATGATCTTTATCAAGCTCTTTCTGAGCTTTTGTTTTTTCCTGTAACCATTGGATCACAGCTATTCATAGTTGCTGCTGATTCTAATGTTAAAAATCCAGATACTGGAGACAAGTTATACGATGCTTTAAACATGACATTTGTATCTCCTGAATCTTGTTACATTTATACTTTACCTTACACCATCAACGAAGACAATGATGTTATCTTTCAATATGAAAATTCTAACATGTCTTCAGTAGCTAAAGAAGATTCTAATGGAGAACTTTCTGCAGCTGGTGATATGGTAGAGTTATTCTTTATCTTTTCTCACGTAGAAAACAGAGGACCTTTTACCTTTGACGAAGTCCTTGCATATTATGACGATAACCAAATTACATACGAAATAGTTAATCGTGACAATCTTCATTCAAATAAAGGTTCTCGTATGATCTTTCAAGGATAAATTATGAAAACTATTACACCCATACTAGAAAAACCTTCTCAAGAAAATAATAAACCATTAGTTTGCTTTAACGAGTCAAACACAATTGTTTGTGGTAAAATAGAGCAATTCGATTACGAAAAACTAGAGAACAATATTACAATTGAACCTTTCTTCGGAGAGACTGATCTTTTTGGATTTTAATTAATATGACTATTACCTTGCGCCCATATCAACAAGAGGCATTAGATTCTATTCTTGTTAATCAAGAAAATGGAATCAACAGGCAGCTTGTTGTTCTTCCAACTGGAGCAGGTAAAACTGTTATATTTTCCCATCTTCCTAAGATTAAACCAGACTCTCTGCCGATGCTAGTATTAGCTCATCGTGCAGAGCTGCTTGAACAAGCAAGATCTAAAATTCTTGCATCTAATCCACATCTTACTGTAGAGATAGAACAAGCTGAACGTAAAGCTGGTCACGTTGACGTAGTTGTAGCATCTGTTGCTACATTAGGTCGCAATGGTACACCTCGTATAGAGGGATATCCTAAAGATTATTTTAAATCAATTGTTATAGACGAAGCTCATCATGCTGCTGCTCCATCGTACAGAAGAGTTATTGATTATTTCAATCCTTCTTTTATACTTGGAGTAACAGCTACCCCTCAACGTTCTGATTCAACAAGATTAATCGATGTCTTTCAGGAGATTGTATATTATAAAACTATACAAGATCTTATTAAAGATGGATGGTTAAGTCCTCTTGTTGGATATAGAGTAAAAACAAGTACAGATATATCGGAAGTGGAGATTCAAAATGGCGACTATAGCCAATCTCAATTGGAAAACAAAATTGACAATCCTGAGCGTAACGCTCATATCGTCGCTAGCTATTTTAGTCTGGCAGACTCTAAGAAAGCCGTTGTATTCGCATCCGGCGTCAAACACGCCGAAAACTTGGCCTTATCCTTTAGACAATCGTCGGTAGAAACAGCAGTAATCGTGGGTACAACTCCACGAGAAGAACGAGAACAAATACTTGCGGACTTTGCTACGGGAAAGATTTCCGTAATTGTAAATGTTGGCGTTTTAACTGAAGGCTTTGACGAACCTTCTATCGAAGCTATTATTCTTGCAAAGCCTACACGTAGTGCTCTGCTTTATACTCAAATAGTTGGTCGAGGAACTCGACTATACGAAGGTAAGCCTCATTGTATAATTATCGACATTGCAGATACCACAAAGGGAAAGAAGCCTATTGGCCTTCCTACTCTTTTGGGTCTGCCACCAGAATTCGATTTACAAGGACAAAGCCTAACAGACGTTGCTGAAAAGTTTGAAGAACTTGAAGCTTACGCTCCCGGTGAAGCAGTTCGTGTTCTTAATCCAGAAGATATCGAACTAGCATATACTCGTATCAACTTGTTTATGCCTCCTCCACCTAACCCTATTGTTCAAGAATATTCCAAACTTGTTTGGGCTGAAATTGCAGAAGATGAATATCATCTTGGTTTAAACAACGCAGAATCTATGCGTATTAAATGCGATACTCTCGGCAGATGGAATGTTACTCTTCATGATAACCCTCAAAAAACTACTCGTCTTTTAGGAACTGTTCCAGATATGAGAGAAGCTTTTGCACGATCAGACAAATGGGTTCAATCCAATAGAGCTTCATCTATGGCTTTACTCGATGCTTCTGCAGCATGGAGAAGCGATGGACCGACTGATCCTCAAAAGAAAATACTTAAAAGAATTGGCGTACCCATTACATCAGACATGACTAAGGGTATGGCTAGTCAAATCATTTCTCGTCATTACGAGAATAACCCTAAGCCTAAATGGCTTCAAAATAAAATAGATTATTCTAAAAAAAGATACTAAGTACAAAAAATAGATATATATAGAATAGAGAAATAATGTTATACAAATTTAAACGGTATAGTTTACTTTTTACTTTATTAACAACTGCCTTTATTGCGTCCCCTATTAAAGCAGAAACCTTTACTTATGACGTAGCTCCTGCTAACGCTCCTGTAAAATTTACGTTTAGTCTTTCAACCGCAATTCCTTTTATTGCAGCTAATCTTCCTCATCAAGATAAATTTATCGGAGATGGAACTTACGTTGTAATTATTGACACTGGTATTCAAAAAGATCATCCATTCTTTCAGCAAAGAGTTGCTTTAGAAGCATGCTTCGCACCAAAGTGTCCTAATGGTTTAAATCAACAAATTGGTTCTGGTGCTGCTAATCCTGTTCACTGGCATGGCACTCATGTTGCTGGTATTGCAGCTGGATATAATTCATCTTACAATGGTGTAGCACCTGGAGCTAAAATTATTGCTATCAATGTTTTTGATTCCACTGGTGCTGCTTACGACAGCGATATTATTAAAGCTTTAAATTGGGTTAACTCAATTTCTTCTCAATATAATATCACCTCTATTAACATGTCGCTCGGCGGATCTACTCCATATAAAACTACATGTGATGATTATATTCCTGCAATGACAAAAGCAATTGAAGACCTTAGGGCTAATTCAATTGCTACAGTCATCTCTTCGGGTAATAGCTATGCCCATGGGATGAGTGCTCCTGCATGCATCTCATCAGCTGTTTCTGTTGCTGCTATGTATACTAACAGCACTGCTATTACTAATTTTTCCAACATTAACAAGCACACAACAATTGCAGCTCCTGGTCATTCCATTCTTTCTTCCACAACTTCATCTAAGTACACAACAGCTTCTGGAACTTCTATGGCTGCTCCTTTTGTTACTGGAGCTTTTGCTGTATATAGATCTAAGTTTGGAAAACAATCTGTAGATAAAGTCGTATCAGACTTTACTTCTACTACTAAAAGAGCTGTTGATTCTTATACATCAATTTCTCTTCCTTATTTACATTTTGGACATTTGTTTTCATCGTCCAATCCCACACCAATTACAACAACAACAACAACAACAACTATTCCATCAACTACCACAACAACTATTCCTACTTTACCAGTAATTCCTCCCACAACTACAACTATTCCAGTAACTACATCTACTACATCTACTACAACAACTATTCCTTCTCCATCTACTCCACCATCTTATGGTCAAGTATTTGCTCCAATTCTTCATGAATTAGATGCATCTTGGAAAACTTTTATTAAAGCTTATTACAGAGATCCACATAAGGGATATGCTAGCATATCACACTATACTATTGTGTGCAATGATTCTTCAATGTACACATATACCGTTCCTAAAACTTCACGTTATGGATGGAACAGCTATAACATCCGTGTTTCTCCCTCTCTCATTTCTCACTGCAGAATGAATACACACGGACACAACGGATCTATAGTTTCTACTAGAAATATGTTTACATCTCCTAGAAATAGATCTTTGTCTTTAAGTTTTAATAATTTTACTGATAGTCCATCAACTAAAAGTAAATTAATTACTAACAAAAATACACCAAAGAAGAACAACAAAAAGAAATCTAAATGATTCAATCTTTATACATTTCGTATAACCACAATGAATATCCTAATATTATAACTGACAATTATGACAGTTTATTAAACTATTCATTTGGAACCACTAATGTTTACACTATAAAGTTAAATAATTTTAATATGGTTTTATCTTATTTAGATTATTCTGTTGAATCTAAGGTTAACAAACCGGCTACATTTTTATATAGAACTTATTCTAACGATTACGAATATTCTACTCTTTATGGAAATTGTCTTATTTTTGATTCTCAAAACAATAACATTTCCCCAGAATTAATGCGCACTATTTTTACAATATATAATAATATTTAATCATCCCCTACAATTAGAAAGGATTGCGATGACTACAGCAATGATGATTACATCCTCTCCTGAGGACCTTAATAATTTAAAGATTACTAGAGAAATTATTTCATTTATCGGCACAGTATTTGATGAGAGCAATCTCACATATGTTGACTATAATGGATCTCGCATCACCAAGGAAGACATTGAACATGTCGACGAGTACTATGCTTTAATGCATAGGTTTCTTATAAACCCTGGTATGAATGAAGAGCAATTTTTAAATTATGAAAAAGAAACAAACTAATATTAATCCATCTCACACTTACAACAACTCTAAGAAATGTTCTCATTGTGGAGTTGTTTCTAAAGATGTTAATATGTCTGTTATTCTTAATCAACTGCTATGCTTAGATTGTCTTAAAGATAAAATCTTAGGACGATTATAATTCTAGCCCGAGTGGCGGAATGGCAGACGCAGGGGGCTTAAACCCCCCGGAGGGCAACCTCTTACCGGTTCAAGTCCGGTCTCGGGTACCAATTTTTATGGTATAATACAATTCAACATTACTTTAACTAGAAAGAAATTATATGACTGACGAAAACTTTAATCCACCACAACCTCCTGTACAGGAACCTAAGAAGAACATCACGATTAATCCAAAGTATGCAATTGCTTTTGCTGTTGCAGCATTTGTATTATTGATTGCAGTTATTCTTGCTCCTGGAGACAAGCAATCAACTTCTGTGAACAATGATGTTCCAGCACAAACCTTTGCTCCTACTCCTGTTCCTTCAGTTAACAAGTATGATGCATACCTTGATCACGTATACAATAACTCTGGACAAGCTAACACCATTAGCAAGGGCACTCTTATTGAATATGGCGATACCATTTGTAACGCTCTTAATCAAGGAAGAACAATCCCTTGGATTGTAAGTTATCTTTCTGATAACTCAACTGGTTACTCTGACAATGCTTTGTTTGCATCCATTATTTATGGCGCTATCACATACATCTGTGATGAATATAAACCAGATCTTAATGCCTATCTTGCTAGCTAATTATGAAGCTTAAAATTAAATCTTTTTTATTTGGATTCGATTACGCTGTTAAGAACTTTGATAAAATAGAAGATCATCATTGGCACACTTACTCAGGTGCTGATTGGCACGATAAGTACACTAATAATATCTATAGAAAAGGTATTAAGCTTGGACGTAAGTATGTTCAATACCGATATGAAACTCTTGTTTTATTTTTAGTCCTTACAACTATGTTTATATTTGCCGTTACTTGGTAAATATTATTCCCAGATAGCTCAGTTGGCAGAGCTACGGACTGTTAATCCGTTGGTCGTAGGTTCGAGCCCTACTCTGGGAGCTATGACAAAACCTAAATATCAAATATCAGAAGAAGAATTTAAATTATTATATAAACAATTATATAAACTTCTTGAATCTTCAACCGATTCTCCTTTAGTTGATTACGTTTGTCAATTAATTGAACCTATGTGTAATCATTTTAATCTTCTTACTCCTAATCAATATATATTTTTTAAGCTATGAAAAAACCTAAATATGACATGTCTCACCTATTAGGTAGACGAATTGAAATTGTATCTTGCAATGACAAGTACACTAACCTTGTTCCTGGTTCTCAAGGAAAAGTAACAGCTATTGATTCCAATGGAACTGTATTTGCAGATTGGGATGATGGCTCTACTTTAGGCCTTATCCCAGGCATTGATCAATGGAAGTATATCTAATGACTAATATTACCTATTACACTCGGTCTAATGATGGCCAAATTCATGATCACTTTGAAAATATTTCTTCTGCACTAGAATATTTTACTTCTGATACAGGCTATCGTCTTGATTTTATCTTTCCTGATGGTCGTGTTCTTTTTATTTACAGATCCGACTACTGGGAAGATGTTTCAACAAAGGACATTAAAACTTTTTCCGAAAGTAACTATTCTTTAGCCAAAGCTAAAATTATGTTATACAATCCAAAATCTCAGGATATTCCTGACAATGTTATTAAGGTTAATTTTTAATATGAATCTCATACAAAAAACCGCACAAATACCAAAACAAATCATGCAAATGATACGTGAAGATGTACCTTCTAGGTACTATGGTATGAATAGTATTCAATACTATGAAGAAATGTTTCCTAAGCGTTATGATAACACTATTTCCTATATTGTTACATACCGTGGTATAGACACCACTACTTCTTGGGGTCCATTCCACACGATTGAATCAGCTAACGACTGGACTAATAAGTTGTTTGATGCTTATAGTATTGATTGCGATATTCTTTATATTCACAATCCAAAATCAGATCCAAACACTTGGATTATTTAAAATGATAAATTTTATTCAAGACTTAATTATTCGTTATCGTTTTAGAAAAGCTGCTAAGCAGCGTCGTAAATCTTATAAAAATGTTTACGATTCTCTACATAGAAATGAGCATTACTTCTAATGTATTTAAAACTACACACCAAGCATAAACTTGATATCATTGCTCACTCATTGACTCGATGTGGTGTTACAATTTGGCATGGTATTCCTGAACAAATTGTAACAGACCTTCATGATGCTGGTTATAAAATTAAAAAGCGTAAGTCTTTTAAAAGAACTTCAAAGCAATTAGAATCTCGAATTATCCCTGCTGCAAAGCTTAAAGCTCAGCATGAAAAAGACGATGAGATTTATCTATAATGCTACTTTATGTTATCATTGCAATTGGTTCCCTATGGGGTATCTTAACTTTTGCTTCACTTCGTGAAGAAGAAAAAGAAATTAAAGAACTAATTGATTCTGCTCGCAAAGCAAATCAAGAACGTCGAGGACTTAAATGATTGAAGTAGTAGTAACCTTAACTATTATCGTTGCTGTTATCTGGATTCTTGAAAAAATTATGGATTAACATGTTTATTAATGCACTAATTACTTTTTCTTTAGTATTCATTATTTCTTATTCTCTTTATTTTATAAAAGATAAGTACCTGTAAATTAATACCAACAAGCGCCTTTAGCTCAGTTGGTAGAGCAGTGGACTTTTAATCCATGTGTCCCGGGTTCGAGCCCCGGAGGGCGTACTATGACATTAAAAATAAATCCAAGAAAATGTTCTGCTTTAACATCTAAAAAAACTCAATGTTTACGTAGGGCTATTTCTTTTAGTCTCTTTTGTAGAGTTCATCAAGAAAGAAAAATCTATGACCAATGAATTAAACCTACTTAATGAACTTCGTATTGGTGACATTGTTGGAACTACTAACCGTATGGTTATTGCTTCTACCAAAAAAGCTGAACGTATACCAGATGATTCCTATGCAGTCTGGGTTTCCATCTGCCACAAAGAAGGCGAGCTTCACCCATACGTAGTGTGGGATATTATTGCTCGTCCTGAAGGATTTGCTGCAGAACATGGTGACTACTGTTCTACTTTAGAACAAGCACTTACTCAATACAAAAAACGTGGAGGCGAAGCCTAACATGCAAGTTAAACTTATTGTTGAAATCGAAGCTTCTATTCCTGGAGAATTCCAGGATGATAAGCTCGCTACCAAATTATTAAAAGATGAATTGCTTGAACTACTAGACATTGGCGCTCAGTACGACAAGTATGATCAACCAACTGTTATGTTCACTTCATTAAATGTTACTGAATATCTTCCCGGAAAAGGAAAACTATAATGTGCTCAGGTTCAATTGAACAACATGATCTCGATCAATTAGATCGGGAATTGGAAGAACAAAAAACAACAGAAAAATATATCAATAACTATAAAATATCTTTTTCTACTTTTAGTTTAATGGTTCCAGTCTCAAGTGATTAATGTCATGTAGTGATGTGCAATCACTTAAATTTTGGGAGTTAACTGTCCCCTTTGTTACGGGTAACTATTCGTTTACGACTAGCCGTCCACAAAGTGAGTATACCAATTTACTTGAACCCAGACACAAGTAATCACAACAGTTCTTCGGGCCCTTAGCTCAGTTGGTTAGAGCGCCGGACTCATAATCCGTTGGTCCTGGGTTCAAGTCCCAGAGGGCCCACTATGATAGATATTATTAAAATATTATTCTCATATCTTCATCTACTTTACATAGCTCTTACTCAATCTACGTTTGTTGCAATATTTGCTATATTAATTTTTTATGTAGCCTCTAAATTTATTTATTCTTCTACAAACAATTGGTATTACTCAGATCAAAAGGAAGACCATGAATAACCCTCCCACTATTATTAGAGTATCAGGTGATTCTACTTTAGCTGATTATGCGTATACAAACACTTGCATTTATTGTGGCGACAGCATTACTTTTATGATGACTCAGTCTCAATACAATAGCTGGAAAGTAAATCACAATTATATTCAAAATGTATTTCCACATCTTGACTCTGCAACTAGAGAATCAATGATATCTGGAACTCATCCACAATGTTGGGACCAGATTTTTACTGAAGAAGATGAAGAAGAGTTTATTGAAAACTTTGATGAAATAATTTCAAACTGGAAAGATTAAAATGCCCTACATTAAACCTGAACTCCGTCCCGAGATATTGCTTAGCCCTGAAGCTATAGTCAATGCCGGCGAGTTAAACTATTATATCTCTACTCTTATTAATCATTTTATTGACAAAAAGGGTAAGTCTTACTCTACTATCAATGAAGTTATTGGAGCTTTAGAGTGCGCAAAACTAGAACTTTATCGTCGTATTGCAGCACCATATGAAGATACAAAAATAAAAGAAAACGGTGAAGTATACACTAAACTTGTGGAGGATTAATTATGGGCATGGACGTTTATGGTAACAATCCCAAAAACGAACAAGGCGAATACTTTCGTTCTAATGTTTGGTATTGGCATCCTTTGTGGGACTGCCTAGACCAGCTTCATCCTACACTTTGTCAGAAGTGTGAATCTCCTCATGATAACTCTGGTTCTGGTCTCAATTCTCGAGACGCAACTGCCTTAGCTAAACTTTTAAAAAAAGATTTAGAAAACGGAACCATTGAAGAGTATATCAAACAATACTATGAACATCTAAACTCTATTCCTCTTGAAGATTGTTCTTATTGCAACAATCAAGGTACTCGTGATTGGGATCAATTAGATGGTACCATTCTTACTAAAACCTGTAATGTCTGCGATGGAACTTTAAAAGTTAAATCTTTTGCAGCCCATTACCATATGGATTTAAATCTTATGAAAGAATTTCAAGTCTTTCTTGAGAACTGTGGTGGATTTAGAATTCACTAAGATTTTGATCAGTAGCGTGTTCGATTTACTATTTTGAATTTCGGAACGATATTAATAGTTACACATAGCACGTGGGCCTATATTCCCCGTAACTACTACTGGTCAAATTGATTTGGTGACACTGGCGCTTACTGGGACGTATAGCGACGGTGTCACCAATTGATTTGATAACAGCTAGCTAATTCAAACTTACAACGTGGTAAAACACAGAAATAAGCCGGTTGAATTGCTAACGGAAAAGTAATGAAGCTAGTGGCCCTATATTTGCCCCATTACCTGTTATCAATTTTTTATTTTATAAAGGATATTTAAATGACTTCTAGAGTTTTGATCAGACGCAATTCTAAAACCCATGTCGCACTACTTTATCTAAAGATGGTACACCGACCTGTTACTAAAGAAAATCTTTTCAATTTAGCTCCTGCAAAATATAAAGAACTTAATAAAGCAGAGTTATCTCTTGACAAATTAGTTAACTTTGGTTTTGCTAAATTCAAAGATAACATGTATACTATTACTCCACTTGGTTTGCGTGCTATACCTCTTATTGTTAAGCAGCAGCCTAAAAAAGGATCTTACGAAGTATGAATTTAGATTTTCGAATATGTATCGATACGTCTCCGCTATTTCAAGCGGGCGTATCGGCTCACTCTTATAAAGTGTAGAAACCGTAGCTTGGTGACACACGGGTTCAAATCCCGTCGCCCGCACCTAATACAAAATACAGCCCTTCTAAAGTCTGGAAATTTATGACTAACGAATTCTTTGATAACGATGATGACCTGTTTTCTGAAACTTCATCTCAATCATCTTCTATCCCCTTAGCTCCTGATGTTGACACATTCTTGGAGCAGACTAAAGACTACATTGATTCCAAAGGAATTAACTCTGGTCGTTTTGCTATTCGCACTGGAATGATTACCGCATTCTATGAAATGTCTAATCGTTTTATTTTTGATACAGATGCTTTAAGTCGCAGCATGGCTGCTTCTCTTAATCGGCTTACCAATAATGGTTTTCAAAAAGAACTTTATGCTGACGTCTTAGAAGAATCTATTCTTAAAAGATTTGCTATTAAAGAGTTTTTAGAAGCTATGCTTTCTGAAGATACTGCCAAGAACATCAAACTTGCATCTCAGAAACTTAAGCTTGACTTAGACGAAACTTATATTCGATCTTACTTTGGTTCAATGGACAAAATTATGAATCATTCAATTGAGCGAAATATTAAAATATATGAAGCCCTTTGTCCGGAAATCAACAGAGTTCCAATGAAATTAATAATCGATAGAGACTATGCTTCTGTCGATATATCACTTTTCCATACAGGTAATTACATAGCTAATTCCTTTAATTCCATCAAAGAATCCCTTGGATTTAATACCTATTAATCGGAATTTATATGACATTTTATCCTGAGAAAATTCCTACTTCTTTGTCTCCTATCAAGTCTTTTCATTACAATCTAGATTCTTCTAGAGAAGTAAAAAAGCAGCTTGAATCTAAAGTCTCTTCTCTTGAAGAGCGTATTGACAAAATTGTTGAGCACTTTACTCTAAACGACATGCCTATCATTCGCTTTATTCTTAATATAAGCGAAGATAAACAAGAGCTTAAAAAAGTTGCTAAAGCCTTAGATCGGGTTGCTGATCTTATCGAGGCCCGTAATCAACTCCTTCCTAAACTAGAAGTTATTCGAATAGCAGAAAAAGATCCAAATTGGTTTGCTAATACCTTTGGTGATTTTTCTGTCGATGTCGATCTAGGATTAGACGAACTACTAAATGGTGAATTCAATGACTGATAATTTTAATTATTCTCTTGTTCAAAACGAACAGGGCACATATTCTATACGTTCAACGGTTAAGTCATTTAACCTTGATCACGTTACTGATAAAGATGTTACATCTTTCTATCAGAGCTTTTCTCAATTCGCTTCTATTGATACTGGACTTCTTCCACTTGATGGAACTGGTGTCCTTGCTATTCGTAGTGCTGGTCCTCATACCCAGATTGTAACTCAGCATGCTCCCGGCATGTACCACATTAATTGGGGTGCACACGAAGGAGATAAACATGCTCGGACTTACTATGTAGCTCAGCCTTATCGAATTGTAATTGGTGATTTTGAAAATGGAAATCTTCTTGGTGCTAGAATGTTCTATTCACCATATCCAATCACTTCTCCAAACAATGTTCTTTATCATGTTAATCTTCCTAATATTAACTGTAAAGGATATCGTGGCAATGGTGTTGGCTGGATTTGCCTCTACCATAAAGACGATTGGTCTGCTCTTCCGTTTAATGAAAAAGTTTCACGATTCATTGAACGCTGTTCTGGTGTAGAAACCTACAACGATGCTAACATGAGCGAGACTGATGGTCCTCGCTTTTACCAATCTAAAGGAATGCCTTCTTACATTTCTAATCCCGCTGAATGGGAACTTAAATCAAATGAAGAAGGACATTCTTGGACTCTAGATCCTAATCTTTGGATCTCTGTTAAAGTTAAAGACATGGATAACCAGGGTCAACATGATGACAATGGCCAAGAGTTAACTCTTGCTATGGCTATGCTTGGTAACTACCAAGCTTATTATACTGATACTAATATTCCTAAAATGTATAATATTATATCTCGTCCTGACTATGAGCTTACTAGCGAACACGTTGCTGATTTCTTTAAGAAATCTTTTGCATATTCTCCAATTCATTATACTCATAATTCTAAAGACAATCCATACGATTTTACTATTGATTCTCGTATTAAAAATGGTCAAGAAAAACTTGACATATCTGCACTCTTCAATAATAACGATGAAGACGAAGACAACAATGTATTTATCTGCGCTTCTTGCGAAGACGAATGTACTGGTGACATAACTGAAACAATAGAAGGAGACGTTTGCGAAAATTGTTTGGAAGAGTACTTTGTCTATATTGAATCTAAAGACATGTATTACTCTAGAGATGATGCAAATATAGTTTACTCTAACACTATGGACTTACATCTTCATATTCAACACGATACTGTATTTACATGTGGATGTGGTGAAAGCTATGGATTTAAATTCTCTACAGAGCATACCAAAAAAGAAATTAAAAAGTATCAACACATTGATGACAAAGGCAAAGTAATTTGCATTGACTGCTTAACCGAAATTGCTTCTGATAATGACCTTGAAATGCACTCATGTAGTATTTGTTCTAAGAATGTTATCACAGAATCTCAATGGTCTAATTACAATCCTACTGTTCAAACAGTTGGATTAGACTTTGAGAATCTTGGTATTGACTACAAGCTTGAATTTAAAGCTCTTTGCCACACATGTGCTCCATTCTTTTATGTGTGTCCTTGCGGATTCTTGCGAGACTCTAATACAGAGACTGCAAACTGTGAATCTACTCCTGTTGTTGATGACAATGGACAAACAGTTTACTCTGTAAATCAATGCTGTCAACAATGCGTAGGCGAACCTTATCTCGATTCTGATGGATCCTTTGCTGCAAAGTATGTTCCACCCGATAAAACTCCAGTTGCTGTTGTTATTAAAAACAAAATTTATAACAACATTAATGGAATAACAGTTAATAATGATGAAGAACAATCCCCGTTCTGAACAAAACAATAGACTCTTATATTTGGAGATTTTATGACCACAGATAATATTAAAAAAACTTATACTTTAGAAGACCTTAATTACTTCTGGACTAAGTCCGGCGTACCTTGCTTTATGGCAGACCATGACAACATGGAAGATATTGTTGAAAGCCTTGGCTTTAACATTTATTATTTGATTGCTAACATCGCTGAAGATCGTAAAGTAGAAACTAAAACTTACGATAAAGGTGTATCTTCTACCACCACTACTTGGGTAACTGATCTCAATACAAGTATTGTTAAAGTTGTTAATAACTTTGTTGGTCGTTCTGTCACTGCAGTTAAAGATGAAGAAATTTATAATTTCGATTCTGTTCGCGAAGGTGCAGTCTATAGTCTTCCTGCTATTCCACGCGTTATTGTAGACAAGCTCGATGAATTCTTCCGACTTGTTGACACTCAGCATGGTACTGAATCTATTGTTATGTTGACATTTGATCCAGCATTTGAAGGTTCTTCTGAAGGTTGGGGAATTTTAGTTCCTAATCAAGTCAATACATCTGTTCATTGTAAATATGATCCAGATTCTATTGTCGACCAAAAGCCTGAAAATGTTATGATTGTTGGCTCTGTCCATAGTCACCCCAACATGGCTGCCTATGCATCTGGAACAGATCATGCAGACCAAGCAGACTTTGATGGCTTACATATTACTTATGGATGGCAAAAGTCTGTTAATAATGGAGCCACTCAATATCACATTGAGATGCAAATTGGTGGAACCATTTGGACGCTTAAGCCTGAAGATGTATTTGAAGATGTTATTTTTACTAAAGCTCCTGATCCTGAAGTGATCGAATGGAGCCAAAAAGTAAAAAAAGTGCTCCCCCCTCAGGGGGGTTCGGTTACGCAGGTGGCACAAGCACCAGCACAGGCTACTCAACCGGCTCATCAGCCTACTCAGCTGGACTCTATTCCAGCTGGTACGATTAAAGGTGACCCTCGCCTTCAAGAGTATCCTGATCCTAAAGATGAAAATCATTTAGTTATAGCAGAGATTGTTATTTCTGATGCAACTGATGATTTTGAATGTCCTTCTTGTGGATCCGATCTTTCTGCATACAATCCTGAATTTGTTTGTGACACTTGTGACATTCTTTTATGTCTTGATAGCGATATCTATTCTGATATTCTTCAGTCAGCAAATAAGTACATTGCTCGTCGTAATCTAAATCCTAATTCAAATATTTATATTTGGACTAAAGACGCTCACGACAATGACATCCTTATGAAAATTAGAGACGAGTCTCTTACAGCTGTCGATGACAATGATTCTCCTCATACTTTAATTGAAGATGTAGATTCTGATTTCTCTCTTAATAATACTTTATTAGACGAGTACTTCTACGAAGGATTTGATCATTCTCGTACAGTATGTTGCAACGAACCGATTGCTACATTGCGTGATGGAGAATGTGAATGTCCTAATCCTGTTCTTTATGATCAGGTAATTCAATTTGATCAAGCACATCCTTACAACGTTTATGATTCCAATGGCCTTTGTGCTGATTGCGAATTTTATTATTCACGTTCTTGTACTCCATATTTAGTTTCTATTTTGGACTATGCAAGAAGTGAACGTCCTATGCAAAATCAAATTAAAGATTGCAACGATTATGTTGCTTATGAACGTGCATATGACTCTATAGCTTATGAAAGAGATTAATTAATATTATGGAAAACGTTAAACGAGTTGTTCTTGTTGGAGCAGGTGGCATTGGTACTTGGCTTTCAGAAGGTGTTGTTCGCCTTCTTGAATGGAAGTTTCCTGGCTCTGCTCTTCTTATTGTTGACGGAGATAATTTCGAACAGCGAAATTTAGAACGTCAATCATTTTCTCAAATGGGAAATAAAGCTTCAGTTAAAGCTCTTGAGCTTACTGAAAAGTTCCATCAGACTTTAGTTATTCCTGTTCCTAAGTGGGTTGTTTCTGATGAACATCCACCAACAGATGAGGAATCTAATAAGATCAAAGCTACAGAACTTATTACCGAAGGTGATATTGTTCTTGCAGTTGTTGACAACTTTTCAGCACGAAAGATTCTTTTCGATGCTGCTTCAAAGTTGAATAATGTCGATGTTTTCACTGGTGGAAACGACGACGCTTTGTTTGGTAGTATCTATCACTACCAACGCAGAAACGGTGTCGATATCACTGCTCACCCAGTTGAAACGCATCCAGAGTACCAAAATCCACCTGACCGTAATCCAGGTGAAATGTCTTGTCAAGAACGAGCTGAAGTAGAAGGCGGAACTCAAATTCTCGCCACCAATATGGCTGTAGCTGCAATGATCCTTGGACGCATTCAGCATACCATTGTTTCTGAACAAAATCCAGAACAGTCAGAGATCTACTTCGACTTAGGTCTTGGCATGGCTCAGCCTTACAACCGTATGGTTGAATCACTAATAACTGTAAGTTAATAACTTAGGAGAATAAAATGGAACTTAATTCCAAGCAAAATACAACAAGCTCAAGCGAAGGCGTTGCAAACGTCCGCTATGGCGTTTACAACCAGCCAGCACCAGTGTCTGGCAAGTCTATTGCTGATGTTCGTCAGCAGTTCTCTAAGCTTTGGGGCATCTCTGGAGATGCAATTGCCTACAAAGGCAAGGACAAGCTTGATGAGAACTACATCATCCAGCCTGGTGACAACGTAGAGTTCCACCGCCGTGCTGGCGAAAAGGGCTGATTAGTCCTTTAGATCGTGGGTGGCACTTGTGCTTTTGGCTCTTCATGGCCTTCCCTTTCTCACAGGTGTTACCCACATGTTTTGGGGGGGACTCTTAGATAATTTTTTTATCTATTAAACTTTTAGAGTGGTCCCCCCCATTCATATTTTTTATAAAGCCTTTAGTTTATTATTTTAATATTGGAGATACAATGCTCTTTCAACAGATCCAACTAGGCAACCCTGCCATATGGATTAAAACCACTGATCCATATCGCTTGGAAGAGAACATTACTTCTTTTAACAAGCGTTCTTATTTTACAATCAATAAGGACGGATTCTGTCAATTCATTGACAACAAATGGAAACCTGTTTTAGTTTCTATTCCTAACCCAGACGACCCCGCTTCTCCTATCATCACAAAGACAACAGATCTTTCTTTGTCTTTTGATTATATGTTAAACTCTCCTGATCTTAAAGATCATTCAAAAACATTTCTTTATCACCTTGTTGGCGACCCTGCTTCTTTCGCTCAAAACTTTGCTGGCCTTATCTCTTCTGCTCATTATGAATATCGTCTTTCTTTTAAGTCTGATGATCTTTCTCTTATGCCTTTGCAGATGATTGTTTTCTCTGCAATTGACGTTCCTCAAGAAATTGCACATCTCTTTTATGTTCATGAAGATCTTTATCCTACTCCTGAAGAGTTAAATGAAATACTTTATCACATTCACTCAGCAACAAATGGTGAAGTAATAGACTCTTCCAAAGCCAAAGAAATTGTTAATGCTGGAATTGGGCTTAGCGAATCTAAGTTTATTAATCTTTGTCTTTCTTCTGTTCTAGAAAAAGGCACTATTGATTCATCTTATATTTATAACGCTAAGATGTCCAACATTAAAAAGAATGGCATTCTTGAAATAATTAAACCTAAGATTACTTTTGATAATATTGGTGGTCTTGATAATATTAAGACTGTTATTTCTAGAAACATTTATTTCTGGGAAAATCCTCAAGAAGCTGAGAAGTTTGGCATTCAACCTATTCGTCGCATCTTGACTGTTGGTATTCCTGGCACTGGTAAGTCTGCTATCTGTGAAGCTACTGCTAACGCATTAGGTCTTGACCTTGCACGAACTGGTGTAAGTCAAGTCATGAACTCTTTCATTGGCCAATCAGAACAGAATATGCGTGCTGTATTCCAGCAGATTAAAGCCATGGCTCCATTGTGTGTATGGATTGACGAGTTCGGTCGTGACATGTCTGGTGGTCAAAGCTCCTCTCATGTAGACGGTGGTACCACCGATCGTGTTCATGGTGAATTCCTTACTGGACTTCAAGAACTTCCTAACGATGTATTCTTGATGTGTGCAGCTAATCAGCTCAACCATCTTAAACCAGAAATGCTTCGTGCAGAACGCTTTGACAAAATCTTCTTTGTTGGTCTTCCATCTCTTGAAGAACGTGTAGAGATTATTAAAATTTATCTTCCTGAAGATGGATTTGATTACTCTGCAATTGCTAACGCTACCAAGTATTTTACTGGTGCAGAGATTAAATCTCTTATTAAAGAAGTTAAGTTTAATGTAGTTTCTGCTGAACGCCGCAGTCTTAACACGTCAGATGTCGTAAAGGCTGCACCCAACATGCGTAATATTCTTTGGAACAAAGAACGCGATATGATCAAAGATCTTTATCGTTATGCATACGAAAACTGGGACTGGGCTTCTAGCTTCCAATATAATGAAATAAATGATATACTAGGTAATGGTAATACTAAAGCTAACCAGAATTCTAGCTGGTCAATTAAAGCTTAATAGGAGACTGTAATGACAATAGAAGAAAACGTTGAAGAATTTTTAGAATCTCTAGATCCTTCTTCTGATGATAAACCAAAATATGCTAATACACTTTACAAAAAGTGGTTTAGATCAAAAACCCAAAGTGGCTTTGTTGCTATTAAGCCTTGGTTTGAAGGCATGAAGTTTTCTGTTGATATTGGTAGAACAAATCAATCTGGAAAACTTGAAAGCAATACAAACTGCTTTGTTGATGCTGTTGACTTTTCAGCTTACCTTCGTTCAATAGCTAATGGATCAGCAGTTGCTAACTTTCCTGCTAATGATAGATTAAGTCTTCCTCACCCTGAGTCGTTTGTTTCTTATGGTGGCGCTATGACTTCAGCTGGTCATCCTATTAGCAGAATCTTTAAGTGCCAGTACTGGACAAATGGTGATGCCATTGATGTCAATAACTTTGTCTGGAAAGCTGGTCATTTTAAAGCTCGCAAATCAGACACTGGTGCGTTCATTCCTGATATGAAGTCTCCATTGTCTGTAGATTCTATTAAAGTTTCTCGTCAAGACATTGCATCTATTTCTTATTTATGTGATCTTTCTCTTGTTTCTTTTGTTTCCAATAATACAGAATGGTACGACGCATAATGGAAGAATCAATATTTACTGGCGAAATGACTCTTGAGTCTTTGAGCAATCAAACTCAAGAGATTATCATAGCACTATCTGCTCGTATAGAAGCTCGCTTTCAAGACATGGAACAAGTTATTGAAAAGCTAGAGAAGCAGATTGCTACACTTATTCTTGGTTTTGGCGAGCAAGCTGTAAACATGGAAGGCCTTCTTGCACAGATTAGATTCTCTACTCCTGATGCACAAAAAGCCTTTATGGACACCATTGCTCACAGCCGTAAGCAAATGCTACAAGTTATGAAAGAAGGCGCCGGTGGTTTATTGGCTGGAGAAAGTCCAGGAGTTGCCTCAGCCCTTGAGGACTTGGTTGCAGAAAAGTTATCTGACGGAACCGATCAATAACACTTCTGTTCTTTTTGTAGACCTAGAAGAGTCTGCAATATTAAACAATCTTTTTTATTTATCTAAAATATATCCAGTCGCAAAGTCTATCTATCCAGATATTCTTTCTCTGCATATATCATCTTTACAGATATCTGATTTGTTAAAAAACAAAACACTATCTTTTGATTCTATTTCTATGGAGAATATATGATATTTCTTTCTGATCTTACACGGCCAGATTTTTCTACACAAATAATGAACCCCATTCTTGGTTCTATGGATGATTATCTTTATCCTTTAAATTCTTATGTAGCATTTAATCTTGCTAAAAAGAATTACGCTTCACTCAAAAACTTCTCTGCTAACAATCCAAGTTCTTTGTGTGGAGTACATTTGTATTCTAGTAAAATATCTGAACTTAGTTCACAAGAAATATCCATTGCTAATCAATGGCTTGAAGAACATGCTCAAAGCTATACTTATGTATATCTTGGTTCTAGGTCTTCTTTAAAAAACTTATTCTTTTCTGACTTTCTTCCTACTGCCTTTGATGCTTTGTATGATTACTTAACATCTAATAATTACTTTAAACAAATTGGATCTGGTCCAGGTTCTGTTATTCTTTTTAATACCACTTTGTTATTTGAAGATTTTTCTGTACCTGTACAACAGTCTACTGATAAAATGCAACAGACATTTGATTCCTTTTTGCGCAATTTTAATTCGTTAAAAAACGACAATGAATACTTGTATAACGTTATCCTTCAGAAGAACAGTTCTATAGATATTCTTACCAAAAAAATTCAAGAACTTGAACACAAGAGTTACATAGACTCTCGTATGACCTGGAGATAATATGTCTACAGAAAATATTACTGACACTTCTTTTGTAGAAGATGTTTCAATCGCTGTAAGAATTGCTTCTCAATATGAAGTATCTTGCAAGTCTTTTACTCACAAAGATATGTTAAATCCTAGTGATAAATATGAGTATGCCAATAACCCTGGCGTATATGCTTGTTCTTCTCCTTTGATGCAGCTTGCTTCTAGTCAGCCTAATTCCGTTACCCACTGTGCTTTTGCTGCTCGGCAGAACTCTTGTCCCTTTTATGTCCCTGATTTTTCTATATCTTCAAAAGCTTCTGCTACTGTTGGCGACAAAACAACACAGTATTATCTGACTCGTTTTCGTTCTTTCAATGGAACTTATGATTATAAGATTTATACATCTGATGAAAAAGTTCTTTTTAATTTATCTTATACTAACTTATCTAACTTAGATAACTCTGTTGAAGAAGAAGCTAAAAAAGTCTTTATTAATTTCTTAGAAGAATATATTCCTAATTATTCTTTTCAAAATATAGATTCTCCTATTGTTGAACAAAAATCAAATAAGTCTTATTTAAATTCCTTAATCTCTTAGTGGTACCTATGAACTATATTAATTATGCATACTCTCTTTTGAGTGAGGGTAAGCTTTTCTTTACACACTGCAATGCTACTACCCCAGTTTTAGAAGATCTTCATCTTAAATATAGTGTATATGAATACGATTTCTTAGAACAAGCTAAAATGAATTACTCTAAGATTGATGGAAAAGATAACTTTTCTTTGTACCCCTTAGCTGTTCGTTATGTCTCTGAAGATAAAAACGTTTATGTTATTGAACGCCCACCTTTTCAAATAGATGTAGATTTTTCTACTTCAAATTCTTACAGCTACAGAACTTGTCCAAAGTATTTAGATTCTATTAAGATGTGGATTCCTTGGACTGTTTGTGTTATATCTTTAGATCCTAAAGGTCATACTTTTTCTAGCGGTTTTTCTTTTAGTATATATTTTAATGACAAGCCTTTGTCTTCATTTCAAGAAGACTTAGTTCCTTGTTTCTTGCCAAATAGTAGTGGTGGCAATATTTGCATGGGCCAAGATTCCCAACCTGTTATTCAACTCATTAAAGGTCAAGCTCCTATAGCAGACATCTACAATGCTTTGTTTAATTCTTACTTTGCTGGTTGGAATTGCGACTTATCAAATGCTCTTCCGTTTAGTAATTATTTTTACTCTAATGACATTATACACAGAGTTTTAAAGACTAATAAGGGTCCTAAGAATTACAATGCACTGGGTGGAAGTAGAAGCACTGGTAAAACATATAACCAAATGCTCTACTTACTTTCTAGTCTTTCTTTAGAAGAGCTTCTTAATTATATTTCTCACTGCAAAAATAATTTAAGTATTGTTTCTCAAAAACGTCGAGAAACTTTTCCTGATCATCTTAGCAATATTGCTTCCTTGATTCAAAATCAAATAACTAAGAAATCTGTTACAAGAGATTATAATTGGTCTCCTTATAGTAATCCTACTCTTATAGTAGACGATTCTATCTCTAACTCTTTTGATTACCATTCCACTACCTCTGTCAGTGCTAGAGTAGTTATCACTAATTATTCTCAAGAAAATATTGATTTATATTCTTCTAATCCATACATTGTTGCAAAAATTTATGATCATTTTTATCAAAATAAAAACAATGATTTCTTTGAAAATAATACCTCTTTTAATTTTGATCTAACAAACGAAGAAGTATCTCCATATTTTAATGCTATCCAAGAGGAGCTTGAAGATGTTGTCTCCAGCTGATTTTATTTTTAATGATTTTTCTTCTCCTCCTGTTTATTATCTTGAAACTCAACATTTTCCTGAACAAGATGTCTCCAAGTCTACTTTATTTAGCCGGGCATTCCAAAAGCCAATAGCAAAAGTTAATAATCCACACTTTAGTTCTGGTGCTCAAACTGTTGATTTAGACGGTGTTACTTTTTCTAACATTCTTAGAGAATACCTTTTGACATCAGAAATAAATAGTTCTGGATTTAAATTAGACGATATTTATTTTCCTGGTGTTCGATTTGTTTCTGATGGAGTTGTTGTTTTTGAACGCCCTCCTTCTTATCAGGTTATTGATATAGATAACGATTACAGAGATAATATACGAGACGAAACTAGCACCTCTCAGTATTACATCCCTTTGCCATGGCAAGTATATGTTTGTACCTTTAACCCATCTGACATGAGATTGGTTGCTGTGAGAATGTTCTTTGCAGAATCTTCTTTAACTCATCCGGATCAAACAGTTTATTGTCCTCCAATGTTTAACTTTTATTCTAATGGCAACTTGTGTCGTCCTTTCTTTGCATCTATTGATGACATAGAAAAGTATCCTCAAACTATTTCTGGTGTTATTGCTTCTGCTTTTGACTGGGTTTGGAATAGTGGTTTCAATTTTGATATAACAGAAAATATAGCTCAGTTCTTATCTTCTAAAAAGTTTGAAGAATTTGCACCTTGGGCTGAAGTCTCTGTTCCAAAATCTATTGAGTTCTTAAAAAGCAATCCTATTTACGGTCTTCCTAGACTGACTCATAAATCTTATTTCGACGCATTCTTCAAATGCTGGGAATCTATTCCATTAGATCAAGTAAGTTCTATTGTTTGGTCCAATTATACTAACGCAGAATTTTATTACCAAGAACAAGCAAATGCATCTCAAGATTTTTTCAATCAATATGTTTTTGAAAACGACATAATTTTGTGTGAATATGATCACGACGGAGAAGACGAAGATTACGACCACTCTTATGATGATTGTATTTCTGAAGAAAGTGTAAGAGACTCTCATCTTTATCAAGTAGCTTTGTCAAAGGCTAATCTTGTTACAGAAAAAAGTATAGCCAAAGCTGTTGCTGCTGTTACATCTGATTCAATTTTAACTCAATTGTCTCAAAAAGTTCCTAATGTTATTTCTTTCAGAAAAACTTTTGCTAATATTTATGAAAAATTTTTGTCTTAAGGTTGATTTTTATACACCTTTTTGCTATTATATCTAATATAAACTTTAAAAAAGGTAACAAACCAAATGTCTAAAGCTAAATCTTCTCAACCTAGCTTTAATAGATCAGAGGTTGCAAAGATATTAAACGTATCAACTTTGACTATTGCTAATAGAGAAAAAAACAAAAAGTATCCTGATCCTCGAAGAGATTTAAATAACTACAGAGTTTATACAATTAACGATGTTTTAAATCTCCAATTAATAACATACAACCACGCTGATCCTAAACCCATAATATCTGTTCTCTATGACAAAGGTTATAGGGACGCAAAACATTTGGGTCAAATTATAGATGAAGCAATAGCGAATAGAGTAAGTTCAAATGCCGACAGAAGATAATGATACACCTCAGGAAGCTCCTGAATTTAAATTAGTAGACGACATAGAAGAAGGTACTTCTACTGATGTTGTCACAGATTTAAAATCTGGTATATATAATCTTTTCCTTTCTTTATTGAATCATCTCATGGTACAATATGGACCGATAGAAGCAGTAAAAACTTCTACGGAATTTTTAGATCAAATATCTAATACATTTAAAGAAACATTAAACAAAGACTAATTGGAAAGTATAGAAATGATAGACCCACGTAACATAGTAAACCTCACAGCAGGTATCGTATCAGACCCAGAGTTGGTAGCAAACGGAAACATTCTTAAGTTCCGCATTGCTGTTGACTATGCTGGCAGTGAAAAGGGAGCCGGAGTTAGCTCTGGTTATTTTGACATTGTCTATTACCTTAAAGATGGATCTGACTTCGCATCAAAGAACGCTTCTTTTGTTGCCAAGCAAGTTTCAGAAGGTAAGATGAAGAAGGGTTCTCAGATCCAGATTCTTGGACGTTTGATCCAAGAGCGTTGGCAGCAAGACAGTCAGAATCGTTCTAAGATTGTTGTTGTAGCTGAAGCTCTTACCTACGCCGGAGGCTCATTCCAGAAGTCTGATTCCTCTTCTGGTGCTGCTGCAACAAAGCAGAGTGGTGGCGCTTCGTCATACTCTGTTCCAGATGAGTTCTAGTCAATACGACGACTCTTTACTACAAAACATTTTAGATGAGGCTTTGTCTGAATCTCCCTCTAAGTCCTATGGTCAATTAGGATTTATGGAGACAGACATTGTCTCTTCTATATTTGAAGCTATTGATGGCAAGCTGCCTAACGCAGATGTGGTAAAAATTATTAAAGAGGCAAGAGTTTCTTCCATTGCGTCTAAAACTTCTATGAAGATAACCGAACTTCATACTGTTGCACACAATTGTAGAAAATGCCAACTTGGTAGTCTTACCCCAGCTCTTCCTAAATGGAACGTCAATAACCCTGATGTTTTGTTTGTATTAGAGACTTCGTATTTAGATCAAGCTTCTTCTGATTTTTTTATCAACTCTCTTAAGAACTCTGGATTCTCTTCAGATAACATATGTTTGACCTATCTATTAAGATGTCCAACTAGAGATGTTGATCAAAAATATATAGACAACTGTGTTTCTTACTTACAGTCTGAAATACATATTATGAACCCAAAGATAATCTGCACTGTTGGAGCTACTGTTTTGTCAGCTTTATTTGGTTCTGATTTAAAAATAAAAGATTATAAACAGAAACTTACTTGGCTAGGAAGCTGGCCCATATATCCGTTGTATTCTTTAAACTACGTTTTAAAATCCGGCGAAACTGCACAAGATTCTTTTCAACAAGATATATCTCAAGTATACCAATTATGCTATAAGAAAGATAACAAAAATGACACTGAAGCAACTGAATGAACTGTCTATAGATAAAATATCTAAAGATGACTTTTCTAGCTTTCGAGAATTAGTTATCTCAGACATTAAGTCTGAGGTTTCTCAAGAGGTAATAAATTATCTTCATGACCATTTAGATCTTTGGCACTATTCTTTACAGCTTTTAAGAAAAGAAATAGAACTTCAACTTTCTTGTCAAAACACTAAAGTACAGATGCACAAGAATAATGTTAAGCTTAATAATTCTAATTATTCTGAAGAAGATTTTATTCTTTATTCTAATAAGCAACACAACTGGCGAATGACTGCTGTTAAGTTTTTATCTAACATAGAGCGCAAGACTCTTTACGTAAAGATACTGCTAAAGAATAGTTAATTATTATGTCACCCAATTTATTGATAGAAAACATTTCATCTATAGACCCTACTCTTTATGAGCAGGACTCTTTTGATTTCCTTCTTTTTTATCAAGCTCATAAAGATTGGATTGTTTATGATTCATCTATTCATGATCCTCAAGCTGTTTATTTATTGACTCAAAATTTTGTAAACTTTCATGGTAAAATTCCTTTTCCAGAAGATTTAAAAATTCATGATTCTTATTGGAGTGCGTATCCATTAGGTGTTTTTAAATATAAAATGCTAGAAACAGGATTGGCTTACCACTTAACTCCAAAAAATGATAAGCCAGGTTATTTGGTAGCTGGAATGTTTTGGACAAATGGTTTTTTTTATTTGGTTAAAGACGAAAATCAAATTGTTCAGATAAAATTATTTATAGACTCTGATACTAAGAAACAACATTCTTATCCTGATCTATAAATCAATGCCCTCGTAGCTCAGCTGGATAGAGCATCGGACTTCTAATCCGCAGGTCGTATGTTCGAATCATACCGAGGGCGCTAACATACTAACATTTACTGATGAATCACTTCGAAAATGGACAAATTGTTAACCTGTTAGTATGTTTACGGAACGGTGGCTGAGTGGCCGAAAGCAACGGTTTGCTAAACCGTCAGGGTTTTAAAGCCCTCGGAGGTTCGAATCCTCCTCGTTCCACTTATGGAAAAATTATTAGTACATTACTTTACAAATAGTAGCACATTATTTATGTGCGCTTGGGATATAGAATCAAATGACCTTATGGTTGTTTTTAATTCTAAAGCTGTTTGGCTTTACAAAAATGTTCCATCATACGTTCATCAAGAGTTCATTGATGCGCATTCTGGCGGTGCTTATTTTAATAAGAACATCAGAAATGTGTATCATTCTTTTTGTGTCCACAAAGAAGGGACTACAGTTGGCTAAGCGCAAAGGCAAAAAAAACAAAAATAAACAAAAATCTAATAGATCATATGTTTATGCCACCTCAAACCCTGATCAAATTAACAGAATAGCTATTCAAGTATTTGGATCTTCTTATTTTACTTTGGTTAAACAAAATAATTAATTTAAAATTGTATTTTCTATCTCCCTGCAGTATACTCTTATTTGATTCTTCTGACTTGTATAAGGATTAATATGACTACAATACTAGGAGTTCAAGGAGATGGCTTTAGTGTTATATGCACTGACTCTAGAATATCTACCATGGACGAGGGCGGATTCGCCTCTCAAATAATGACATTAGGAAGAAACTCTTCTAAGGTTGCTACTAATGGAAAGTACCTTTTAGGTGCTGCTGGAGACGTACGTGCAATCAATATTATTCACCACGTCTTTCAACCACCTGTCCCAACTCCTGGTTTATCTGATTCTAAATTAGATCAGTTCTTTACCACTAAGTTTATCCCTTCACTTAGAGCTTGTTTTGAAGTGCAAGGATATGCTTCCCCTGAAAGAGATGACTCTACTCATATAGCTGAGCAAGGCTCCACCATCATCTGTTCCATTCATGGTTCTATCTATGTCGTAGATGGAGATTATTCTTGGACATCTGATGTTACCGGACTTTATGCTTTAGGCACTGGGGGCGCATATGCTCAGGGTGCTATGTCTGTTTTGTTCGATAAGAAGAAACAACTTACTCCTCCTCAAGTAAAAACACTATGCCTTAAAGCTATTTCTGTTGCAGCAAAATACGATCCTTATACTGGACCTCCTTACTATTGTTATATACAGGAACAGTAAAAGAAAGAATTTATCATGGAAACTGAAGAACTCACCTGCGAGTCCTGTAATGTTAAATGGACTCGTCAAAAATCTCGTGGACGCAAACCAAAACTTTGCCCGTCTTGTGTCCCTGTCTTGGTTGTAGAAAATGATTCTGATGACGAAGATATTGAGATACCTTATATTGTAAATGAACCTCCTTTGCAGCCAACTAAATATAAGGCTGGCACAAAGTGGCAGTGTTCTAGTTGTGGCGTTTCTATAAAAATTGGTATTGGCCACGATGAACCTCCTACCCATTCTTGTAAGAAAAGACTAAAAAGAATAATTCCTTTAGAGAAAGTTTAAATTACATGATCTCCGCAACATGGCCTATGCCAGATTCTTATGTTCCTTCTGTTCGGAATAACTCTGAATCTTTTAACAACCACCTTCAAAATAGCTCTTTAATTAAAGAAGCTATATCCACCTTGAATCAAAAAAAGGGTGAAGTCAATGAGGTTTTTTTGAATTTAACTGAATTTGAAAAACAAGCACTTCAAAAGTATTTAGATAAAACTATTAAAAAATTATCTTCAAAGCTTTCAAATAAAGCTGTTAGTCTTCAGTTTCAAGTTACAACACACGATCTAGACGATGTTTATGATCCTCAGGGAAAACTTCCATTTCCTAAAAACCAAGCTTCTTTGTTTGAAGGCACAAAGTGGGATCCATCCGAACAAGACGAACCTTTCTGATATAATAGTTATTATGAATGATCTAACAATAGTTAAAATACAAAACACTATTAACGAAATTGAAAATCAATTAACAAAAATTTACGTAGACACACCAGTTTTTAGAGTCTTAATGCAGCGTGCTGTTATTCAGTTAAATGAACTAATAACTCATATTGGTTATCTTGAAAATAAAATACAACCTAATCAGATTGATACATTCGATAAATGGATTAAGATAGGTTTAGAAAACGATTGGTGTGGCCCACCATTGTGCTATACTCATGATGCTTTTCCTTTGTCCGAACAAGAGGATAATGAGTTTGCAGAAGGTGGAGATCCGTGTGTTCATATGATTCGCCTTTATGAAAATGAGCAACATAAGCTCGATATAGAGGACGCACATTCTCCTTCCTTGTGGAGAAAACCTTATGAATCCAAGTGAAATTGAACCTACATATTCCATAGATAATGATTGGAATCTTTTTTTGTCTCACGGCATTGATTCCAATTATGTACTCGATGGTGAATCTATTAAAATATTAGTAGACCACATCAAGTATCTACACGTACTAATAGAAAACTGTCCAGGTAATAACAATGTTAAATGAAGAAGAATCCGCAAAACAACAAGTAATTCAAGACTTGCAATTTATGTATAAAGCTGGTCTTGTAGATATTAAAATGCGTGAAGATGGTGAATGGATTTATTTTGCAACCGAGTACGCCAAGGGTCTTACCCCTGAACAACTTGATGCAATATTCGAAAATATGTCCCCACAATTTGATACAGAAGTATAATTATGTTTACTTATGATCTTGATTGCACAGAACCTGTACAGCTAAAAAGACTTCGTAAAGAAGCTGAAAAACAGTGGGACGAGATGTCTTACCATGATTACAAATTATGGGTTTACGAATATGCTGAAGCAGGAAACGACATTAGCGAAAATGCTCATACCGCACAAGAAAAAGAAGAAATGTACATACGAGAGTATGTAGAATACAATTGGGTTAAAGAGTAAATAAATTCTAATGTACGATAATATTATTTATACCACTCGTCAATACCAATCTCTTCAAGATGAATGTGTTTATAACGCAGCTTTTTCTTATCTTGATGAATATGGTAAAGAAGAAGCTGATTTAATTAAATGGCTTTCTCGTCAACAGATACCTTTTATTAAAGCTTTAGATAACTTACAAGATTACTTGTTTCTTTACATAAAAAAATTAAATCCAAATGCAGACTTATAAAGGAAAATTTGATGAGTTTAAATCCTAAAAATCAAAGATTTGAAATAGGCGATGATGATGATTCTTACGATAGAATGAAAGACGCCTATGCAGAAGGATGGGGCTCTCCATATGATGAGAAAACCCGCAGAGAATTACAAGAAGAAATTGATAATGAAAAGGATCAGTGGTAACAATGAAAGCAATAGCTAGAGCTTTAAATAACATCGCAATTGCGATAACCAATCTTAGCAAAAGCTTATCTCCTATCAAAGAAGAGATAAAACCAAACATTCCACTTCCAAATACTGTAACCTCTAACCCTGGTAATCCTAATGTAAAGATTACATCTATTTATCAGAATAAGAACTATAGAATGTCTCATATTCCTTATGATGAAAAAGTTGCAATTGATGCGATATATGATGCTTTAACAGATAAAGGTAAGCACCCAGAACATCACGATTACATTATGCGAGAGTTGTCCAATAAATGGCCTGTACTTTATGGAGCTCTTAAAAAGTTGATTGTTGCTCGTAAAGAGTCTTATAACTATACTTCTTCTGATATTTGGAGAACAAAAAACTAATGCCTCTAATCATTGTAGACTCTTATGATCATCCATCTATTAATTCTCATTCTACAAAAGGAATTGCAATTTTAAAAGACGGAGCTTCTATATCTTTTGATTCTTTGTTTTATGACATAAATACTGAGTTTTATATTCTATCTTATGAAGACAGACAAAAAAATAACGTAGCTATACTTCCAGAAAGAATTGAAGTAATTAAATATGGTTGAAATAGAAAATAAAACAGAAGAGTTTCACAATGACTTCTGCAATAACTGTAAAGCTTTGTTTGATGAAGATCAAGGTGGATATACAGATTTGATTACTGTCAACAAAATGTACAAATTATGGTATTGTGATGATTGTTTTGAAGTTGTAGAAAATGAAGATGAGTATTTTAGCTAGATTTAAAAATTGCAAAAAACACAAAGTTATTCTTAGACTTGAATCAAATAATAAAAAGTTTTGTACTGTTAAATTTACAGATAAAGAATTTCTTCAAATAAAATTAGCAGCAAAATATCAAAATATTACTGTTGAAGAGTTTATTTTACACACAATAAAGAGCATACCTAAACCATGAGTAAGTATAAAGTAGTTGCCAACTTAGACGAACAAAAGTATAAATCATGTCAAGGCATGGATCCTAATTTATGGCCCATGTTAAAAGACAAGGTATACACTTTAAATACCTGGCCAACAAAACAATGGGCTGAGTGGTCCGCTGAAAGCCACAGAGAATACAAGTGGTCTAACTTAGACACCAACTCTGTTAGAGTGATAGAAGAATAAAAGTAATTAAATGGTTGATAGTTTTGAAATGACAAAAGCTTTTCTCCCACCTGATTCAGGTGGATGGTCTAAAACCGATAACTTATGGATTGAAACTACTGATGATCTTTATGTAGACAATATAACTTTTCAAGTTAGAGAACAAGGCTCCTTTAAAGTTACTGTTGATGGTTTTCCAAGACAAGGTAATAGATATCTTAGAAGAAAAATTTTATTAGCTTTTCCAGAAGTAGCTATGCCTTTTCCTCTGTGTCATAAAGAAGTTGCATTCAAAGAAGCGATCAATGACAAAAATTTTATATTTTCTGATGACCATTTTGTATTCTCTACTTTTAGAGATCCCCTAAAGTCTGTTAGTTCTTATATATCAGAATTTATTAAACATACTAATCAAAATAGAATTCTAAATGTTTTAAATCATTTAATATATACAGATGATGATTATCTTTATATAGAAAAATGTTTTTTATTTTATATTAGAATGACAGACTTTATATATAATAATATTCATGATATTTTTGTTGTTCCATTTGATTCTATTGCTGGCGATAAAAATAATTCTTTAACAAAGTCTATATCTAAAATTTTTCCCATTACAGAACATGTAGATGCTTACGAGGTAGAACCTCATTCTAGTCGTGACATCAAAATGCAAGACTATCTTATGACTTCTAGGTTTAATGATGTAGTAAAATTAGCTTATGAGTCTTATAATAGAGTTTTACATTTATCTACTACCAACAAAGATAGGTTCATTTTATGATAATACTAGTTTTAGGATTACCCGGCGCTGGAAAAACAGCTTTATCAGAGTTATTAGCTTCTAAGGTTAACTTTATACATATTAATGCTGATGCTGTAAGAAAAGACCTTAGCTCTGATTTAGGTTTCACCAATGAGGACAGAATAGAACAAGCTCGTAGAATGGGTGCTGTTTCACGACTTTTAAATGACCAAGGTCAAAACGTAATTGTAGACTTTATTTGTCCTACAGAAGAAACCAGAAATGCTTTTGGTAGTGCTGATAAAACCATTTGGGTTGACAGAATTCAAACAAGCAGATATGAAAACACCAATTCTATTTGGCAAGACCCCACTGAATATGATCTCAGAATAAAGCCTAATCTTACCGTCGAACAAGAAGTTGAATTGGCCATTTCTGCTTTTAAACTTTTTGACTGGACAAAGCCAACTACTCTACTTCTCGGAAGATATCAGCCTTGGCATGACGGTCATGCAGCTTTAAAGCAAGAGGCCCACAAAAAAACAAAACAAGTTGTTGTTGGAGTAAGAACTACTCACAATACTTCTGAAAAAGATCCTTTCTCCTATTCTCAAGTAAAAAATTTTATTGAAGAAAAAGAAGAAAATCCTTTTGTTGTTCAGTTTCCAAATATAACTAATATTGTTTATGGAAGAGACGTTGGTTATAAAATAGAAAAAGTTGAATTATCTTCTGATATAGAGGCAATCTCTGCTACTGAGATAAGATCAAAAATGGAATCAATTTAAAAAAGCTATATAGGGTAAAATTGGAAAAAAATTTTCAGGCCCAATTCCCTTTTTGAAAAAACATTTCAATTTCAAAAAATTATATAACCTTGTTAGCTCCTTGAGCTATCCTGCCAGCAAGAAGCTTCATTCCTGGTGCTGCTCTTCTAGCAGATGACATTATATTTCTTCCAACGTGCATTGCGTCTTGTCCATACTTTCTCATCTGCACTCTACTGCCTAGACCTATGTGCTCCATAAGTTCTCCAGCTCCTACAAGACCTAAAGTTGTAGTGCCACCTATGGACGCAGCACTTCCTGCATAGCCAACTGGTGAGTTATTTTTTCCAACTGTTTGATTAGTTGCCAATCCACCAACAAGCATTGTTCCGCCCAGACCTGCCAGTTTTTTGTCCATTCTTGACAGCGCCATACGTTTTCCTTGTATATTAAACTATTATATATAGTAAGCTTATTAGGCTTTTTTTTAAACCTAGATCTCTAAATCACCGAAAATCAGGTAATCCCTCTAAGGACTTTCATAGCAGTTTCGCCTGCATTTAAAACTCCATCTAAGGTTTTTCTAGACATCACACCTACTCTTTGACGCATAGTAGGAGGCATTGCTCCCACTGAACTAGCAGTAGCTTTAACTGCTTTTTCTCCACTTGATTGAACAGTAGCAGCCATAGCCATTCTGGCAGCGGGTTGAGAATCTACTGCCCCAACAACTGGATCACTAATTCGTAATACTCTTCTTGGTCCACCTACAGTTGCTCCAACATTTCTCATTATGCCCATTCCGCTTAGGACCTTTAAACTTTTGAACTGATGACATTAACCCTGGAGATCCAGCTACTTCTGCATTAAGAATCATAGAATCTATTGCTTCGTACATTCCTTCTGGAATTCCAGCCTGCTGCATACCCGCAGAATAGACCGCTGCACCCAGGTCTTGCATTCTATAAAACCATTCTTGTCTTGCTTTTCCTACTTGTTCTATAGTATATTTGATTCCACCTGATCCTTCTGGCAATAGGTAGCCTCTATTCATCAGTCCTTCTATTGGACCAAATCCAGGTGAACTGAATCGAGAAACATAACCTTCAAAAGCATCTGGACGACTATACCCAGTAAGTCCTAGGGTTCTATCTGACGCAATTTTATTACTCAATCCAGCTATTCTACCAAATTCTAAAGCTCCAGTTTGCGCAGTAACTTCTTCTTGAGCATAAGCAATAGTTCTTCTTGCTGATGCTTTATGTAGATCTACAACTTCAGGAGTATCGTGTGTAATAACGCCATATTTATCTCCAAGAGGAACGCTTGCATCGTCTATTTCTTTTGTAAGTCCCCTTAACATTGATTCTCTTTGAGAGAGAGCTTCTTGAGCTAACTTTCCTTCTTCATTTGCTTCAGCCATATCAAATACAGCGTGTGTTACTTCATGTCCAATATCTAAAAATGTATTTTCTGCTCCCCTACGTTTTACCATTGGACCGCTCATGAAAATGAAATTATCTATTTCATCAGGACTATCAAAAGCTATGCCTTCATTTTTTAAAAACGCCATCATATTCGCATGCGATTTTGAGCCGGGATCTAGGTCCGGTCTAAAGAATCCTATTGTTGTTTCTCCCCAACTATCTCCAGTTGCAGCAGTATATGCAGCTGGATCAACTATGGCCACAGCTGTTCTTCTAACTACATCTTGACCCCTAACAGTGCGACCAAGTTGAACTAATTTTGAAGGATCAGATATATCTGGTGCTTCGATTGAAAACTCTCTAGATCCAATATCTATTTTCTTAAAAAGATCTGCTACTTGAGCTACTAATGGACGAACTTCTGGTGTATCAGCTGAAGCTCCAAGTCTAACAAATGAGTCTACACTTTGAGTCCTTGGCGCAAGGTCTTCTGCCCATTTTAAATTTCCGCTATCAAAACCTGAAGGATCCATAATTTTAACTTTTAAAATATTCCTGCTTGATGGGCCAACACTGCTGCAGATCCAATACCAAGAGCTGCAACTCCAGCTGCACCATATCCAGTTCTCCTACTGGTTTTTCTCAGTGCTGTAACACTTTCCGACAAAACTCTATCTGTAGTGCCCCTTAAGTTGGATGCTGATCTTCCTGCTGTTCGTGTTCCATATCTCTCTGCTGTTCTGGCAACTCCAGCAGCTCCTCTTTCTAATCTTGTTGCAGATCTTTTAAGGCTTTCAGACTTGGCCATGTTTCTACTTACGCCAGATCTACCTATTGCAGCTATGCCTCCACCAACTGCCAGGATTCCAGCTCCTACAGCTGTAGCTCCCATAGAACCCTGCTGAATGCCTCCTGCCATTGTTAACGCACCGGCTGCGACTGTTCCGTAGCCAAAGTTTCTTGGCTTTCTAAATGCATCTGCTCTATTTGCAAGTTTTTTTGACCCTTCCATAGCTTTGTCTGCAGCGTCTAGACTTTGACGAATTGCACCGGAAACTTTATTTCCCCTAGACATAGCTCCCAGCATTCCAGATGCTCCAGCAATGCCAGCCATTGATACTCCGGCCCCTAGTGCAGCTTGACCATAGTCGCCTTGTTGAAACTGGTGGGCACTATAGGCTGCTCCACCAATTCCAATTGCGCCAAGTCCAAGACCGCCTTTTTTAAATCTACGACTACTTTTTTCTATAGCAGTCGCTCCACGTCTTGCAACTTCGGCATCAGATAAAGCCTTCCCACTACCACGAGCAACTTTAAAAGCGCCAACCCCGATGCCAGCACCAACAACTCCTGCTCCGATTCCTCTGGACATGCCTTCATATCCGCCCTGAGTTGTTTTAGTATACCCATAGCCCATGGCACCTATGCTGCCACCTGCTAATACGCCTGCCGATACACCTCTAAAAGTTGCCATAAAGTTCTCCAAAAAAGTTTCTTATTAAATAATAGTACCGAGGATGATTGATATTTTTATGATATAATCTATGCCCTAGACTCTAAAGTGCCGAAAATTAAGGAACAAATACATGAACTATACAGAGACATATAATAAGTTTTATTCAGCCCTATTGAAGACTAACCTGCCACATGCTAAACTTCACACCGCTGCGCTTCGCCTAACTGACGCATTAAGTGATATATATTGCTACACTAATAGACAGTTCCCTGATACAATGGATGATGTAATGAATGTCGTAAATGATTTTTCGTCTTCCATTAAAATTAGTTGAATTTAATCTAGATGACAGGGATTAATTTTGCTGGGTCCGTCAACAGGGTCCAGTAAACCCTCCACCTTCGCATTAATCCAATTAAAAACAAAATTATATTTAATATATCCATAATATATTAGTAACAAATATGCGGTTGTAACTTAACAGTAGAGTACGTGCGCTTCCGACCCACGGTGTGAGGGTGCAATTCCCTTCAACCGCTCCAAATTAAAAAACACAAAGGAAATAAAATGACAAAAAGAGTATTGCTTACAGGTGCTGGCGGTTTTGTTGGCCATCATACATTGGAGCATATCTTCAAGACGACTGATTGGGATGTGGTAATTACCGATTCATTCCGTCATCGTGGAGTGACAGATAGAATTACTTCCATCGGATCATGGGAAGCTAACAGACATCGTGTTCAACTTGTGACACATGATCTGACTGTACCTTTCTCTGATGTTATGATTAAAGACATTGGACACATTGATTATATTATTTCTATGGCGTCCGATTCACATGTTGATAGATCTATTACGGATCCAGCTCCATTTATAATGAACAACGTAGCGCTTGTTGTCAATATGCTTGAGCTTGCACGCAAGATTCAACCAGAAGTCTTCCTTCATGTTTCAACAGATGAAGTTTATGGTCCAGCACCAGCTGGATATGCTCACAAGGAATGGGACACCATCCTTCCATCTAATCCATACTCTGGATCAAAAGCTGCACAAGAGGCTGCATGTATCTCTTACTGGCGTACATTTGGTGTGCCAGTAATCATTACTAACACAATGAACATTATTGGTGAGCGTCAAGATCCTGAGAAGTTTATTCCAAAGATTATGTATTGTCTTGAAAAAGATATCGCAATGACTATTCACGGCACGCCTGAAAACATTGGATCAAGATTCTATTTGCACGCAAGAAACCAAGCTGATGCTTTAGTATTCATCTTGAAGAATCTTCCTGCAACAGACTATCCAAATGCAGATCGTCCAGACAAGTATCATGTTGTTGGCGAAAGAGAGATTAATAATCTTGAGATGGCAGAACTAGTAGCTAAGTACTGGGGCAAGGAACTCAAGTTTGTCTTTGAAGACTTCCACACTACGAGACCAGGACATGATCTTCGTTATGCTCTTGATGGAAAGAAGCTTGCAGATGCTGGTTGGATTGCACCAGTTCCATTAGAAAAATCATTAGAGCTTACAGTAGAGTGGACTAAGAAAAATCCACAGTGGCTCTGGAGAGACTAACGGAATAATCTTCCAGCATTAGTAGCTCTCAATGCCTTAACAGCACTGGCACCGAGTCTCTTTGAGGCTTTGGTGCCAGCTGCTATAGCAGCGGATGCTTCTCTTGAAGAACCAGAAAGAGCTGCACTAGACTTTACTAGACGGCTTGGGGCATCATAAGCAAGATCAGCAGCACTTTCTATTGCCCCTGTGGCTTTAGTGAATACAGACCTAGCTTCTTCCATCGTAGCTTGGACACCTTTTATTTGCGCTTGAATTTCTTTTGATCCAGATGCTATGCGTGTCCTTAGTCCTTCTGCTATTTCATCTATGCTTCCATAATCTATAGTTTTTGCAGCGATCCTGTCTCCGCTAGCTTGATCAATAGTCATTGAAGTCTTCATATTTCTTTTTTGAGCTTCAGTAAATTGATCCATAAAACTTTTTATTTTTGGATTTTCTGCGCTTACTGTTGGGTCTATCGATAACAAAAGATTTTCTACTTCTGTTGTAAATTCACCTTTCGCTACGCCCATTAATTCATCAGAAAAACCGACTGATGTAAGGTACTCAATTGAGCCCTTATGACTTGCTTGCTCTAAGATCTCATTAATTGTTGAACTTATAATTTCTTCAGGAGCATTTTTAAAAGCTGGATGAATAGTTAATCTCTCTCCAATATCATTTCTTATTCTTGAGCCATAGTTTCTTGCAAAGCCTAATGGATTTCCATATCTACTCATTAAAGCTGATCTAAAACCCGTTCCAGTATCTAAGTCAGCGTCTGTAACAATTTTATTTCTTTTTAAAAGAGATGCCACCAAACCAGATCCAGTGTCCGCTCTACCTTCTTCTAAGCCCTTAGGAACAAAAGTTTCTCCAACAGCAGTGCTTAAAAAATCTACAACTTCACCAACACTATAGTTTGGATACATTTTATAAGGTGTATTGATGTTGTCAAAAAATTGTCCTACTGAATATTTATAGCCAGGATTAACACTTGGAGATGGAATTTCCTGTAGTTTATCTAATCTTTGTGTAGCTAAATCTATTACTTTGTCACTTAAATTATCTGATAGCTTATCTATTTGACCTCTTGATGTAAGGTTGTGCATAAATTCATGCGAGACAACAGAAGTTAATCTAGCTGGATTGGTAGATATTGGTTCTGCTCCTATAAATATTGCACTTCCAGTGCTTTTAGAATATGCAGCATTTGAAAGAGCTTGGTCTCCCGACCTCATGGCTTGTTCCATTCCCTCTTGCATCTGCAAAAGTTGTGGATAATTACCTGATATACCCTCGCCTTTAAGGACTCTCATCGCAGAAGCAGTATCCGGAATAGCATCAACCAATGGAAGGCCAGAGGTATGATACGCAAAGCTTTGAATTGGAGATAATCCATAGCCGGGAAGCACGTCTTTGGGTAATAAAATAGCTGGAGTTTTAGCTATTGTTTCTGCTCCAGTTACTGGGACTCCCAGCACCTGCCCGTCTGGTCCATAAAATGTAAAAGTAGATTTAGCTAAGTTTAATTGAGATAATCTTTCATTGGTTCGCCTTGCTATATCAATGACAGATTGATCGGTAACAGAACTGCCAACAGATACAAAAAAAGACCCACCATCTGGAACAGCAGCAGCAGCCTGTGGCCTTAGCTGGATTACAGGTCTACCATCAGAGCTGACCTCCATTGTCTTCTTAACGGCTTTTTGACCTATCTGAATTACGGGCCTGCCGGTATTTGGATCTATATTTGCTGGGTCTGCCATAGAAATTCTTCTTTTTAGATTACTATATAGATAGTAACCTATGTGTGGAGGTATGTCATGGCCGGTAAGAAACCAGCAAAAAGAAACATTACGAATGTTAAAGAAGTTAAAAAAGAACTTCCAGGAAAAGCAGTTCTCTATTATGGAGTTCCAGAGAAACCATTTACTTGCCCCAAGTGCAATAGAAGTATAATTAAAGGTATAGTATACGAAGATGGATCTAGTACCTATTGTAATAGAGGCTGTATTCCAGCTAAAGAAATAGCTTAATAAGGTAAGATAATGGAAGAAGAATCATCTGATTTAGCCGGTGGCGAAGTAGAAGTTGGACAAGACCAAGGTAAAACATCTGCTCCTGTTAAGAAAACTGTTGAAGCAGTTGTTACTGGAAAGCCAGTTGCTGATTCAAGAACTCCAAAAGTCAAAGCTCCTACTCAAGAAACCAGCGAAGAAGAAAGCCCTTCTGAAACTGTTTTAGAAAAAGCTCAAGATAAACTTGTTGATACCGTAAAAGGAAAGATAGAAGACAAGGCTAAAGAAGTACTTGGTGATTCTAAGAAGGGCAAAGAGGAATTAGCTGACGTAGTCATCGATGCCTTTAATGATGCTGCAGCAAAAAGAAAAGGTGGCGTTACTGTTGGTCAAGCAACTGCTCAGGTATCAACTACAATAGTAGGTAGTGCAAATACTTCTCCTGTTACTCCAGTCATACCAACAGGTGCAACTTCATCTGCAGCAAATACCGTTTCAACTGCAGGCACTTCGAGTCAAGCTCAAAAGATTTCACAAGGCGCTGGTAGAGCTGTTCCTCCCCCTGCTTCTGCTTTGCCTAGCACAACAGCTGGTCCTAAAGTAGGTGGCATGACTGATGAATTGCTGGACTATGGTAGACAAGTTTCAAGAGCTGTGCTTGATGGAGTTAAAGGTTCAAAGAATATAAGAATGCTAGGAATGGCTTCTCTTGTTGGTGCTGCTGGATGGATTGCTGGCAAGAAAAAAGATGCAGTAACACAACAAGCGCGAGAACTAAATAGACAAAATGCTATTAGAGATTCATTAATGTCAGATGGATGATGTATCTCTGGCTGTATACTTTTCTAATAAATACAAAGGAATAATATGAACAAATATTGGTTAGCAGAAATGCTAGAAGAGATGGAGAATACACTTCCTCCAGCTGAACAAGAGTTTGCTAATGCCTTAATGGGTATAGCTAAAAAGTATGGCAAGCTTTCAAATGATGACGGCAATGGCATCTGGGTTGGATACGTTCCTGCGTCAGAAAATGATAATCTTTCTATAGGCGTCAAATGTGGAAACTGTGCTCTCTATGAGGGTAATGGTGTCTGCAAAATAGTGGCTCAGCAGGTTGAAGATGGTGGCTACTGTCGCTTAGCTGCTATACCTGATGGTGTTGTAAAGTCTGGCAGAAAATAATGAAGGTTTGGATTGATCAAGATCTCTGCACTGGAGATGGGCTTTGTACAGAAATTGCACCTGACATTTTTGCAATGCATGACAATGGCCTCGCCTATGTCAAGGAAGCATCTTGGCCAAACTTACTCGGTGCCGACGGATCATCTGACGGCCCTGCCTATAAGATGGCAGAAGGAATGGCAACTGTTCCAGAGAACTTATTTGGCGATGTAATAGAATCAGCCGAAGAGTGTCCTGGCGAATGTATTTTTATTGAGGTTAAATAATGAGTAACTATTGGTTATCAGAATATTCTAAGAACGAAGAATCAGAAGACGAATCTCCTGAAGATGAAGAAGAAGGCAACGACGTTAAAGGAAATTTAACTGACAGACAAAAGATGATGTATGAACAGTACGAAGATACTGTAGAGAAATACGGTATGTTTGATCATTCTTCTAAAGCTAACGGTGCACACTATGCTCCTGCAGCTTTAAATCCTTTTAAAGAAAAAGGTTTGATCTGTGCTAACTGTGTTTATTTTATTGGTGGCGGGGCGTGTGAAATAGTTGCTGGAAAAATAGAACCAGAAGCTATATGTAAACTTTGGATTATACCCGAAGAATTAATTAACGAATAGCTACCACTTATCCAGTGGACAAATTGCTTCCTGTAGTTTAACTTTTAATTTCATAAAACATCCACATTCAGAACATGTGCCAGTTGTTTTTTGCAGCTTGGGGCACTCTGCGCAAATATTCCATCGCTCTAAAGCTAGCGGCTGATCTGAGTATTCAGTATCAGGATTAAAAAAATCCCACGGACGAACAACGCCAGTCGCCTGACGTTCTGCGTTTTTCTTTTTCCACTCTTGCCAAGGGCTAGTCATGATACTATTCTACAGGAGGAGTAAACTCTTGTCCATCCCATGTAGAACCTTCTAAGACTGGTTCGTCAGATAAAATTACCTTTGGATCACTACTTAATATAGCTATCAATTTATCTATTGAATCGGATTGAAAGTCAACCCTAGGCACTGGTAATTCCCCAGCTACTTCTCCGTCAACCACTAATATAAAATGTTTCATTTAAACTCCTTAAAATTAACAACAACTTGGATAGACGCATCCATCTGTGCCAACTACCCTATTAACGCCTGTTCTGTTACACTTTTGAACTCCTCCAGGAGCTTGAAGGCCAGACCCACCACCACAAGTATATATAGCATTGCCAGCGGCATCTGAATAAACCCATCCCCATATTGTACCAGTTACATATGGATATGTGCCTCCAGTGACACTAGTGGTTACGAAATCAAAGTAATCTTCCCATGTACCAGTGCCATCACAAGCTCCATATGCTCCGTATGCACTCCAATTACCATACGTATAATCAGTATATGCTGAGTAGGCACTCCAAGCACTATAGGTGTAGCTACTATAGGCGCCGTACGAACCATATGAAATTGTAGATGATGTAGATCCAACTCTTGTGTATTGTTGTGTGGATCTAGTTCTAGTTCTTGAACTGGTTCTTGTTCTTGTTCTTGTTCTTGAACTGGTTCTAGTTCTGAATCTATACTGTGCCCCACAGGTGCAGTATTGACCTTCAGCCTCACTGCATCCAGCTGGACCACAAACTGTGTCGGTATCAGTTTCACTACAGCCATCTGGTCCACAAACTGTATCAGTTTGAGTGTCTGTTCCTGTAACGTTGGTCCATGCTACTGTGCCAGATGAAGCATTACTGTACTCTCCCCAACCAGCAGCATTAAAAGCTCTAACTCTTATTTTAAAAGAAGATAAACTATATTGAGTATTTAATACAGCGGAAGTTGACAATACTTCCGTTTCAGAACTCCAAGTAGATCCGTTATCGGTGGTGGTTTGGTAGCCATATTTAGTTATAGCTAACCCATTATTTTGAGGTGGCGACCAGGAAAAAGTATCGGTAGCATCTCCTGCTGTCAAAGCAACAAGACCAATAATTGCTGGCTTTCCTCCAAGTGGAAATATTCTACCGGGACCTTGAGCCTGATATTGAACCTATGAATGGCATTATAAAACCTAAATTGTATCGTAGTTATTACTTGCGCTGCCAAGCACAACCCATGCGGAAGAAACTCTTATCAAAGTAAAGTTATAAATATCTATCTTGCTGGCATTAACTGAAGGAGCTGTGTCGTTTACCCATCTAATTGTTTCATTTGATCCACCAGAGTTTATCTTTAAAGTAGAAGGATAGTAGCCCGTAGCTCCTTGGTTAACTATGATAGAGATAGTTATAGCATAATTATTATCGGTTGGGATGTTAGTGATGTCAACTGCAAAGTTTGCATCAACGCCAGACATGGATTCAATATAAAAAACGCCAGCGTTATTATAGTTGCAAGTTAGTGTGCCCGACGATACAGAAACGCTGGACACAACTTCTCTTATTTCTGCGACATCAGTTCTTCCAGATACAGATAAAGAAGAAAGAGTTCCTACAGAAGTTAAAGAAGATCCAACTACAGAAGACCCCAAAGAGGTAGCAGTTAAAATATCTGCCCCATCTATTTTGTATGCTCTTCCTGAAGCTACATCAAAGCTATCATCAGTTTTTAAAACGTCAGATGCTGATCTATAAAGATTAGTATCAGCATTGGCTGATCCAGAAGACCAGCTTAATCTACCACCTGCATCTATGGTAAAATTTGGAGTAGCACTATCGTGTGGTGATATCTCTACTGCCGTATCAGATGCACTACTAAATTTTCTAGCACGAAGTCTATTATAAAAATTAGGCATGGCCTCAACCACATCCTTTCATGTTTAAAAGACCCTCAAGTCTTTTTATTCTGCTTTAGATTTTTTATCTACTTTATTAAAAACTTGATTTATTTCAGCTGCAGAAAGTTTTCCATCATCTAAGAAAGCTCTAGATAAACCTTCTACTACTGTAGCAACACCAGCCATTCCGAGCCATAAAGCAGGCTTTCCACAAGGGAACTCCAGCTATAGCTCCGGCACCTATGACACTCAGTCCAGATGCAGCGAATGTTGCTACAATTCTTAAAATAATATTGTTTAGAGTTTTCAACTTACCCTCCTATAGTAATGATTTATTATATTAATCTTCATCATTCTTGATCATTGCGTGAATATAATGAACCACAAATGCACAGCTGGTGGCTATGATGGTGATAGTTCTAGTCTCTCCTGACAGAGTGGCAAACACCACAACGCTACCAGAAATGGTAAACGCCAATGCTGAAGTCTCCCTGGCTAATTTTTTGATAAAGCCCCAAGGACTAAATCTTCTTTTCATTGTTCCCTCCTCGTATATAAATATACTGTTTCTTGTAAAGTTATTATCTTCTTGATCTTCTGGACCCTCTATTTCAGTGTCCTCTTCTTCTCCTTCAGGGTCTTCGTCACCCTTTCTAGCACTGCTGTTTCCTCCGTCTCCAGGGCCTCCTCCAGATCCTCCAGAGCCCCCTCCAGATCCTCCAGAACCGCCTCCAGAGCCTCTGGAACCACCTGATGGACCAGATGGACTAGATCCACCTGTGGCTGTGCCCGCGCCTACGCCAACTGTAGCTGCAGCTAAAGCAGCACTGGCAGCCAAAAGAGTTCTACGAGAAGCTACGTCTACATTGGATCCAACTGGAACGTAGTCGTCCAGTCCTTCTGCATAGACGTTAATTGTCTCTTCAAAAGCGTTTTTAATTTCTTCTGGGGCGTTTGTCACAGCTTCAACAAGGGCTGCTTCTTCCTCGGTTGAAAGTTCGTCTACTGGAATTTCAGCAAAGATTTCGGAAGCTTGATCACCATCAATGCTCTCCAAGACTTTTTCACTGGTAGCAAGTTCTGTAGCCTGATCTTCAGTGACACCATTTTCTAAGATGTTATCAACAGCATCAGCGACCTGATCTTCGCTAACGGTGTCAGATTCCAATATGTCTACGACTTCAGCAAACTGTTCATCGGTAAGAGGAGAGTCCAATACTGCATCAATTACCTCAGCAAATTTTTCGTCAGACAATGGCTCAGCAAAAACTGCATCGAGAGCTGCACTTAATTCTTCGGTTGAAAGATCATCAGCAAACACAGAGTCAACAACGGCTGCAAATTCTTCATTATTTAAAGGACCATCAAGAAGAGATGTAACTAAAGCTGCAACTTCTTCAGGAGAGTCAGCATTATCTAGGGCATCTGTGACCGCAGCACCTAGCTCTTCTGCGTTATCTGTATTTTTAAATATGTCTTCTACTGCTTCATTAGCTGAATCCTGAGTATCTTCTGGAATAACTACTTCAGGAACTGTTTCCACAGGAGCTTCTTCCTGTTCTGGGACTGTAACTGGAGTTGGATCAACTTCTGGAGTATCTACTGGTTCAAATATTTTTTCAAGAATATTAGTAGTAGGAGGAGATACTGTGGTGGTGGTTATTTCTGGCTGTGGTTCTGGTTCAGAGGTAGTTGT